GAAGCGCTCCGAAACCTTGATCGAGCCTTTGAGGGCTTCTTTCGTCGGTGTAAGAGCGGCTCGAAGCGGAAAGGCTTCCCTCGGTTCAAGTCTCGTAAGCGGGGCATCGGTAGCTTCAAGTTCAGCGAGGGGATCAAGGTCTCGGAGCGTCTCGTTCAGCTCCCAAGGCTAGGGAAGATCAAGCTCAAGCAACGCGGGTACCTCCCGACCTCGGGGGTGAAGATCCTCTCAGCTTCGGTCTCCGAGAAGGCGGGACGTTGGTACGTCTCGATCCAGGTGGAGCAAGAGCTACCGGATCCCGCACCCAAGCCCACGTCGGTCCTCGGGGTCGACGTTGGGATCAAGAGCTTGGCGGTCACCAGCGAGGGGGAGGTCTTTAGGAACCCAAAAGCTCTCCAGGCGGCTCAAAAGCTTCTCCGAGCGAGACAACAAGCGGTCGCGAGGAAACAGAAGGGGTCCAACAACAGGAGGAAAGCGACCCAGAAGGTCGCGAGGTTGCACGCTAGGATCTCCAATATCCGGAGGGATTCGATCCACAAGATGACGACTGCGATCACCAAGCAGGCGTCAGTAATCGTGATCGAAGACCTCAACGTCGCCGGGATGTTGAGAAACCACTGTCTTGCCCGGTCTCTGTCGGACGCCTCCCTCGGGGAGATCCACCGACAGCTCACCTACAAGAGTCAGTGGCGTGGGGTCGAGCTAAGGACCGCGGACCGCTTCTACCCAAGCAGCAAGAGGTGTTCTGGGTGTGGGGCGGTGAAGACCTCGCTCTCGTTGAGCGAGAGGGTCTACCGATGCGAGCGTTGTGGTCTCGTGATCGATCGGGATCTCAACGCTGCTATCAACTTGAAAGATTTGGCCGGGAGTTCCCCGGTGTCAGCCTGTCGCCCTGGAGGCTCTGGCGGTTCTCGTAAGAGGATCGCGAAACCTCTGGTTGGGCAGGAACCGAACCGGGAGGCTTCCTCGTGAAGCAAACCGGCCCCGGAGGACGTAAGGGACCGTCGTGACTTGGATCGTACGAATGCCGTCGCAAGGCCAGTCACCCTTCCCGCTGTACCTGCGGGGCGAACGCGCCGTTGCAGACTGGTCCCACTGGGTCTCTGACGCCACGGAGTTCGCGAGCGAGGCGGCGGCGCGGGCTTACTGTCGATCGTGGCAGATTGCGAACCGCACGATCTCGACCGTCGAGGTGTGCGACCTCGCGGAGTACCTGTTGGAGCGAGAAGCGCGGAAGGCGGCCCGGTGATGTTCATCCTACGTGTGCAACTGCGGGGCTGGACAAACCAGGGTTGGGGTTACGTCCGACCCAACACGTGGGACAAAACCGGTCTGGTGCCGCTCCCCTTGTTCGCCGAGCGGTTTGAGACCGAGGCCCAGGCGCGGTGGACCGCGCGCACAATCGGCCTCGACCTCTACGAAGTCGTGGACCTCGCGGCGGTGCTCTTGGAACGAGAAGCCGAGCGTGGGGGAGCTTGATCGTGCCGTACTGCATCAAGCGTACGCCGCGCGACACTGAGCGACCCCTGTATCGTCAGGGATACAGCTACGTCGTGGATGACCAACTCGTCGCGTCGGGGGAGCTGTCGTGGTTCGTCACGCCGCGGGCGTCCGACGCGAAGGTGTTCGAGGATGTAGCGGCCGCGTGGGTGTTCATCAAACGATTGCGGATCTCGGGCCCGTTGGAGATCGTGGACCTCGCGGACGAACTGCTGGCGCGCGAGGCGGGATGAGTTGGGTCATTTGCCGCCAAATTCGGGTCACTGACCTCATGGGAGCCGTGCGCCACGACTACTGGACGGCGGCCATGAGCCCCTGGGGGTCACCGGGCAATGCCCTGACGTTTGAGACCGCCGAGGCCGCGGGGGACTACGTGAAGCGCCACAACAAGGAAGGTCGGCGCCTGTTCGTTGTTCGCTTGGCTGACGCCATGTTGGGCTGGGCCGCGGGGGAGACCTGATGTTCATCATCCGCCGCCGTATCCTCATCAGCGTGGGGAGCGCCCGTCACGACTACTACTACACGACGGCCCCCCGGGTGTCGTTCGGTTGGGGGCCGCCCGGTGGGGCTGACGTGTTCGAGACGGCGGATCAGGCTTGCCACTACATCGAGTCTTGCCCGTGGCGTCCGGGGCTCGACTTGGACGTTGTGGACCAGGCCGGGGCGATGCTCGACTACGCTGCGCGAAACGCGGCACGCGCCGCGGGGTCCTGACCGTGTGGGTTATCAAGCGAACACCAAGCTACGCGCCGTACCTCGGTCCGCTTGGGACGTGGTGCGCTCGGCCAACGTCGGCCCGCGTGTACGATACCCGGGAAGAAGCCGAGGCCTCGGCGCCCACGTTGGTCGCGCTTCGCGGCCACCGGTGGAAGGTCGTGGACCTTGCAGGCGAGATGCTGGAACACGCGTTGGAGCGGCAGGCCTTGGCGGCGAGGGCCAGGCGATGACTTGGCTCCTCTTGCTCGAGCCCGCCGGTCGCCAGGACTCGTGGCAGCCTGAGTACGTTCGTTGGTTCTACAAGAGAACGCCGCTCGAGGAGCCTTGGCTCAACGTCACGGAATACCCGGCAGCCGCGATGGGATTCCTGACTGAGGGCGAGGCGCTTGCGGCGCTTGCGGCCTGGCGTCGGGCGGCGCCTCGGTTGGGGGGTCTAAGCCGCTGTGTCCCGATCGCACTGGCGGACGCCATGTTGGCGACCGAAGCTTGGCTCTCGGAGGTAAGGTAGCGGTCGTGCCGTTCGTCCTGCGTAGAGCCCTCGGTCCCGACCACCAGGATCGCCCCTGGCGCTACCTCGTCGTTCACACCGCCCCCGGGGACTTCGTCGTGACGCCGAAGAGAAGAGACGTCTTGTGGTGGGGCGCGCTGTCGGATGCCGTCGTCTTCCGTACCGAGCAAGACGCGACGGCGTTTATGCAAAGACACGACACCACGGCGCCGTACGGGACCGTCGAGGTTCTGGACCTGGCGGCGTTGCTGCTGGAAAATGAGGCTTTTCCGTTGCTGGTCGTCAGGTGCTCCTGATGCCGTGGGTCTTGCGTTTCCCGCCAGACCGGGCGTTTCGAACCCGGTACTTTTGGCTGGGGCCCAAGCGCCAGGTCATGATCACGCACCACCCAGACCAAGCTGACGTGTTCTCGACGGCGCAAGAGGCCCGGCGGGCGCGCGACCGGGTTGGCCTGGCGTCGCGGGCGTGGGCTGGACCCCGTTGGTTCACGAGCCGCCGGGGGCCGTCAGCATCGTCAACTTGGGCCCGGGCGAGGCCGACGTCGCGGTGCGCCACAACCGCAGTATCCACCGGACGGCAGCACATCTTCCGGTCGGCAGCACGCTCACCTTCGCCGACAATATCGGCTGGCGCTTGGTGAACTCTTGAGCAGCCGCAGCCGAAAGAAAGCGTGGCGCCGGGGGGAGTCCGCGCGGATGCTGGATCGGGAGGTCGCGCGTACCCGGTTGGATAGCGCGACGATTACGTTGTCGTACCTGCTCAGGGTCCGTAAGGCGCTGGGGCTCACGTGAGCTTCCTCGTCAAAGCCCGGCGCCACAACGACGTCTGTTACCTGGCGGTTAGGACCGATTGGGTCGGGGGTCCGATGATCTTCTCCCTCGTTTCGCGGGAGCAAGGGTGTCTGACGTTCGACACCCTTGAGGCCGCGGAGGCGTTTGCGGCGTCGAGCGGTATGCCTGATCTGTACGTCGTTGACCAGGCCGAGGAGATGCTGGAGCGTGAAATCGCGCACCAGGACCGAGCCACGGCGAGGAAGCGCAGGGGGTGCTGATGTTCTGGGTCTTGAGGTGCGCCCGGCCCTGGGTGCGTGGCGGCGCCTTCCTGCGGCACTTCCGCGGGTCGGGCTGCGTCGTGGCCCACGGGGGCCTCTTCATGGACGCGACCCGGTTCGAGACCGAGGAGGCCGCGCTGGCTTGCTGCGCTGAGCACGTGGCCTGTGCCGGGGAGTTGACGCCGGCCCACGAGGCCGACGTGCTGCTCGAGCGGGCGGCGGGGGCGTCCCGGTGGGGCACCGTTACGGTCGACGGTGTCGAGATCCCGTACTCGAGCGTGATGCTGAGGCTTGGCGGAAGATAATTCTCTTCTAACACTTGCGCTTCGGTACAGACGTCTTATAGTTTTACTCATGAGCAACGCGACCGAGACCGTGACGCTGTTCGTGACCTACCCCGGGCTCCGGAGCGGAGCCGGGCACCACCCGCGCCGCGCCGTCCGGGTCCCGGCGGACCGGATCCAAGAGCGCGTCCTGGCGATCATCGCGTCGGGCAAGGCGCGTATCGTCTACTTCGGGCCGCGCGAGCACGGGGTCGGCCCGACTGAATCGGCCTGGATCTGGCGCGCGCCCCGGGCGGCTTCGTGAAGCCGGGCAGCAAGGTGTACCGCCACCACTGCCGCACCACGTCCCAAGGCGCGCCGCGGTTCCCGACGATCGGCCAGTTCGACCCGGCGCGCGATCCGGACGCCAAGACCGCGCTGTTGCTGGTCGACAAGGTCGTGGGCGCGCTACGCGCGGGCCAGGCCGTCGAGGGCGTCGAGCCCACGGAGGTCCAGGCGGTCGAGCGGGCCCGACGCGCGTTGCTTTGGCTCGAGAACTAGGAGATGACCATGTCCGATTTCGAAGCGTTGAAGGCGATGTTGGGCCGCGCGGGTATCGAGTTTGAGGTCCTGGAGGGCAGGGGCGTCCCGATCGAAGACCGTTCCAAATGGCGCGGTTTTCGGTCCGTCGTCATTGAGGGAGATCAAAAAGAGCCCCGCGCTGGCTACACGGGTTTCGTGTCCAGCTTCGTCTTCGACGAGGCGGGCGCGCTCGTGAACGTCGGCGCGTCCGAGTAGCTATTCAACACCTAGGAGGAACGATGAAACTCGCAGCAGAAAGCCACGTCGACCACCACCTGAACGACCAGCACATCGCCTGGTTGCTCGAGCGGTTCGGCGACCGGACGCGGTTCTTCGCCGAGACGGTCGCGATCCCGCCCGAGCTTCCGGCGTTGCCGTGTGCTCTCCACGGACCCGCGATGGGCGACGAACCGGTCCCGGACGCCGAATGTCGTCAGGTCGTCCGGAACGGCCGCGAGGGTCCTTCGCGCGTTTGCTCGCGTTCGTCGCGCGATGTCCGAATCATCACCGTCATCGCGGGCCCCTTCGGCGACGAGCCGTGCGTCCTGTACACGGCGTACGGCGGCCCGTTGGCGCCGCGCGAGCCTTGGGACCTGGCGCTCGTGGCGCTCGTCGGCCGGGAGATGGCGGAGTCCGTCGCGTTCTGGGCGCAGCACGCGCTCTCGGAGGCGTCGTGATGGTCGACCGAGACGCGCCGCGGATCGAGGCCGTCCTGCTAGCATTGGAGACCTACACGCACGACACGCCGGAGAAGCGTCGGGCCGATCCGCACGTCCACGCGCAGGACTGTGACCGGGACCGCGTGACCGCGATGACTTGCCCCTGTGGCTTCGTCCAGCGTTGGCTTCAAGACCGCCCCTGGGTCGGGCGACCCCCGTGCGGGTGTCGGGGCGCGGTCGAGTTGACCGACGAGCACTACATCCGCCGTTACTGGGGCGCGGACTGGGACGCGGCCCCGCAGGAGAACCGCCATGGGCTGTGACATTCACTGTTGGGTCGAGAAGCGCGTCGACGGCGCCTGGGCGTTGGTACCGTCGCGCCGAGGCGAGCCGGGGTTCAGCGGGTGGGCGGATGAAGCCTACGGAGAGAAGAACCCGGGCGAGACGGAAGTGGACCGACGCGACCATAATCGCTACATGGCCGCGTGGCACATCGACCGGAACTACGCGCTGTTCGGTATCCTGGCCGGCGTCCGGCGGGGCGAGTACCGCACGGTCGTCGAGTACCCGGTGCCGTCGGGCGAGACGGGTCTGCGCGGCTGGCCCGAGGACCGGTGTCCCGACCTGAAGGACGAGCAAGAGGACCACTCGGGCCATTGGCTGTTGCTGTCGGAGCTGAACGCGTTCGACTGGCAGCAGACGATCCCGGTCGAGGGCCGGGTGGCGTTGCCCGACTACTTAGCGTGTCGTCAGCGACATGACATCTGGGCCTACCCCGTTGGGTCCGAGGTTTCGAAGGCTGACGCCGATGCGATGCTTGCCAGCGCGACCGGAGAAGCTGCGCAGCTATTGCTCCGCGAGAGCATCCGGCAAGACCCGCGGTACCACGGGGCCTACGTCACGGTCACGCGGGACGTACCCTACGCGGAGCATGTTCCCGAGTTCGTCACGCAGCACCTCCCGGCGCTGAACGCCACCGCGACCCGGGAGGGCGTCGGGCCCCAGGACTTGCGGCTGCTCTTCTACTTCGACAGCTAGGAGGGGACGATGCCTACCTCGAATACACCCGAAGGCGCGCGCGAGCCGGACGCCGCCATGGGGGCCCAGACGCGCGAGGCCGTCGCGGACTTCCTCGCCCGGCTGCACCACATCACGGGCGCCACGGGGCAGCAGGACTTGGCCCTGATTGGCCTGACGGCGCTGTGCAGCTTTGCCAAAGCCTCGGACCACGACTTGCCCGAGGTCGTTCGACGGCTACTCGTGACGCTGTCTGCAAGGGCGCGTCGGGGTGCGGGCGGATGAGCCGCCTCGTACAGAAGAGCAACCACGGCGGGGGTCACGCGACGATCGCGATCCACGAGCGCCGGGGCAATCCAGAGCATGACCGGGACTTCGCGCTGGCGGCGGCGGCGAACCGCTTGGCCCGGAAGAACATGACCAAGAGAGCCATCGCGGCGCGCAACGCGGGGGTGCCCCAGGACGGCTCGCGACCCGCATCGTCTTCAGCCCAGGTCTTCTACTTTACGAAGGACCTGTTGCGGGGTCTGAGCGTCGGCGGGTCATTCTCGGTGCTGACCCCGAAGCAGCGCCAGGCCCTGCTGAACATCCTGGGGCTCGAGGCGCTGCCGCCGCTGCCCGAGGCCCCGCCGCCGTCGAGCACCCACGGGTACGACCCGCGGTCACTCCCGAAGAAGCCGCCCAAGAGGGAAGAAGAGGAAGACTCATGAAAGTGAACACGCTCGAACTGAGCGGGCGGTACACGGTGGGCGCGGTTCTCTACCTGCGGCCGGGCAGCCCCTACGAGGCGCAGGCGTGGGACGAGCCGGAGTTCGTGGCGGCGCAGGTCACCCCGGAGTGGGAGACCGTATCGAAGGCGGACCGGAAGGGTATGGCGGCCGAGCAGATCGCCGCGCTGACGACGGTTCGCGTGGTGAGTGTCCGCGGTGCCACGAACGCGCAGCGCGCCGTATCCGAGGCGTCGGAGGGCAGTGTCGGCCTCTGCGAGGCGTCGGTCTGCGAGGTGTGCGAGGCTCCCGGACCCATCGTGGCGCCCGCGCAGGCAGCGACGTTCACGGACCACGAGGGCGTCGTCTACACGCGGGTGCCGTCGTGATCGACCAGCGCGCGTGGTGGGACGCGGGAGACTCGGCCCGACGCGAAGACGAGCGGGCCGGGAACGTAGCGGTGGACGCGCCCGCCAGTGAACTCGAACGGGACCTCGCGAGCATCCTGGATGCCCACTTCGACGTCGACCTCTCAGCGCTCGAATCCGACCGCGACCGAGAACTAGCACTAGAGGCGGCCATCCACGGATACGTCGAGGGCCGGGCGGGCGGGTATGGCCAGCCGGCCTGGCTCGACGCGCAGGCGACCTGATGGACCCCCGAGGCTTCCCCACGTCGCTCCCCGAGTTTCAGAAGGTCTTTCCGACCGACGCGGCGTGCGCGACCTACCTGGAGCGGCTCCGCTGACGGCGTTCAATTCGGTTCTCGGGATCGCGGCCCACACCGCGGTAGCGCCCGAAGAAGCCGCCCAAGAGGGAAGAAGAGGCGTCGCGACCATGAAGGCGAACACGAGGAACTGGATGTCGCCCGAGTACTATGCCTGGCGCGTCTTGCACGAGGACCGTTCGGGCAGCTTCGGAACCTTCAACAAGACGGTCCTGCCGGTTGTGCTGCGAGCGCGGTTCCGCCGCCTCGCGCTCGCCGGGGAGCCGCTCGAGTGAAGCGCTGGGTCTGTCCCCGGTGCCGCGTGGGGAAGCTCGCGCCCGAACGCCCTCGCGCGGACGATGCCCGCGCGTACTGCTTGCCGTGTAGCACCAAGGCCCAGGACCACCGGCTGGTTCGCCTCGTGTGCCCTGCGCGCGAGCGTGCCCGGGTCCAGACGGCGGCCAAGCAAAAGCTCCGGGCCAAGTCGACGCGCGCCGAGGAAGCCGCCCGCAAGGAGACCCTATGGACCCGGGCGGGTCTTGACGTCCGGAAGGTCGTGCGTCGGGTCTGGTGCGCGTTGCTGCCGGACCTACGGGCCGCCGAGGCCCATCGGATGCTTGAGGCGGAGCAGCGCGTGTGCAACTGCGGCGTGGTTGGACCTAATCCCCGCTTTCCTGGGGGGATTCATGCTCATTGGTGCCCGTGGCGAGAGAGACCGCACTCGATCCGCCTAACGATGCCCTCGGTGTCGGTCGCGACGAGCCGACGAAGTCAACGGTTGGGAAACGTGGACTACACAGGCCACAAACATGCGCCGGTCGGGGGTGGCCTGGTGTTGTCGCGGGACGCGGACGCCGCGTGGGTTTGGGCCGAGGTGGTGAAGGAACTGGCGGGGTACGGGGCCGTCGAGGTTAGCGGCACGGCTGGCGGTGTAGATGTAACGACGGAGTACGTAGATGTAACGACGGAGTACAACCGCCTGTTGAGCCGCGTGTCCCAGCGGCTTTGGGGCGTCGCGGTCCCGGACGGTTGGATCTGGCACCTGGTGAAGGTCCTGCGGGCCCGAAAGTCCGCCGCGCCGGGTAAGGGTCGAAAGCTCTTGTGAAGATCCTTCGAGCATACAAGACCGAGCTGGATCCTACGGTGAAGCAAACCGAGCAGCTCCTACAGCATGCGGGTTGCGCTCGTTGGGCTTACAACTGGGGTCTCCGAAGGAAGATCGAGTCCTACGAAGCTACGGGCAAGAGTCCGTCCTGGGTGGGTCTCAACCGTGAGCTGAACGTGATCAAGAAGCTCCCCAAGGAAGCCGGCGGGGTCCCGTGGATGTACGAGTCCTCGAAGTGTGCCCCGCAGGAAGCGCTCCGAAACCTTGATCGAGCCTTTGAGGGCTTCTTTCGTCGGTGTAAGAGCGGCTCGAAGCGGAAAGGCTTCCCTCGGTTCAAGTCTCGTAAGCGGGGCATCGGTAGCTTCAAGTTCAGCGAGGGGATCAAGGTCTCGGAGCGTCTCGTTCAGCTCCCAAGGCTAGGGAAGATCAAGCTCAAGCAACGCGGGTACCTCCCGACCTCGGGGGTGAAGATCCTCTCAGCTTCGGTCTCCGAGAAGGCGGGACGTTGGTACGTCTCGATCCAGGTGGAGCAAGAGCTACCGGATCCCGCACCCAAGCCCACGTCGGTCCTCGGGGTCGACGTTGGGATCAAGAGCTTGGCGGTCACCAGCGAGGGGGAGGTCTTTAGGAACCCAAAAGCTCTCCAGGCGGCTCAAAAGCTTCTCCGAGCGAGACAACAAGCGGTCGCGAGGAAACAGAAGGGGTCCAACAACAGGAGGAAAGCGACCCAGAAGGTCGCGAGGTTGCACGCTAGGATCTCCAATATCCGGAGGGATTCGATCCACAAGATGACGACTGCGATCACCAAGCAGGCGTCAGTAATCGTGATCGAAGACCTCAACGTCGCCGGGATGTTGAGAAACCACTGTCTTGCCCGGTCTCTGTCGGACGCCTCCCTCGGGGAGATCCACCGACAGCTCACCTACAAGAGTCAGTGGCGTGGGGTCGAGCTAAGGACCGCGGACCGCTTCTACCCAAGCAGCAAGAGGTGTTCTGGGTGTGGGGCGGTGAAGACCTCGCTCTCGTTGAGCGAGAGGGTCTACCGATGCGAGCGTTGTGGTCTCGTGATCGATCGGGATCTCAACGCTGCTATCAACTTGAAGGATTTGGCCGGGAGTTCCCCGGTGCAAGCCTGTCGCCCTGGAGGCTCTGGTGCTGCTCTTACGAGCGGTACGAAACCTCTGGTTGGGCAGGAACCGAACCGGGAGGCTTCCTCGTGAAGCAAACCGGCCCCGGAGAACGTAAGGGGTAGCGCGTGGCGCCCTCGTTGCTGTACGTGAGGTACAACTTCTCCGTCGAGGTCGCGGGGACGAAGTTCTGCCCGACCCGGGTGCAAAGCGACCGACAGTGTGACGGCGTCATCTGGGTCTGGTCGGAGCACGAGCCGGGCCGCCCGACGCTGTGGGAACGGTTCGACGCGGTACCCCAACGCGCGTCGGTTACGCTGTACTGCTACGATAAGCCCGGTCGGACCGTGTCGTTCACGTACCGGACGGTGTCGTGGTACCCGTTCAGCCTCTATTCACGGGCTGAGCACGAAGGCGCCAGTGCGGCCGAAGAGTTCGTGCGGCTCGACGGCGTCGAGTACGAGACCACGGGCTTCGCGGCCGCGCGTATGTTGGCCGAGGCTGAGCTGACGAAGAAGGTGGACAAATGACGGTGACGGCGTGGATCGTGTGGTGTCCGGAGCTGGGCGGCGGCCGCGACGGTGCAGGGACAATCCGAGCCGTCAGCGCTGAGGCCGCGGCCCGACAGTGGGGCCAGAACTACGACCAACGCGGCGACTACGACCTCGCGCGCGGCGCGACCTACGTGGTGATGGTCGCGGAGGACCGCGAGGGATCGCCGGAGCAGCGCTTCGAGGTCCGCGCCGAACCGAGCGTGGACTACTTCGCCCAAGAACTCGCCGCGGAGGACGTCCGATGACGGCGGACCCGAAGCGCAACCCGGGCTGGAAGCGTCCGCCCGGTTGGGTGTACGAGGAGGATTGGGGCTCTCCGGCGTGGATCGAAAGGATGCGGATCGCGAACGAGGAGCGGCAGCGGAGGTTGCTCCGGTACGGGTTCCACGACTGCCCGGCGTGTGGCGTTCAGCACGGCCCAGGCATGACCCTCACGTGCCGCGTGTGCGGCCACAAGGCTGTCGATCCCGACGCCGGGGCGAGCGCGTGACGCGTCGACTGGCCCAAGGGCTGACTGACGCCGCGCCGCGAGCCTGGCGACCGGCGGAGCTGTACCAACTGTACTGCCGCGGGTTCCAGGACGGTGCCGGGAGGCGCGCGATGAGGGTGGAGCGCGGCGCCGACACCGAGGCGTACCAACGCGGCTACCGCGACGGGCAGGTCGCGGGCCGCAAGGCGGCGACCGCGTACGCTGCCGAGGTCGGGTACGAGCCGACGGTCCTGAGGACCCAGGGTGAGCCGTCGGGCTCGGGGTAAGGGAGCTGACATGGGAACCGGCGTCCGGAGGCTTGTCCGGGCTAGACAACGAAAAGGAAACGACATGAACATCGACGATTTGACGGTGAAGCAGTTGCGCGAGATTCAGGCGATGATGCCGGTGCTGAAGGCTGCGTCGGCGGAGAAGGCGCCTCCGTTTCCGTTCGGCCCTGGGGACGCAGTACTCATCCGCACCGTGACGATGATCGACATTGGACGGGTGAAGGCGGTTGGCCGTGACTGGATCTCGCTGGAGGACGGCGGGTGGGTGGCCGACACGGGTCGCTTCTCGGAGATGCTGACAAGCGGTAAGCTCAACGAGTTCGAGCGGGCTCCGAGTTGGTTCGTCGTCGGGCGTGGAGCTATCTGCGACGCATTCCCGTGGCTGCATGAATTGCCCAAGGTGACGAAGTGAACGCGGCGGTCATGCGAGCAGGCTTCGAGTCGTCGAGGTCGCGGTCGGGGTCGTGGTCGGGGTCGCGGTCGAGGTCGCGGTCGGGGTCGTGGTCGGGGTCGAGGTCGGGGTCGCGGTTGCGGTCGGGGTCGCGGTCGCGGTCGTGGTCGAGGTCGTGGTCGTGGTCGTGGTCGGGGTCGGGGTCGCGGTCGGGGTCGGGGTTGTGGTCGCGGTCGCGGTCGTGGTCGTGACGCCCACCATTCTATGGGTCGTTGGTGCGCCGGGGTGCGGCAAGACGACGTTGGTTCGGGCGCTGCTCGATTGGCTCGACTCCGGTCAACTTCGCTATGGCACGCCCAAGCCCAAGTGGACCGTCGTGCCGGGCGCTATGGTCGCGGCGGGACACTACACGGGCGGAACGTTCGACGGCGCCGACACGGTCCCGTACAACGGCGTCGAGGCCTCGCTGGACTCATGGGCCGCGGACCCGGCGCTCCACGGCTGCCCGTTGACCGTCTTCGACGGTGACCGGTTTAGCCTCGAGAAGGTCGCGCGGTTCTTCGACCGCAGCTCCGTAGCGGGCCAATGTCGACCGGGCCCCGGGGCCACGCTCGCGGTCGCGCACCTGGTCGCGCCTGAGCCGTTGTTGGCGGAGAGGCGCGCCGCCCGGGGCTCGAACCAGAACCCCAACTGGATGCTGGGCCGCGCGACGAAGTCCCGCCGGTTTGCGGAGGCTTGGGGCACTGGGCCGAATCTTGGGCACCAGTTCGACGCCTCCCAGCCGGTTCAGGACCTGCTGTCGGAGCTGATCGGGTTCCTCGACACGGCCCAGCCCAACCCAACCACATGACCGACGATGAGGTCGCGGAGCTTATCGAAAGCTCCCCCGGAGGGGTTGCGCCCATGACGGCGGAGAACCCCCTGGGCTACATCGGCGATCACGTTGTGAAACCTAGCCGCTAGGTTATCGCGACCTCATGAGCCCGACAGATCCAAAGATTCTCTCGCAGATCCAAGCACTTATCGCGCGGGCATCACACAACACAACGCCCGAGGAAGAGGCGCGAACGTGTGCCGTGGAGGCGGTACGGCGCATGGTTCGGCATTCCGTGACGCCCAACGAACTGATGGCTTGCTTGGCGGAGAGCGCGCGGGAGCACATGAGGGCGCTAGGTCGACGGGGCGGCGAGGCTCGGGCCCGGAACCTGTCCGCGGCGGAGCTGAGCGCGATCGGTCGGAAGGGCGGTCGCCCCCGAGGTCGTTAGCGATCGTGGTACGGTGCGCGAGATGGACGCCAGCGAAGCCCAGACCAAGATCGCCGCCGCGTTGGCACAGGCCAAGGAGGCGTTGAGCGCGGCGGACCCGGCGGCCCGCGCGGTGGTCGAGAAGGCCCTGAGCGACACCGTGTGGGCCGCGGTCACGCAGGCGTTCCAAACGGTCGCGAAGGCCCAGCAGGCACCCGCCGAGGCTAAACCGGACGACGGGCCCGGCGTAGCCGAGAACGCGCGGGGGGCTGCTGCGTGGGCGCTCGTCGGGGCTCGCTTCGAGAAGACCGCGGCGCACAACACGGCGTCCAGGTCGGTCCACGAGGCGGCGCCCCCGGAGGCGTCCGGTGACCGGTTGTTCAAGGCGCTGGCGCGCGCTCGCGGTGTACTTGGCGCACCCGTACCGAACGCACCCCCGCTTGACCCCGAGGTTACCAAGGCCGCGTTGCGCGCCGCGTGGGCCCCGGTGCAGCTGAGCTTCGCGGTCGAGAAGGCGGGCGACTTCGACGAATCTACGGTCATCCGCGACGAGCACGGCAAGTTCATCGCCGGGGCCAAGAAGGCCGCGCAGAACGCCGAAGCGCTGGGCAAGGTCGTCGCCGGCAAGGTCATCACGGCCGCGGCCCACGAGGCGCTGCTGAAGAAGATCGACGCCACGCTCAAGACGCTGCCCCCGGAGCAGCACGCCAAGGCGCTCAAGAAGCTCGAGATGACCGCGGCCGCGGCCCAGCGGGCCAAGGACTTTCACGCCCGGGCGGGCAAGAACTACCTGGTCAAGGGCGCGGGCGACATCAAGCCGGAACACGCGGCCCATGAGGTCGCGATGGTCGCGGCGATCAACGCCAGCCGCGACGCCAACAGACTGTCCGCCAAGGCGGAGTTGGAGAAGACCCCGGAGGTCTACCGGGCCGCCGCCGACGCGCACGAGACCGCGCGCGAGGCGCTGGTCAACGCGATCAAGACCGAGTCCGCCACGAACGGCAAGCACGGGCTCGCGGGCGTCGACGCCTTGGTGAACGCCGCCAACGCGCACAACGAGGCCAACGGGGCCGCCATCAAGGCGGCGCTCCGGGCCGAGGCCGATGCGGCGAAGGTCGCAGCCCCGGCGCCGCCCGATCCCGTGGTGTCGCCCCCGGAGCCCCCGAACCCGTTGGGGGACCCGAAGGCACTGTGCGCCTGGGGGGACAAGGGCGTCTCCGCGGATGGCATCGCTCTCGGACCGCCAGCGCCGACGACGCTGAACGGCGTGCCGTTGAACTCCGAGGCGGGGGGCTTCTGGAAGCACACCCAGGACGTTGAGGTCGGCGAGGGACCGATGCCGACCGGGTCGCACATCTCGACCGGCTGCATCGTCATGGAGCCTGACGGGCGCATGTGGATCTACGAGCCCAAGGGCCACTTCGGTGGTGCGCAGAACACATGGCCCAAGGGCAAGATGGACGCAGGCGAGAGCCTGACGCCGCAGCAGAACGCGCTCAAGGAGGTCCACGAGGAGAGCGGGCTGAAGGTGCGGATCGTCGGCCTCATGGGCGACTACAAGGGCAGCGTCAGCACGACCCGCTACTACATCGCCCAGCGGGTCGGCGGTGACCCTCGGGACGGCCTGAAGGCGCCGCCCGGCGGCATGGCCGAGACCCAAGCGGTCAAGCTCACGACGCTGAAGGACGCCGCGGGGCTTCTCAACATGGACCGCGACAAGAAGATCCTCGCGGAGCTGGGGCCCAAGCTGGCGAAGCAGCCCGATCTGCTCAGCCGGGACTACGCCCCGCCCGTCAAGAGCGTCGGCACGACCGTCCTGGGTACCAAGACCGGCGGCGCCGCCGGGAGCAACGCCCTGGGCAAGAGCGGCTTCTGGCTCGGGACCGACGGCGTCCAGCGCTACATCAAGGAGTATGCGAACCCGTCGCAGGCCCACGTCGAGCACCTCGCCAACCAGCTTTATAACGACCTGGGCGTGAAGGCGCCGGAGAGCCAAGTCTTCCAGCACGAGGGCAAGACGCTGTACGCGTCGACGATCCTCCCGGGGGGCTTGCCGCTGGGGCTGTCGCCATCGAAGGGCGACGCGCGCGAGGTCGCCCAGGGGTTCGCCGCCGACGTCTTCTTGGCGAACCGGGACGTCATCGGGTATAGCGGCGACAACGTCCTCAAGCTCCCGGACGGCTCGATCGCGCGCGTCGACAACGGCGGCGTGTTGCTGTTCAAGGCCCAGGGCGGTGACAAGCCCGGGAAGCTCGAGGTCGGAGAGCTGACGAGCAGCTTCGACAAGTCCGTCGCGCCCCAGTACGCGAAGGTGCTCGAGGCCGCGGGCGTCAAGAACGCGTTCGAGGCCCCGGGCTTCCGGCAACAGGTCGAGCGCATCACGAAGCTCGCGGCCGCGCCGGGCGGCTGGACCAAGTACGTCCAGGACCGCATCCCGGACCTCGCGCCCAAGGACCACGCCAAGGTGGTCGAGATGCTGGAGACCCGCGGGCGCCTCTTGAAGGAGGCGAGCGACGCGTACGAGGCGTCGAAGCCCAAGCCGGTCGCGCCGCCCGAGAAGGTCTTGAGCCTGAAGAACGCGATCGACGGCGGTGCCCACGACAAGGTTGCCGCGGCGCTCGCCGAGCTACCGGTCAGCTCCACGAAGCAAAACAAAGCCATCGCCGCGGTCAACAAGGGGGTCGGGCTCTCAAGCGCGACCCACGACGCGATCAAGAGCATCGTTAAGGAGTGGACCGCGCAGGGCCACTCCGACGGCGGTGCCCACGGACGTGTTTACGCCGCGTTCGCGGACGTGACCGAGAAGGGCGCGCCTCGGCAGCCGGTCTTGCCGAACACCAAGGCCACGATGGCGGCGGCGGTCGAGACGCGGGCGGCGCGGTGGAAGGCGATGCTGGAGCATGTGGGCGTGAAGGACGCCCAGGCCCCAACGCATTTCGACCTCACGCGGGGCATGCAGTACGAGCCCGAGACCGCCATCGAGATGGCCAAGGCTTGGAAGGACGACACCGTCAGCACCGTCACGATCAAGAAACACGCGGAGCTGGCGAGCTGGTCGATGGGAGAGAAGCACTCCAAGGACTTCTTCGCCGGCCATAATGGTGTGTTGCTCCGGTGGAAGTGCCCGATCGACCACACCGCCTTCGACCAGGTCCTGGACGACGGCACGTTCTCCTCAACCTACAAGCACGAGCGCGAGATGATCGCGGGGCCGGGACACAACAACGGCCTGGTGCTGCCCAAGGAGGACCACGATGTCCAGTACAAGGGTAAGACCTACGGGTACCAAGACCGCGAGAGCCTGTTCAAGGCGATGAAGGCAGGCGGCATCAACTTCGACTAACGGGGCCCGCGGGGGGTAAGGGACCGGCGGAGGCCTCAAGATGTACTACGCAGAGCTGACGATCCTGGGCTACACGGACGCGTCGCTCGCCAAGGCGGCGGGCGAGCTGTTCCACAAGGAGATCGAGCTGGACGAGGGCGCGGACGACCCGCTGACGCGCTCCCGGCGCGGACTCTGGTTCAAGCAGTACACGCAGCACGCGACGGGGCCCAAGACCATGGATGTCCCGGGCTTCGTGGGTGCGACCGTGCGTGAGCCCCCGCGCTTGTCGCCGCCGGAGCCGAAGCCGTACCCGCCCGAGGAGGACATCCCGGGCGCGATGGCGTGGATGGACACCGCGATGGACGACGGTTCCTACGTCAGCGAGCGCGACCTCATCGCGCTCCACGAGCGCAACGCCGAGCACTGGCAGGACTTCGAGCACGCGTTCGGCGAGCTGGTCCTGCGCCGCCGAGCGGCCGGGAAGTACGTCCCCTGATGAGTGCGAACCGCAGAACTATCGCCGCGACCGACAACCCCGCGGTACTCGGCGGAGCGCGCGCGAAAAACAATGGGCGGTACAACGGAAATGGCCGGCATTGGGAGACGCCGCCGGAGGTCTTCGACCCGCTTCACGCGGAGTTCGCCTTCACGCTCGACCCCTGCGCGACCACCCAGACGGCGAAGTGTCCGCGCTACTTCGACGAGGCGTCGGACGGGCTCTCGGCGAGTTGGTCGGGAGAGAGGGTCTTCATGAATCCGCCCTACGGGCGCGAGGTCTACGCCTGGACGAGGAAGGCTCGCAACGAGGCTGCGCGCGGCGCGCTCGTCGTCGGCCTGCTGCCTGCATCGACGGACCTGGCGTGGTGGCACGAGGACGTGATCGGTCACGCCGAGGTCCGGTACATCCGGGGCCGCGTTCGCTTCCTGACCGGGGGGCCGTACCGAGCCAGCGGGTTTTTCGCGAGCGTCGTCGTCGTCTGGCGGCCGTGTGGGAGGGAACCCAGATAGACGTCCCCTGAACTTAATTCTCTTCTAACACTTGCGCTCTGCCTAACTCGTCTTATAGTTCTAGACATGAGCAACGAGACGACGAACCTGGTGACCGAGACCTCGATCCACTGCTGCTTCCTTGGGGGCGAGGTCGTCACCGACGCCGCGGGCGCGACGAGCCTCGCGGGTCACACCGAGGTCGAGGTCGAGATGTCGGACGTTTTCGCCTTCCACGCCCAGTCGCCCGATACGCTGGTCGACGTCACGACCGCGGACGGGCGCAAGATCGTTGTCCGCCTCGGCGACCTCCATAGCTTCGCGCGCGACTAGCGCGGGTCCGTCGTTTCGCCCCAGCCGGTTGTGCTGCGCCGAGGCGCAGAAGGAAGCGAATAAGATCATGATCGACCCGGACACCACCGTCGATGGGATGCCCGCGCATAGCGCGTGCATCGCGAAGAGCAACGAATGCATGGCCTGCGGCATCGACCGCGGCGACTGCGGTGACCCTCGCTGCTACCTCAGCGAGCGGTACGCTGGCCCCCCTGGGGAGGGCCGGGTGCTTCGCACGGCGCTGCTCGCGGCGTGGCTCTCGCTGCCTCGTGAGGAGCGCGCGCGCCGGCTCGGGCAGCCGCTCACGGAGCGCATGGACGGCTGGGTCCGTCGGTTGTCCCACGACGACGGAGTGGAGGGCTCCGGCATGTGGGAACACGTGGGGACTACGAGAAAAGACAAGAGAGCGGCTCTCGCTGCTCTCACGGAGGTGACATCGTGACGAACCGCCAAGCGCTCGCGTGGGTCGCGTCCCACGACGCGGAGCCGCGCTCCGCAGCAGATCAGCGCCTCCGGGAGGAGGCCATCGGCGATTCCTGCGGAATCGTCATGAGAGGCGAGGACGCCGCCGTCCTGGCGGGAGATCCAAGTCAGGATCTCGTCGAGGCATCCCTCAACGAGATCCACGGAACGGGCCTGGTCCTCGCGTATCTAGACCCAGCCATTGATGTCTGGGTCTACGTCCCGGACGGGGCGGCGCCGCCCGGCGTCGAGCCGGAGGCCGTCTACGTCGTAGACGGCAAGGTGTTCTCGTGATCCGCGTCACGGAGAGCGAGGCCGCGCGCGGCAAGGCGGACCGTAGACATTGCGTGCGGCACCCCCGCCGCAAGGCCGTCACGCGCGGATTCGTGCTCGTCGATGGCACGCGCGAGACGGCCTCCGAGGCGCCGGAGGTGGGCCTGTGCCGCGAGTGCGACGGGGACAGCGACCGCGAGGATCGGTACGCGGGGTACGCCTGACATGGCCGCGCCTCTCACCGCGGATGGCGTTCACGCTGGGGTGGCTCGCGCGGCTGATTGGGAGGCACCAGGGGCTACGTGAAAGGTTGAGCATCGTCGTGTGGATTTTTTTGCCCATTGGTGTCTTCTCTGTCGTCTCCAAGCAGCCCGCGGCGGCGGATGAGCTGTTGGTCCGGTCCCGCGTCCGGGAGGACCTCCTGGCGTTGCGGCGCGCGGGGCTCGAAACCTCGAAGGTCCTGACGTCGGCCGTGACTGACTACCCGTTCCGGGTCGTCGTCAAGCGGGACGCGCTCGCGGCCTTCGTCGGGCGGTTCCTGCTCGAGGGGCTCAAGTACGACAACTTCAAGAACGCAGTCGCTTCGAAGCAAGGGCACGCACGAGCCGACGTTTACCACGACGTCTGGTCCGTGCTGTTCCAGGCGTTCTCCTGGGCGCGACCCTCGCAGACCCCGTCAAAGACGGCTCGCGATAGGTTCGCGGACGGCTCGTCAATGACTTACCCGAAACCCGTGCGCCCGGTGCAGCAGCGCCGCAAGGTCACGACCAACAAAGGAACCGTCTGATGAAACCGCTACAGCTAGGTCTCTTCTTCGTTTTGCTCGCGTGCGCAGGTTGCGACTTCGGCGGTATCACGGTTGGGCAGCGCAACCCCGCACCGCACACAACCGGCCCGAGTCCCGAGGCCCGGGCGCAGGCCCGGGAGGCCAACTTCCAGCGGATGCGTGACGAACAGGCCGCGCGCAACCAGCAGGCCCTCGCGATGGCGGCCAAGGGCGTGGCGGACGGGCAGCAGGCGATGCAGTGCCTGAAGGCCCGAAAGGCGCTTGAGGCCAAGCTGGCGTCGGTCGAGATCGTCACGCGCATCGACCCGTTCTTCGGCGACATCGAGTCGCGCGAGCGGGATCTAGCGGACGCGCGTGAGCGGTTCACCCTGGCGAGGAGCGCGTTCAAGGACACGTGCGACGAGGCCCCGCCGGACGACGTGAAGCTCTCGATGGCGCTCAACGCTTACGAGAAGCTCCTGGTGGAGGAGCGGGCGTGCCGACCCGACCGGGCTTGCATGGTCCGAAGGACGGCCGAGCATATCGCGAACGACGCGCGTGCGACTTGCGACGCCCTCGCGAACCTCCGGTATCAGCAGGCCCGGCTCGCGCACATCCGGGCGAACGGCGCGCGCTTCGGCGTCGTCAACCTCTACGAGGTCAAGGAAGCGGGCGACGACATCGTCGCGGCCGAGGCGCGTGTCCGAGACGCCCGAGCGGGCTTCGCCGTGCAGTGGCCGGGGAAGTTGTTCTCGCCCGCGCTCTGCTCCAAGTAGCCGCCCCCGTGTGGGTCGTCCGATACAGAGCGGGTGAACTAGGTCGTCCGGAACAGAAGCCAGGGTACTACTACTACCTACGCAACAGCGATCTCACGGCCGCGCGTTCGTTCACGCCGTTGGTTGAGTTCGCCTGGGTATTCAATACAGAGGCGGAAGCCAGGGCGGCGGTACCGGGGCGGCTCTGGTGCTGCGCGTAAGCGTGGTACGAAACCTCTGGTTGGGCAGGAACCGAACCGGGTATCAGCTTGCTGAACCCCCCGGAGAACGTTGCAAGTTTGAGACGTCTCTGAGACAGTGCGGGCATGAGCGTCGAGCAAGAGCCCGCGGTGGAGAAGAAGGCCCGGGTCGTGGGCGAGGTCGTGATGCGACCCCTCAAGAGCGTCAAGCCCAACGGGTACAATCCGAACGTCATGACGCCCGCCCAGGCCGAGAGCCTGAAGCACGGCCTGCTCGAGGACGGCTGGCTCGCGTCCCAGGCGCTGCTTGTCTGGGGGACGGACGAGACCGGGGCGAAGCGTGACCTGATTGTAGACGGGGAGCACCGTTGGGCTGCCGCGACCGAGTTGGGGCTGAAGTCCGGTCCGATGGTCTTCCTGAACGGCTTGACCGAGGCCGAGGCCAAGAAGCTCACGGTCAAGATGAACCAGAAGCGTGGCCAGTGGGACCCGACGAAGCTGGAGGACTTGCTGCGCGGCCTTGACCAAGGGGGCGAGGCCCTGAGCGCGATCGACCTCGGCTTCGGTGAGGAGGAGCTGATGAAGATGCTGGCGGTCGCGCCCATGGAGGTGTCGACCGTCGGTGACGGTGAAAACCCTGCGCTGGGCGAGCAAGACGAGCCGAGGCAGAACCTCCACCAGGGTAGCGACACGCCTGACGCGGGGGTGGCGCAGACTCGCATGGTGCAGCTCTACCTGGATTCGACGACGCAGCCGAAGTTCTTGGCGGAATGCCAGCGGCTCAACGCCGCCTGGGGTACGCCGAACGTCACGGAGGCCGTGTTGGCCGCGGTTGCGCAGGCTGTCGCGGGGCTCCCCGGGGAAGCGTGATCGTACAGCTCAGAGGGCAGCGGCCCGCAGCAGAGGTTGAGGCCATGCTGGGGCGCCGGATGCTGCCCCAGGACATCGTCCTGAAGGCCGAGGGCGACTGCACGGTCTACAAGCCGTCAGGCGAGCGCCTGTTGACGCTCCGGCGCGCCGCCGTGAACCGCGAGGCCGCGGACGCCGCTTACCCGTTCCTTCACTGGCTTCGCAACCGCAAGACCAACAACCGTGGGCACTTCGGCGCCTCTGGTCGCAACAAGCGTGTCTTGGCGTCGGGCCAGCTTTCTCGCACGAACATTGGTGGTCAACCTGTAGCGTCGGCCGTCGTAGGCTCGTCGGACCGCTACGCGCGCATCCCGTACTGTCGGGCCTGCGCGGCCTCGATGGAGCGGCCGGAAGAGTGGGCCGCGTGCTTTCCATACGTCCAGCAGGTCGCGCGGGTGTTCGAGTCGGTCGCGCCGGACCGGTACGCGGCTCAAATGGTGGCGGCCGCCAAGACGCACCCGGCGTACGTGGTCCCCGGCACGCCCTTCACGACCCTCACGGTCAACAACACCTTCGCTGGCGGTTGCCATCGCGACGCAGGCGACCTACCCGAGGGGTTCGGCATCATCAGCGTCTTGCGTCAGGGTAGCTATCGCGGGGGCGAATTGGTATTCCCGCGCTTCGGCGTCGCGGTGGATCTCCAGGACCGTGACGTCATCGCGTTCGACCCGCACGAGGTCCACGGCAACACGCCCATACACGGCGCCGTCGGCCCCGCGGGCGACCCAGACCACGGGGGCCACGAGCGGATTTCGGTAGTTTTCTACTTCCGCACTGGCATGCTCGATTGCCTGAGCCCTGCGGAGGAGCGGGAGCGCGCGAAGAACCTCCGTGGGGCCCTCGGCGGGCCGCTCGAAGAGGACGAGGAGGACGAGCCCCAGGTTGTTGAGCCAGAGGAGTCTGACGCGTGACGGTTGTTCGTGGGCTCGAGCCCACCGACACCGAGTGGCTCAAGCGTGTCTGGACCTCGGTCGAGGCGGACATCGGGTCCTGGTTCGTCGTGGGGGCGCGCGCCTGGTACGTTTATCAGAAAGCGCGCACGTCGACGCCCCACAAGGTCGCACGCGAGCACTGGGTGGGTGTCGAGGGTGCGGCGTTCGCCCATTACAGAGTCCGGGCGCGCGACGGCGTCGCGGTCCTGGGCGAGATTGGAGTCCTGCCCGCGGCGCGGCGTCAAGGGTTCGCGCGTGCCTTGGTGGGTTCTATGCCTCGACCTCTTGAACTCAAGACCGACGCCACCAACCTAGCGAGCAACGCGTTCTACGTCAGCCTCGGGGGCGTCTTGATGGGGCGCGCGCGAGCCAAGAGCGATCAGCGCCGAGCCCTGTGCTGCTACCTGTTCCCATGACGCTGCACGGGCGCGACTCGTTCCGAGACTTTTGCCGGTTCTCCCGCGGGCAGGTCGAGTCGGGTGACCTGGACCCGACGTACCCCGTGTTGGCGCGCGTCTACCAGCATCTTCCGGAGTCCGACCGCCTTTGGCGGACGCTCCTGTACTTGGCCTGGTACTCGCTCGGAAGCGCCGCAAAAGTCGGGCTCGTGTACCCCGTTCCGGAGCCCATAGATCCTGCGCGGCTTCCGGTGTTGCCCACCGGCATCGAGCGTCGAGGCGTCCGGGGCGACGCTGGCCGAGCCAAAGCCGCGGCGTTCCTCAACGGGGTACTCGAAGCCGTGGGCACCGCGACGCTCGACGGTTGGGTCTCGGGTCTCGCCCGGGGCGGCTCGCCGGAAGAGGGCTGGGTGAAGGTCCGGACGGCGCTGGAGGCGGTACCGAACGCGGGACCTTGGGCGAGCTACAAGTGGGCCGACTTGTTGAAGTCGGTTCACGGGCTGCCCATCACGGCGCCCGACATCGGCTCAAAGTTGGGCGAGACCGCGGGGCCGATCCCCGGGATGGTGCGGCTCACGGGCATGACCTGGCAGGAGTGCTGCGACCCGCAGCGCCAGCACGACTTGCTCAAGCGCGCCCAAGACGGCGGCGCGGGGCTCAACGCGCTCGATCAGCTTGAGACCGCGTTGTGCGATTACAACAGCCTGTGCCGCGGGAATTACTACCTGGGCAAGGACATCGACGAACAGCAAGAGACGCTGGTACGCGACAACCTGGGCCCCGTATGGTGGGCTGCGCGCGCCGCTTCGTTCCCCGCCCGTTACCGCGGCGAGGCGATGGGCTGGTCTGGCGTCCGGCCCGTGCTGAAGTCGGTCTATCGGGACACCGGAAGGCTGGTGGGGCTTTGAAGGACCTCGTCGTGGTGGGCGGCGGCTTCTGGGGGACCGCTATCGCGCGGGTCGCGGCCGACGCAGGCGCGTCTGTTACCTTGATCGACTCGGCGGAGCCCAGCGCGGCCTCACGAGCGGCGAGCGGCTATTACGCGCGCTCTTGGTACAAGGGCCTTTGGGCCGAGCGAGCGCGCGCAGCCGAGTCGCTCGGACGGCAACACGGGGCTGTTTTTGACTTCGACGGTGCCGATGTCGTCGGACGCAAGGCACGGTTGGACTGGGCGACGTTCTGGCCCGAGGACGTTTTGGCGCTCTACGCAGAGCGGGCTGCGGGGAAGGTCACGCGCGTCGAGCGCGGCCGCGTACACCTCCAGGGGGGCGACGTTGTCGAGGGCGGGCTTGTTGTGCTCGCCGCGGGCGTCTGGACGGACCAGATTCTGAACGCAAGCGGGCTTGCCCTCGTGGGCGTCGAGGCGCTCGGCGGGCGCGGTCTCTTGTTCAAGGCGGAGCGAACGCCCGCACGGACGATGCTGGTCCCGGTGACGTCGTACTTTGCCTACGCGGCGCGTTCGTGGGGGTTGGGTGTCGTGCGGCTTGGCGAGACTTTGGAGCGCGATCCATCGCGCGCGCACGACTACACAGAGAAAATGCGCGTGCGGGCGTTGGGTCCGCTCCAAGAAGCTGTGGGCACGCTTGAGGATCGTGGTTCAATCTGGGGGATGCGCCCTGTCCTGCCCGAGCCCACCGTGCGAGAGGCGTCGCCCGGTATCGTGGTCGCGACCGGCGGGGGCCGCGTGGGCGGTGTGCTTGCTTGGTGGGCCGCCGCCGAGGTCCTGCGGAGGCTCCGTGGCTGACTGGCCCGAAGAACACGTGGTCGCGCGCGACAGCGCGGTCGGCCATCAGGTCCTGCGCAATCTTGCGGTCCGGGCCCGGACGAACGCGGTCGCGTTCAACCAGTTCGTCTTGCGCGACGAGTCGACGGGCAAGCGCATCACGAACGCGCCGCAGCACGTCGCGTGGCATGGTCTTCTCGATAAACATGAACGATTACTCATACTTGCGGCGATTGAGAGCGGGAAGCACCTCGCGGTCGACACGCCGGTCCCGACGCCGGGTGGTTGGCGGACCATGGGGGACCTCGCTGCGGGCGACGTCGTCTTCGGGCGCAACGGCCGCGCGTGTCGCGTGACGTGGGCGGGCCCCGTCGAGCTAGACCACGTCACCTACCGGCTCACGTTTGACGACGGGGCCTCGATCGTGGCGTCGGACGAGCACCGCTGGGTCGCACGCAACTTGGCGGATGTCGGCCGGCTCTCGTCGGAAAAGACCGGCCGGGTACAGCGACCTCGTCGCACTGATCCGAGTAAGCTGAAGCGGCCGCCGTCGCAGGCTTTCCTCGATGGCTTGGCCGCGAGCGCGGCACGTCGCAAAGCCGCGAGTCGAGCTGAACTCTCGGAGGACGGTTGGCGCGTCGTGACAACGCAGGAAATGATCGACGCGGGCTTGACGCGGCGGTCTGGGGCTAAACGCGCCGACGGGTCGCGGTACGACCTCTACAACTGGAGGATCCCGCTGACGGCGCCGGTGGAATACCCGGCGCGCGCGTACCTGGTGCCGCCTTACGTGTTGGGGGTCTGGCTTGGGAACGGGTCCGTCGGCAAGGCTACGGTCACGTTCAACGGTGAGGACCGCGCGGTGGCCGACCGGTGTCACGAGCTTCTGGGGCTCCCGCCGGTGAGCGTTTGGCCGTACGACAAGAGGGGTTCGAACGCGGTAACGGTGACGATCGGCGGCGGGCGGCGCGGCGTTAGGGCGTTGGGTCTTCGGGACAAGCTTCGGCAGGTTGGCGTGCTCGAGGACAAGCACGTTCCGGCCGACTACCTCATCGGGTCCGTCGAGCAGCGGCGCGACTTGCTCGCGGGACTACTCGACACCGACGGGTCGGCGGCAGGCGCACGGGTAGAATTCTCGAGCACGACGCAGCGCTTGGCCGTCTCGGTGTTGGAGCTAGCGCGGTCTCTCGGGATCAAGGCGACCATCGCGACGGAGCGGGCGACGCTCAACGGGCAGGACATGGGGCCCAATTGGCGCGTGTGCTTCACGAGTCACGACCCCGTCTTTTGGTCTCCGCGGAAGCGAGCGATGCACGAGACCGGCGAGGTCTCGGCGCGGGGCGCGCGCGTGACGTATCGGTGCGTTGTAGCGATCGACCGGGTCGACACGGTGCCGATGCGCTGCATCGCGGTAGACCCGGAGGCCTCGCCGGACTGCACGTACGTTGCGGGCCGCGACTACATCGTCACGCACAACACCGTGCAGATGTCCGTGGGTCGGACGCTGTGGAACCTGGGGCGCAACCCCAACCGCCGCGTCGTCATCGTCACCAAGACGAGCCAGCTCGCCCAGAAGATCGTCCGGAGCATCGGGCAGTACATTCAGCAGTCCGACGAGCTACACGAGGTCTTCCCGAACCTCGTCCGGTCCAAGGACGTCCGGATGCCGTTCAACCTGCACCAGCTCACGGTCGAGCGGACCGTGTTCGCGAAGGACCCGAGCGTCCAGGCCACGGGCATCTTCGGCAACATCCACGGCGCCCGCATCGACGACCTGATCCTGGACGACGTGTTGGATTCGGAGAACACCCGGACCCAGACCCCGCGCGACCACCTATGGAACTGGGTGCAGGCGACCCTGATGGGCCGGCTCACGGGCTCGGCCCGCGTGGTTGTACTCAGTAACGCTTGGCACCCGGACGACCTCGTTCACCGGCTTTCCAAGAAGCCGGGTTTCGCGTTGTACCGGTTCCCGGTTTACGACGAGCAGGGCGTCGTCGCCTGGCCCGAGCGGTGGACCCCGAAGCGCATCGAGCAGAAGCGCATGGACATGGGGCCGTTCGAGTTCGCGCGGGCCCTGTTGTGCCAGGCGCGCGACGACGAGAGCTTGCGGTTCAAGCGCGAGTGGGTGGACGCTTGTTGCGCGCGCGGTGAGGGGTTGCGCCCGTGTCACTCGGCCGGGGACCTGTTCGATGAGCTGCTCGAGCGACACCCTGACTGGGCCGACCAGCAGCTTGCCGCTGAGTCGGCGCGGCTCCTCGGGGACCACGCCGAGGGTCCGCTGGACCGCATCGGGATCTACACGGGCGTGGACTTGGCGTTCTCCAAGAAGGCGGCGGCGGACCTATCATGCATCTTCACGATCGCGGTCATGCCCAACGGGGACCGGCGGGTGCTCGAGGTCGAGGCGGGCCGGTGGACCAGCCCCGACACGATCGCGAAGGTCGAGAGCGCGGCCGAGCGCTTCGGGTCGATCGTCATGGTCGAGTCCGTCGGGGCGCAGTTGGGCATGTTGGACATGCTAAGCCGACGCAGCGCCATCACGGTCGTGCCCTACCGGACCGGCTCGGGCGTCAACCCGTCACTCGAATTCGTCGTCGAGGCCGTGGCGGTCGAGATGATGAACAAGAAGTGGATCATCCCCACGGGTCACGACGGCAAGCAGCGCGACCGCGAGACCAGCGAGTGGCTGTCGAACCTGTTCAGCTACGACCCCGCGGCCCACACACCCGACCGCATCGCCGCGATGTGCTTCGCGCGCCAGTGCGCGATTCAACACGCGATCCAGGCGGGCTCCGTCGGAGCGCGCGTGATCTCGCCCGACTAACGAACGACTAGTCGCAGCGGAGCAAGACGCGACCCGCGGCCGTGAGGCGATCGAGGATGGGCTTGACGCCGTCCCAGCCGGGTACACGGGAGCTGCGGCGCGCGGGGCTCGAAACCTCGTTGGTCCAGTAGAGCTGCGAGTCGAGAAGCCAGGCACCCTGGAGCAGCAGGGTGTCGGCGGGGTCGCGCGTGACCAGCGCAAAGAACGACGTGTAGTGTCCGGCGTCGTTTAGATCGCGCAGGGGTTTGCGGAGACGGTTCGCCGCTCGGCGGACCGGTAGGTCCCGCGGCTCAAACACGATAAGGATCGGGTCGGCAGCGCTGCTGTTGACGATCGATGGCGTTGTCTGCGGAAACCGGCGGCACAGTTCGCTCAGCAGGGGTGCGGGGTCTGGGCGCAGATCAACATCGACGAAGTCTCCTTGGTCTAGCAGCGTGCGCCGCCGTCCCCGGTAGAACGGACCAATGAAGCTATTCTCCCACAAGACCTGGTAAGCCTTCGCGGGGTTCTTCGGCTGCGTCATATAAGGGCTCTTACCCGGGGCGGTTGCCGTTCCGCCGGGGCGTGCAGTACCTTGTCGTGTATGAGCCAGGCAGTCGTCGCCGCGATGGTGCAGTACCAGGCGGCCCTCACGGCAGAGGCCCAGGCGGGCCAAGCCGTTACGGTCGCGCAGCAGAACGTCGCGGCGTCGGCCGACCGGGTCGCGTTCGTAACCGCTCAGGCGGCGGCCCAAGCCGCGCAGCTCGTGAACGACCAGGCGCGCTACACCGCGGCCCAGACCGCGACCGCGGCGGCCCTGGCCAATCTCGCGGCGGTCTCGGGCGACGCCGCGGGCTAGCGGGGCGCGGTGGTGCCTGGTAGGCTGTGGCGATGAAGTCCGGGTCCCGTCTCGCGTTCGCTGCGGTGTTCATGATCGGCGTCGTGGATGCTGGCTGCTACGGCTTGGCCGCCCAAGACACCACGGGGCTCGACACGAGCCGCCGGCTCATCGACGCCGCGGTGTGTGACCTCGGCCAGGTACCGGGCGACGCCGGAGCACCCTGGGTTGCCCGGGCCCGCGCCGACCTGCGACCTGCCCGCGCCGAGGTTCAGGGCATCCTGCGACGCAACGGCGTCGACGGCGGCCAGGACCTACCCGCGCCGTGCACGCCCGGGGTCGCGCAAGGGCCTGTCGTGACGACAGTCGTCTTGCCGCAAGCCGGCGAGGATCGATCGAAGTGACCACCTTGACGCCGTTCGACGCGGAGCCGATGACGCCGGAGGAGGTCGAGCAGGGTGTGATCGCGTTCGCGGGCCTCACGGGGCAGTCCGCGGAGGACGTCCGGGTCTCGACGCTGGGCGAGGTTCAGCTTCAGCTCGAGGGGTGGAAGGAGGCCGCGGCGGGGCACGTTCCGACGGGGCTCGAGCGCTTCGAGGCGTGGCTCGCGCTCGCTGCCAAGATCCTCGGCCCGGTCGCGACCATCCTCGGCGCCGTTACGGGCGGCGTCGGCCTCGTGTCGGCCGCGAAAGCCGTCTGATGCACCAGCTCCCGAACCCCGCGCTATCGGCTTCCGTGAACGGCGACGGAAGCGTTGTCGTCGAGGCCCCGGACTACCTCTTGGAGGTCGCGCGCCAGGGAACACCGCCCAACCGACAACTAACGCTGACGCTCGCAGATGTCCAGATGCTGTTCTCGCTGCTGGGCGGCGGTGTCGTGCTAGCCCACGGCGACGCGACCGACCCGAAGTCGTGACGGGCTGGCCCGTGGTAGTCTAGGTCCGTGAGCGACATCAGCTACGACGGTTTCTGCTGCAAGTGCAACATGCGACCCTGCTACTGTAGTTCGTACGTCTGGGTGGGCGAGACCCGACCTGACCCGGTTGCGCTCTCGCGCGCGCTGGCCGAGGAGATGCTGAGACACGGGCCAAGCTGTCCGCGTCGCGCCGCATACACCGCGCTGTGCAACTGCACGGCGACGACGTTGGGAAACTTCCCGGTGTTTCCGTGATGGGGAACCCGAACGCGCCGGCTTCCTGGGGGCTCGCCGCGGCGGTCGCGGCCGGCGTCGCGGAGCCGATCTCGTGGGTGACGGTCCCGTACGAGCCCGACGGGGTCCTGTTGGTCGTGCCCACCGACGCCCTCAGGATGCCGTTCCCCCAGGCGGGCGGCCGGGTCATGCGGGTGCCGTGTAGCTACCGCGAGCAGGTCCGGCTCTGCCGCGCGCAGGGGTGGGCCTCGATGACGGTCGCGTGGGCGCAGGCCGTGTGGAAGGCCGCGCCCAAGAAGCAAAAGCCAGTAGAGCTGGTCGTGACCGCGGCCGACGCGTACGCCATGGGGACGCTCGCGTTCCTCGAGCGCGCCGAGGACCTGCGCGACGCCGAGGTCGCGGGATACGCTCCGGGCGAGTGGGGCCGCGGCGCAATGAAATGTTGGTACGTCGACCCTATGATGTCGGAGCAGGGCGCGGACGGCGCGTGCAACTTCGGGTTCGTCGAGCCCAACGGCCAACCGGATCAGACCCCGGGCGGACGCCACGCTTTCGACGAGCAAGATTACAGCCAGTGCTTCTACGACTTCGTGCCTCGGTGGCTCGCGCGCCTCGACGGGTCGGGTTGGGTCGACGCGGTCGAGCTTCAGTGCGCGCGGTTCCCCGCGCTCGCGTCCCGGACCCGCCGGGACTACGGCCCGCCACCACCGATTCCAACGACCTCGTGAGCGGGATGACCGCAGTGTGGCGTATCGGCTCTCGACGTAGCGCCGGGTTCGGGTGATGCTCTAGCAAGGATGTCGGCACCCGAGTACCTCCAGACGGCGTTCGCGGTGGTCGGGCTGGGGTACGCGTTCGTGCGCGGGGTATGGGCGGTGTACCGGCACGTTGTCCCGCGCCCTGTCGTGCCCGCGAAGCTCTCGTACGTGCCCGTCGGCATAGCGCTCGCGGTCATCGAGGACTTGGAGCAGCACCCGTTGTTGGTGCAACGGCTGCGCGGGGCGCTGTCCTGGGGCACGCCAGCCGACTCGGACCGGTCTTCCCCGACCACGATGCCCTCGGCACCGACCACGACCGCGGAGACGCCCGACGCGAAGGCGCGGGGCTAGCCGGGGCGTCTTCTGCTATCGTTGCCCGGGTGAGCAAGCTGGACGACCGTGTCGACAAGGCCGAGGAGCCCGAGAAGACCCCCCGGGCCTCGACGGGCCAGTGGCGGTCCCACGTGGGCCTCGCGACCGACTACGCTGACCGGCTGCGGGGCCGGGCCCAAGCGGCCCAAGACGTCGAGTGGGGCAAGGTGCTGCGTGACATGAGCGATGTCGCGCTGAGCTACGCGCGTTTGTTTCGCCGGTGGTCAAGCCCGCACGTGGTCGTGGCGTCAGTGGCGAAGTTCCATGAGCACGACGGGTTCAAGTTGTTCATGGCCCACGCCGACTTTGAGCTGGCGCGGACCGTGGACCGGCCCCCTGCGCTCTAAAGACGGCGCCGCGGGGGGTAAGGGGCCGATATGCGCAACGCTCTCCTGTTCCTACAGAAGCTCGAGGAGGCCTTCCCGCGGAAGGTCCTGCGCGAGCGCCATGCGCTCATGGTCATCGACAACGAGGGGAACCCAGCGCTCCAGGTGTGCCTCGGCGGTTACCGAGACCCTGGCGACTACTGGGCTACGTGGTTCCTCTCGCCTGAGGACTACGACCGGCCCATCGCGGACCTCGTTCAAGAGATCGTCCAGTCGGCGGCGGAGCGCAGGGTCACGCAGATCGTGGTCGACCAGGACGCCACAAACCAGGAGGACGAGTGACGACAGAGAAAAGCCCAGAGTTTGCCGCGTACGAGGAGAAGTTCCACCGGAACTCGACCATCAGCGGGTTCGGCTTCGAGGCCCAGGTGCACGTGCCTTGTCCGTTCTGCGCCGAGCCGGACTTCATCGTGCACGCAATCACGGACCCCGAGACCGCGTACGAGCGGGGCGCCGTCTGCGGCTCGTGCGGCCGGGGCATGCGCGCGCTCGTGACCCGCTCGGAGGCCGGCGTGTCGTTCGAGCTGGTTCAGACCGCGGGCGACGACCCGCCCGCTTGGTTGATGCCTGCGTTGCGGCGCGTGTAGTATCGCCGGCATGGCGACACCGGACGCACCCTACACGCTGTTGGACATCGGGCCCTCGCAGGGTCTTCCAGACTGGGCCCGAGTCGCGGGCTCGCTGTACCCGAAGGTCGCCGGGGTGGCGGTAAAAGCCTCTGAAGGCGCGACCGGCGCGGGCTCGACCGTCGAGACGTTCGCAAGGAATGCCGCGGGCGTCGTCGCGGCAGGTTTGCCCCTCTCGGCCTATCACTTTCTTTCCCCCTTCAGCGCGGGTCGGGACCAAGCGGCCCACTTCCTCGCGACCATTGACGGCTGTGGCCATACGCTCTGCCCGATGGTGGACGTGGAGCGCTCCGTCGGTGCCGCGGGACGCATCCCGACGCTCGACACGCTCCTGGACTTCCTCGACGCGGTGTCGACCGCGCTCGATGTCGTGCCGCTCATCTACACGGCCGCGTGGGTTGCGACCCCGATGGGCCTCGGGGCTCACCCGGAGCTGAAGCAGTACCCGCTGTGGGTCCCGTCGTACACGCAGTCGGACCCACCGCCGTGCGCGCCGTGGGGCGCTTGGGATGATCCGGCGGGGAACGTCTTGGCCTGGCAGTACACCAGCAAGGGCTCAGTCCCGGGCATCGCGCAGCCCTGCGACGTCTCGCGCTTCAAGGCGCTGCCCTCTTGGGTCTGTCTGAGCGTTCCCGCGGAGCCCTCGACGTGAGCGACCGCGTGTTCGGCTGAATCGCCCGTGTCCAGGGTAAGGATCCGGACGTGAAGACGACCGGCCTGGACCAGGACGAAGCGGCGCTACAGGTCGCGCGGGAGCGGTTTCGCGGCTTGACATTCTTCCTTGGTCGAACGTGCCTAACGTTCGACGTCGAAAACCGAGATGTTCGCCGGATCCTGGGGTTGGGATGAGGAGTCGAGAGGGGTCTGACGCCCAGACCGCGGGGCTCTGGTTGCTCGAGCGAAGTCACGTTCACCGGGAAGGGGTTGTACGCGAGGTTGTAAAGGCCGCGGGCGGCCGTGTTGTCGTCCGTGGCCACGGGACGTCTCGATCAGACGTCTGGGTCCCGTTTTGGGCTTACGCGGTTGCTTGTGAGGTTTTCGCGCCGTTTTATCTTCCGATGCTCGCCGATGTTCTGGCGACGGTTGGTCGAGACCCCGGTCTACGCGACTCGCTCGAGGCCTCGGCGCTGCTTCTGGGGCCATACCGCGGCGGAGAATACCGGTTCTTTCAGTCGGACATCTTCGACATGCTCGGCGCGAGCGCTGAACTGGAGCAGGTTTCCCTGATGCCCGCGGCCCTGGTACCATCGTCGGGTGAAGCTCCGCCACGTTCAAGACGGTAGCGGGGCCCGCCCTCTTCGCAGCTTCCCGGCGACGGCGTCGAAGTGCTAGCCTGGCGCCCATGGCCCTCGTCCACACCGTCACGGCCGACGACGTCACGCGCATCTACGCCGAGCACCTCGCGGCCGGGCGCAAGCCGGCCGAGGCCCTCCAGGGCACGCGCACCGAGGTCCACAGCCTCATCCACGCCCAGAACCCGACGCCGCTGCCGATGCCACCGCCGAGCCGCGTGTTCAACCTCGAAGGCATCGTGGAGGACGCGGACGGCTACCGGGTCCACGACGCCGCGCTGGCCCAACGGGAGTGCAACGCGAAAGACCAGGACCACGCCACCCGGGTGGCGTCGCTCTTCGGCCAACTGACGCCCGAGGTCATGATTGCGTCTGAGCGGGCCCGGACGGGCCGCGCCGACGACCACAAGGACGCGATCCACTTCGTCCAGAAGCAACACGGCAAAGACCTGTGGGCCGCGACGGACGTGTTGGTCGATTCGGCGTGCCAAGGCATCGACAGCCTCCTCAAGCAGCACCTCGCGGAGAGGGCGTCTCAGCGCGCAGTCCGCGGGGGTGGCGCTCCGCCCACTGGCGGCGGTCTCGCGCGGGAGGCGCTCGACCGCGAGTGCTCCGGGCTCGCGATCGATCTCAACGGTTGTGCGTCGATCGCGGCGGTCGACCCGTTCGAGCCGCTGCGCGAGTTCGCTGGCAAGGTCTGGGGCACGGCCAAGGAGGCGATGGAGGACATCGCGAGGCTGCTCGGCGGCCAGTCGTTCTCCTGGAGCAACTCGGGCGAGACCTCGATGTGGGACCTGGTGTTCCAGAACACCAATTTCGCCCAGGCGCCGGTCATCCAGGGCAGCTCGAGCGCGGGCAGCTTCTACATCAGCCTCCACACGGCGAACCCGGGGCAGACCGGTTCACAGACGACCAGCGAGGCCGGGTACACGAGCTACGCCCGCGTCGCGGTCGCGCGGTCTTCGGGCGGTTGGACCATCTCGGGCAACAACCCGATCAACGCCGTCAACGCTGCGGCGATCACGTTCCCGGCCGCCACCGGCGGGTCCGAGACCGAGACCTACTTCGCCTTCGGCTCGCTCACGAGCGGCGCCGGGGTCGTCTACGGCTTCGGGGCGCTGACGTCGTCGCTCGCCGTGTCCAACGGCATCACGCCAAGTTTCGCCATCTCGGCCTTGACCGCGTCTCTCACGTGATCCTGACCAATACCGCGTAGTTAGCTGCGAAACGAGGGCTGCGGCACTTGGCGAACCTGACCCTCAACGCGACGAACGAACTGCTCCAGATCGTCACGGTCGGTACGCCGACCGTGACGGTGATGAGCACGGCCTTCGACGCGCTTATCACGGCCGCGACCCTTACCCTGTCCGGGGCCGTCGAAGCCTCGGCGCAGGCCTACGCGCTGCTTTCGGGGGCCGGGTACCTTTCGGGCGTCGCGGCGGCGCGTCTCTTTCGGGCGATATCCGCCGCTTCCGATCCAAGTCCGCCGCGTTGACACGCTCAGCGGCCCCTTCGTGGAGTAGTGGTCTCGGCCAGTAGACCCGCGGCGCCGCTGGCTGTAGCCTTCGCCCAGCCCATGATCTTGCTGTCCAACACTTCCAGCTTGATCACGCTCATCACCGGCGGGGCCCAGGCCATCGCGGTCAAGGCGGACTACGTCGACGCACTTTCGAACGGCACATACCAGCCCGGGTCGCCGCCGAACCAGATCATCGCCGGGGCCGGGACGACGACGATCGTCGGGAGCCCCGCGAGTGGGGCCGAGCGCAACTGCCGCTTCATGGCCTTCCGCAACACGGACGCGTCCGTGACGTGCCAGGTTACGGTTGAGCAGACCGACGGGTCGGTGGTGATCCCGCTCATCAGCGTCCCGCTCCAAGCGGGCTACACGCTGTTCTACGACGCCGAGTCAATCGGCTTCTACGTCGTGGACTCGAACGGTAACACCCGCGGCGTCCAAGGTCTTCAGGGAACTGCGGGGACGAACGGCACCAACGGAACGAACGCGGGGAACACCGGCACGGCGACGATCAACTTCGGCGCAGCCCCCGGGTCTAACACCGCGACGGTCGCGGTGACGGGGCAGACAACGATCCTGTCGACGTCGACGTGCCAGGCGTTCCTCATGGAGGACACGTCGAGCAGCTACACCGCCGCTGACCATCAATACGCGGCCCTTTTCATCGCGTTCACATGCAGCGTCCCAACGGCCGGGGTCGGGTTCAACATCGACGCGACCGCGGTGGACGCGTTCTCTGGTTCGTTCACCGTCCGCTGGATCTGGACGTAGTAAGGAAACGATCATGCCTCTTCCCTCGGTCATCACAGGCGGTTCCAGCACGACGGGCCAAGCCAACGTCGACGCGAACTACAACCTGAACGTTACGACGCCGCTCGTCCAAGCGCAGGCCGGGTTCGCGGCTTTGGCGTGCGAGAACGACCACGGCAGCATCACGGGCACGCGCAGCATGCGCCCGATCGTGTCCTCCGTGGACAACCGGGCGCAGGTCGGCTCGCCCACGCCCCTCCTGGATTGGGACTTCAATGGCACGGCCCAGGCGACGGGCCAATGGAGGTGCCTCTTCACCACCATGACCGTCACGGAGTCCGGCGGGTCGCTGCTCCTGAACGCCAACTCGACCGCCACGACCTCGACGGGCTGTGCGGTGAGTTCGTGGCCTTACTTCAAGCAGCAGGGCGGCGCCCAGTTGGTGCTGGGGTTCGTGGTCAACATCGCGGGGGTGTCCCCGGTCGAGGCCGGACAGATCATCGAGATCGGCGCGTTTCTACCCACCGCCACGACGACACCGGTCGACGGGTTTTACTTCCGCATCACCAGCGCCGGGACGTACGGAATCGTCAACTTCAACGGTAACGAGACCCCGATCGGCCCCGTCGCCAGCGCTGCGCTGGCGGCCGGCACCACCTACCACCTCCGTATCGTCGTTGCCGACTTCGTCACGGAGTTCTGGATCTCGACGTCGGGGACCGGCCCCTACACGCTCGTGGGTAGCATCCCGACCCCCGCGGGCAACGGCGCGCCCTCGTCGACGTGTGCCCTGCCCGTGACCGTGCAGCAGCGCAACAGCGGCGTCGTTTCGGGCACGCAAGCGCAGCTCAAGGTGTTCGGAATTCACGTTCAGCAGACCGACCTCCAGACGGGCCTGTCGTCTAGCCATCTCGCCGGGCTGGCGGGCCTGATGGGCTACCAGGGACAGGAGGGCGGCACCGTCGGTTCGACGGCAAACCTTCCCAACTCCGCTGCGGGCTCGGGCCCTACTGCGGCCGTGTTGAACAACACGACCGCGAACGTCACGGGGCTGGGGGGCATCGCGGCAATCCTTCCGACCTACGCGGTGAACAACGACGGACTGCTGTTCGACTATACGGTTCCGGCGGGCGGTGTTTCTCAGGTCCCGCGGAAGTTCGTCATCACCGGCGTGCAGATTCAAGGATGCGTCTCGGTCATCCTGGCGGGCGGTCCGGTGGCGTTCCTGTATCAGCTCGCCGTCGGTCACACCGCAACCTCACTGGCGACGGGCGAGAGCGCATCCTTTGCGACCGGCACGACCAAGGCGCCGAGGAAGATTTTCATCGGCATCGACACCTACGCGACAACGGCCGCCGTGGGTGTGCTGGGTTCGTCGGTCCCGATCGACCTCGACCTCACGCAGTCGCCGGTGGTGGCGAACCCTAGCGAGCACATCGCGATCGTGGCGCGCAACCTCGGCGTCGTGACGAGCACGGGTGCCATCACGGTCGGCGTGACGGTCAAGGGTTATTGGATCTGACATGACTGCGGGCGCCGGGTGGTTCGGCCAGACCCAGACCGGCGCCGGGTGGTTCGACCCGACGGCCGCAACCGCGGAGTCGAGTTGGTTCGACAAGACCACCGCGTTCGACTCCGTCACGCTCACGGGCACCGTCGTAGCCGCGACCGTGAGCGCGGGGGCGCTGTTTGGCGTTGGTGGACTAGGGGGCGCTGCGTCCGCGGCTGCGGCGAGCACCGCGACCTCGACGGTGTCGGGGGCCGCTGCGGCCTCTGCGTTCGTTACCGGCGTGACACGCGGCGCGGGGGCGCTTGGGGGTGCTGCGTCGGTTGCGACGTCGGTTGTAGCGGTCCTGGGCGGCGTTGGCTCTTTGTCGGGTACCGCGGCGGAGTCCTGCTCGTCTTCTGGGACGCTGGGTGGAAGCGGCGCACTCGCGGGCTCGATCGCGACGACGTCGTCTGCGTCGGCTACCGCACGCGGGGCCGGCGCGGTCTCGGGAACGGCGCCAAGTTCAGCGACGTCTTTGGCGACCCTGGGGATCTTCGGGGCTGCGTCCTTGGGCGCGAGCGCGACCGCGACCGGGTCCGCGTCCGATGGTCTCACGGGGTCCGCGGGCGTTACGGGCGCCGTCGCGGGCTCGTTGGCCGGGTCCGCCCTCGTCGCCGGGACCGTGGCGTTGACGACGAGCACGACAGCGGTGCCGAGCGTCACGGGGACCGCAACGTTGTCCGCGGTGTCGGCCATCACGCCGGCCGTGTCGGGCGCGGCCACGCTGGCGGCTGGTTCGGCCGCCAGCATCGTTGGGATCGCCGCTATAGCGGGCACGGCTTCTCTGGTCGCGAACCAAACGGCTCTTCCCACCGTGATCCGTCAGGTCTCGGGCGCCGTGTCGCTGGGTACGTCGACGAACGCGAGCGTCGCGGGCGCGGGGGCGCTCTCTGGGCTGGCGTATGCCGACGCAGAGGTCTCCGCCGCGCTCGCGGGCGCGGGGTACCTCTCCGGCGTAGCGGCCGCGGTTGCGAACCTCTCGGGCGACATCCCGTACTCGCCGCCGGTCCCGATCCCGGTCCGCGCCGTCGAGACGCTCGGCGGTGCCGCTCGGCACGTGTGGTCCAGCAGCCCGCCCGAGCGTCGGGTGAAGACGTTCGGCGGCGCGGCGAAGCGGGTCTGGTCCTCGAACGAGCCCGCGCGCCAGGTGAAGACGCTCGGCGGTACCGCTCGACGCGTGTGGCGGCGGTCTAGCTGAGCTAGCGTGGGTGGATGGCTGAGTTCACCATCCGCTCCGGCGACACGGGTCGTCCCCTCGTCGTGCTGTTGAAGAACCAGGACGGCAGCGACGTCATCATCCCGGGCGGCACGACGTGCGTCTTCAACATGGTGCATCGGCAGACCCGGCACTCGGTTACGCCCGCCGCGGTCGCGCTCGCGAACAGCCCGTTCAGCACCAACGGCAACCAGGTCACGGTCTCGTTCGAGGCGGCGGATACACAGTACCCCGGGGTCTATGACGCCGTGTGGCTCGTGACGTACCCGGGAGGTTTGGTCGAGACGTTCCCGACTTCCTCGCGCGGCGTCGCGGGCTACAGCGTCGAGGTCTACCCGACGCTCGCAGACCAGACGGTGGCGGACTAACGGTCGAGCGCGGCCAACTGGTCCGCGAGGTGCTCGGTCTCGCTGCGGACGTACGTGATGTCGCGGTACACCCCGTACCCGGACCTGGATAGACCGAGTAACGGCGAGAGGTCGCCCGCATGGCCACAGTCGAATCCGACCCAGTAGAGATCGGGGTCAAGCTCTAGCTCGACCGAGCCGTGCTGGTGGAACGTGACGCCGTCGTGGACCCGAAGGTCTTCCGACGCGCCCAACATCATCGAGGCCACGCGATGCCCCGTGGGGATCCCGACGTAACCCAGGAGCACACCCATGGTCCGGTTGCGCCGGATGACACAAGGAAGGCCCGCATGCACCCACTCGAGTCTGTCGGGCTCATCGTCCCAGGGACCAGGGCCCCACGCGGCGGACTTCACGGCCAACACGCCCGCTCCTTTAGTACACCCCACGAATCACCGAATCGCACGACACGGTAGCCTGCGACGAGCCGGCCCATGACGACCTGACGCCACCAGGGGTCGAGCAACGACGGGTCCTCCTTGAGGCCTCGCACCTCGACCCAGACGAACACGACGTCCAATCGGTTTCCTACGAGGTCGTCTCGAACGTGCCGCACTTCCAGGAGCGGCGACGTGCTGCCCCTCTCGACTGTCAAGTGAGACCCCGACGCGGCCCGGCGAATCCCCAGCGCGGGGTGCTGGCGCGTCAGATCCAGCATCACCGCCGCGCACATCTCGCTCGTGGATACGAGCGAGGGCACAACCAAGAGCGCCCGCGGGTGGTCTTGGTTGTGCTCTGGTTTCGCCCGGTCGAAGACGAGTTGGGAGGCGACCAATGAGGTGACGTTCTTCACGGCGCGGCCTTCTGGTTGACCACGACGCCGCGGCGGCACGTACACGAGACGTCGTAGTGGCGCCCGTCCCACGTGACGCCGAACAGGAAGGCCCACACGACGAGGCCCGCGACGATCGTCGCGGCGCACCCGGGCCCGTGGTTTCCGTCCGACGGTTCGTTCTCTTTGCGCATCACGTACCCCTCTTCTTCTTCGCGACTCCGAGCCGTAGAGAACCTCGGTAGACCGGGGTCCCGGGCGGGCAGTCGATCCGGACCACCACGGTGTAGGGCGGCGTCCGGTTGTCCTTGAGCCCCGTCGGCTCGGACTCGCAGATCGACACAGGCCACGGGATCGGTGCGCCGTCGTCGACCTGGCTCACCCGCGCGGCCCAAACGCCGGTCGACAGGTACTGCATCTTGACCTCGACGCCCGCCTGCTTGGTCCCGACCAACAGGATCGCCCCCGGCGCTACCTCATCGTTCACGTCGCCCCCGATGCACACGACGTCGTCGCTGTGTCCGCTGATCTCGATCATCACGACCTCCGCCGGGCTCCTTACCCCCCGTGGCGCCGGGTTCGCTTGCGGCGCCCCGCTCGGTGCGTTACTTCACCCCGGGTGAACAAGTCGCAGCTCGACCGTATCGAGGCCAAGCTGGACGCCGTCCTGGAGCTGCTACGGCTGCTCCTCAATCAAGGAGAAGACACCATGGCAGACCTCACCGCCCTCGAAGCTCAAGTCGCCGCATCCGTCACGGTCGAGCAGAGCGCGATCACGCTCATCCAGGGCCTCGCGGCCCAGATCGCCGCCGCCGGGACCGACCCCGCGGCGCTCGCCTCGCTGGTCACGCAGCTCAACACCAGCGCGGCCGCGCTGGGTGCTGCGATCACGGCCAACACGCCCGCTCAAGCCCCCGCGGCTCCGGCGGCTCCGGTCACGCCCGCCCCGGCTGCACCCGCGAGCTGACCTCGTTCGCGACCAGGCATCAGGGCCACCGAGGGTTTCGCCTCGGTGGCCCTTTCTTTTGGGCGTCAGGGTAAGGGGGGCCGCTGGAGGTGCGACGATGACGAAGCCGAGCAGGGTCGAGGTTGGGCAGATTTGGGGGAAGGACTCTGAGCAGTACACCGTTGACGGGGTGGGTCCAGGGGATCGCGTTTCGTTCAAGACGTCGTTGTGGGGCATCACACAGATGCTGTTGCACGGGCGTGATTGGTCTTGCATCGGCATCGAAACCCGGAACGGTCGTGTCATGTTGGGCGAGGTCCGGATCCCTCCGCCGGGTCTGGGCGTCCTTCCGAGTGTTCTGGTCCACCGCGTCCGCGCGTACGAAGAGGTAACGTTGGTGGGCAGGACGTTGGCTGGTCTCACGACGGAGCTTCCTTATCCCGCGAGCACTGTCGCTGGATGGCCGCTGGTCCGCGACGAGCACGTGGTGCCCGAGCCCGAAGCGGCCAAACCGACAGACTCCCGTACGTCGCGCGAGCGCCTGCGGGCCGAGGTCGACGCGGTGCTGTCCGAGGACGCGCGCCAACACCCGGCGTACGCCGTCACGCGCCGGGCCGCGATCCTCGCGCTGTTCGAGGCCCCCGGTCAGGACAACCAGGATACGGCCGCGATATCGTTCAAGGCCGCGCTCGCGTGCCTTCACGGCTACGAAGCCGTCAGGGGCCACATGACACGACCGAGCGACAAGGCGGCCCGCCAGGCGAAGCTCCTCGGCGGTGGCCAGTACCCGCTGGTCTTCCGCGAGTACGAGCGCGTGAGGGCGTGGGCTTGATCGGGTAGGGAGCCCGCGCGCGTATGGCAGCAGCCAAGAAGAGCGCCAGGACGATTGCCCATGAGGCGAGGATCGTCACCCGCGCCGTCATCTACCTCCTGACCGAGGTCACGACGGGTCGGCACTACGTCGGCCAGGCGCGGGACTTCGAGACGCGCATGCGCGGCCACCTCATCGGCAGGGTCGCGCCCTTCGACCTCTACCTGCGACAGGTTGGCCGTGGGGCCTTCCGGGAGACGATCCTTGAGGTCGTGGAGGGCGTGACCCAGCGTGAACTCAACGAGGCCGAGACCTTCTGGATCCGTGAGCTAGACGCGATGGATCCGAAGGGCTTCAACCGCCGGTTCGGCGGAGCAGGCGGGGCTCTATCCGAGGAGGCGAAGAAGGCGATCCGCGACGGACACGCGAGGCGGCGCCTAATGGACCCCGAGGGCTACGCGGCGTCACTTCTCGCGAGAAGCGTGGTGCAGAAGAAGCGCTTCGAGGACCCAGCGGCCCGAAGAAGATCGGCGACGCGAACCGAGGAAAGAAGCGGACGCCGGAGCAGCTCGCGCGTCATCGCGAGCTGATGAGCCACCCGACCGACGAGACGAGGGCGAAGATGCGCGCGTCACACCTAGGAAAGACGCTCCCGGCCGAACAACGCGCGAAGATCGGAGCGGCCCAACTTGGTAAGAAGATGGGACCAGCTTTCAGCGCCGCGCTCGCGGCGCGAAACAGGACACGTGTGTGGTCGGCGGAATCGAGAGAAAAGATTAGCGCTACCGCAAAGGGGCGACCCGCCCACAACCGCGGCGTTTTCGGAGTACCGGAAGAGACTCGTGCCCGCATGAGCGCTGCGGCTAGCTCTCGCCGAGGTCCGGGCTGGATCGACGTCGACGAGCAGTAGCCATCGCGTGGTAGGCTGGGTCCGCGATGGCTATCGAACCTGACCTTCTCCGTTCCCTCACCGGCGAGTACCAAGAGGTCGTTAAGTCGGCCTCGGAAAATCAGCCTTCAAGTGTTGTAGCGACCCATCAAAACGGCGACCCTGTCGAGAAGGCGATCGTCATCTCGGTCAGCGGTACCGAGGTGGTTTCCGCTGGAAATAACAGGCCTTCTGTCGAATCCGAGGCGAACTGGTTCCTAGGAGCTGGTGCGCTCATCCCCCGGTACGACCCGTGGGCGACGGTGCGGACGTGGGAGAACAGCTCGGCGCTCCGTCCTTGCGTCGATGCGTACGCAGCCAACATCGACGGCTACGGGTTCACGCTCGTTCCCGTCATCGACCTCGACAAGTCCGACGCCAGCGATCTGGTCCGGGACGCGCTGTTGATGCAGCGCATCTACGACCACAGCGTCGACCCGGTCGACGACGACCACGTCACGGCCACGATTGAGACCATGCGGGCGGAGATGAAACGCGAGAAGTTCGCGCTGGAGCGGTTCTTCGCCTACTGCAACCCCACGACCTCGTTCGTTGAGATGAGGATGCAGACCCGGCTGGAGCTGGAAACGACGGGCAACGCCTACTGGGAGGTCATCCGGAACGGCAACCGCCAGATCCAGCAATTCGAGCGCATCGACGCCGTGACGATGCGGCTGCGTCCGATCCACATCGAGCACGTGCTGGTCGACACGCCCCAGAAGATGAGCCCGTTGAAGTACACGACCGTACCGGTCCCGCGGCGCTTCAGGACGTTCGTGCAGTTGGTGAACGGGTTGATCGCCGTGTACTTCAAGGAGTTCGGCGACACCCGCATCTTGTCGGCCAAGACGGGCAACTTTTATGCGTCGCCCGAGGAGTTGAAGGACAAGGAGGGCGAGCTAGCGGTCGAGGCCACAGAGATCCTGTGGTGGTCGGTCTTCAGCCCCATCGGACCGTACGGGATCCCGCGCTGGGTCGGGGCGACGATGAACGTGTTGGGGCTGCGCGCGTCCGAGGAAATCAACTTCAGCTACTTCGACCAGAAGTGCATCCCGCCGATGGCCATCCTCGTGAGCGGCGGCTCGCTCAAGGCGGGGGCCGTGGACCTCATCAAGAACCATCTCAAGGAGACCATCCAGGGCCGCGCCAACTTCCATTCGGTCCTGCTGATCGAGGCCGAGTCCAACCCGGCCCAGGCGATGTCGAGCGCGTCGCGCGTCAAGGTGGAGCTGCGACCCCTCACGGAGGCCCAGCTCAAGGATGCCCTGTTCCAGGAGTACGAGAAGAACGGGACGAGCAAGATCGGCAGCCAGTTCCGGCTGCCTGAGCTGCTCCGCGGCGTATCGCAGGAGGTCAACCGGGCCCAGGCCCAGGCGGTGCTCCAGTTCGCGGAGCAGCAGGTCTTCGAGCCGCTCCGGGAACAGTTCGACCACGTGATGAACCGCCGCGTGTTGGCCGACATGGGCATCCGGTACTGGACGTTCAAGACCAACTCCGCGCCCGCCTCGGACCCGACGCAGTTGGTTACGCTCGTGACCCAGTTGGCGACCGCCGGGGGCCTGACGACCAACGAGGTCCGGGCCGCCGCGAGCGAAGCGCTCAACAAGGAGTTCAAGAAGCTGGACACCCCTTGGGCCGACGCGCCATTTCCTCTCGTGCTCCAGGGCATCATGGGCCTCGACGGAGGCGCGGCCACACCCCCCGCGGGCGGCGCTCCGGGGGCACCGGGAGAGCCTGGCGGCGACGGTTCGGCCCCTCCGGGCGGACCCCCGCCGGGGGCGAGCAAGCCCGGCGACGACCAGGAACCCAAGACAGCCCCCGCGGGCGCGCCGCTCCCCAATTCAGTGGGCTCCGGTGGAGCCGCGGCCGAGCCAGGCGGTGATGACGCGCTCGCGGCCTACTTCAAGCGCCACAACATCACGAAGGTCCAGGTCTCGGTGGCCAAGCTACTTGAGTGGGTGACGCCCTCGGGCGAATGAACGCGCGCCGCGGCGGGTAAGGGGCCCGCGTATGAACACACGCGACTACGACACGCTCAACAGCCTTCTGAACCGGGTGAAGGTTTCGCCCTACCTCGACGGACCGAAGACGAACGAACGCGGCTACGACCACCTCTTCGTGTACGGTCCGTCCGAACACCTCGTGGTCCTGGGAGTCTCGCCCGATGCTGTGTTTTTCGGGGGCGCAACGCTCGAGGAGGCCGCGGGGTACGCACGAGGGTTCGGCGAAGCGCTACAGCTCGCGCGGTTGGCGGCAACCCGAAAGGAAGTGAAAGACTTCCTCCAGGTTCCGGTGCGGCCGGCGAAGCCGAAGCCCGCAAAGAAGACGCGCTGATGGGTCGGCACCACGACGTTCCCGTTTGGCACGAGGGCGGTCTAGCGACCCTGCCCGAGTACGTGTCGGCCTCGGCGCAGGTCAGGCTCGAACGCCCGCCACGCCAAGGCTTCGGCCGCAAGCAGCCGCGCGAGACCTACCCGATCAGTGATGTCGACCGCGGGGGCCGCGCGACCTCGGTCACGTTCGAGGACGGCCGTGTCGGTCGGGTCGAAACCTGGGAGGAAGAGGCGCTGCGTCTGCGGGTGGAGCTACACAGCGCGCTCGGTCGTGTGGCTGAACTGACCGCAACGGTCGCACGGCTCATGGTGGAGCCGTGACGGCCCCCCGCCTACCTGGCGCGACGTGGGGTCCGGCGAAACCTTGGCGGGGTTCCAACACGTGGGCTGCCTTGGACGCGCGAGGCATCGCGGTCGTGTACCACACTGAAGCGGTCGGGATCGGTGACACGGTCCGGGCGTCGCCCAAGGGGTATCGCGGGGTCCTGTTTTCGGACCAAGAAAACCTCGGTTGGTTTGACGCGGACCCTACGGACGCCGCCGTCGATATCTATCGCGCAGCGCGCTCGGGTCGACGGTGAAACTGAGCCCGCTCGAACCGGTCGTCCGAGCCCTGATCCGCCCGTACCCTCCGTGGGGGTGTGCCCAGAAGATGCTGCCTGGTGATGCACGCCGCTGGGCCCACAAGGGCAAGGCTTTCAGCTACGTCGTCTGCTGCCCGGGGTGCCGCAAGCCCATCATGGTACTGGCGGACGACTGGGGGCTCGAGGAGTCCGGCGTGACGACGAGCTGCGCGCCCGTCGGCGAGCCCTCGCGGACCAACCCGACGCCCGCCGTGCGGGACTTTGAACACCCGACGTCGATGCGCTCGACCAAGTCGGTGAAGTGCCACGGGTGCGGTGGGACGTTGAGCGCGACCGGCTCGGAACTGGTCCTCGAGCGGCCCAAGCCCCGCGGCTAGCTACGGTGACGACACCGAGTCGACCATTCCGCCGTCGACGATCGTGCCGATGTGCAGCCCCTGATTCCCGCCGTCGAGGTAGTTTCCCCACATCGAGTAGCGCATCCCGTTGGATGCGCCACCTGGGTACAAAAAGAACGGCACAGAAGCAGGGTTATCGAGTCGATTGTTGACGAACTCGATCGCGCTAACCGACCCTGTGGTGTTCGACGGGGCCGCGATTTCGGGGTAGTCGGATCCGAAGTTATTGGCGAAGGCGCAGTTGCGGATTGTGATCTTGGCAGCCGTATATCCAGACAGCGAGATCGGCACGTTGTATCCAGTCGGCGCGGCGGTCATCTGGAATGTGCAGCCGTCAACGGTGGCTTGCGTCGCGCCGCTCATCGCGATCTCGCCGGCTGCCATCTCAAAGCGCCAGTCTCGCAAGCTGAACGGACCTTGCCACTCGCTTAGGAAAACGAAGGTGGCGAAGGTGTTGCCACTGCTGCCGCCGCCTTCGAATGACCAACCCCCCGCTGTTCCCAGGGCAGCCCCAATGTAGTTTCCGGCCAATCCGCCATTTTTGAAGCTGATCTCCAGAGAGTTACCGTCCCCGCCGCCTTGGATTCCGGCATAGGTCGCGCCCTCGAGATAGGTATCGTTGAAGGCGATCTGAGCCGCACAGTCTTGGCCCGCCACCGCAGTGTTGACGCCACCAACGGCCACGTCGGTAGCGAAGCCGTACACGGTCACTGTGTCGAAGGTGTCTTGGTTCGAATCCATCGACGCGGTCGGGCCAGACAACGCTAGCCCTACAGAATTTGTCGCGGGTGTCGCGCCGACATACTGGATCGTAACATTTCGCATCGTCGCGCCGATATTGTTCCAATACAGCACGGCGATGTTCTGCGCGACCGGCAACCCGTCGACGCCGGCATCGGTGCCCGCGTCGCCCACACCGGCGTCGAGTGCCTCGTCAGACGGATCCCATTGCAGCCCGCTCGCGAAATTGCCCTCCCCGATCGTGCTGACCGAGGTGTAACCGCCACCCGGTGCCCCTACCAGGATCGTCCCGGAGATGCGAAACGAGCCGCTGAGGAGCACCGCGGACTGGCCGAGGTATGCGCTCTGTCGCGCCACGGCGAGCTTGTAGGCGTTGTTGATCGCGACGGTGTTTGCGGCGGCGGATCCGAAGCTACTTGCGCCACACCAGCGCACGTCGATCGGACCGGACCACTGGCGGACCCACGCACCAGGCGACGGGTGTCCAGAGCTGTCGATTGGCACGATCACGGTGCAGCCGTCGTCGGCCGTGGGAGCCGAGGGGGCCCAGATAAACGTTCCTCCCGCGCCGTCTCCTGCGGTCATGGCCCCGGTCGCGAACACCGTAGACGCAGACAGCCCGGTCGACCCGCGAGCCAGCGTCGCGAGGTCACCGGTGCGGAACCCGCCGTCCAGCGGCCCCAGGACCGTGTCGACCACCGTGGCGTCGCTGTACGTCGTTACGCGTGCCGTTACGGGGTGCGCAATAGGCGCGTACGCGGGGGCGCGGGCGTCGAGCCCGAGAAGTCCGAGGAGCTGCGTGATGGATACGGCCAACGTAACCGAGAGGACCACCATGAGCGCGGCGGAAAGCTTCGGGTATCGGTCGATGATCATGGCGCCGCGAAGCTCACGCTGCGGAGGTCTGCGCATTCTTGCGCGCCGCTCGACGTACCGAGCAGATAGGAGGTCGCGCCCGTGCTGAAGGTGCCGACGCCGGTGGTGTTGACGGTGCCGTTGCCCGTCGTCGCTCCACTCACGGTGAGGGAGAGCGCGCCGGAGGGCGTGAGGTGAACGGCAACGGTAATCGCCTGCTCGCGCGACCACGTGAGCGCCGCGCTCGTGAGGACCGGCGAGCCACCGACATCGACGACGACCTTGCCGGTGCTCTGCTGGAGGTATATCTGATTCGTCGAGCTCCACCAAAGGATCGGCGAGTCAACACCCTGCTCGCCGCTCGCGAAGTTGGGCGCGACGACCTCGGTCATGTTGAGCCGCCCAGACGGCGCGATCGCGGTCGTCGTGCTCAGCGTGTCAGCGGCGCGGATGTCCTCAGACCCGTTCGTTGGGATCACGCTCGACGGATATAGCCCTGTCTCGATTTGCGATCCCCACACAGTCCCAGAACCGTTTGGATTTGGCGCTCCCGACCACGAGCCCCAACCCAGCCCTTGTGGACTGATAGCAGCCCACGCAGAGGTCGAGTACCGAGCCCATGTCGGCGCGGTATTGAGCACCATCGTCGGTGAGCCTGTTTGGATGTCGAAAAAGCCGATGGTCTGAGACCCGCCCAAGTCGCGCTCCCAAAACGAGACGGCATTGCTGGAGGCTCCTCCGCCGGCGTATCCCGCGACGGACGTGCCTGCGGTCCACGCGACGGTGACGGCAGCATTCGCCGTTCCGTCTGGCCCGGATGCTGCCGTGATCGTGGCCCCGTTTGTGGACCACCCCGAGGTCCCGGACGCTCCATATGTGGCGAAATTGGTACGGTTCGACTCGACGGATAGACCAAGCCCGCTACCGACGTTACGGGCTCGCCAGGCGTTCGCGCCGATTCCCGACACGATCGTCGAGGCGCTCGTTTGGACCGTTCGGCCCGTCGTCGCGCACGAGATCGACAGCCACGACGGGGGCACGGTGAACACCCCTCCGCTCGTCGCCAGCGCGGTGAAGTTGGCGGAGGCGATGATGGACGGCCCCCCGGGACCCTCCACACCGCCGGGTTGCCACGGGCTCCGACCGTTCACCGGGAACTGCACCTCCGGGACGACGAGCTTGCCGGCGCTCGTGCTGGTCTCCGACGTCGACGCCACGCGCGTCGGTGCGGGGCCACACTGACCGCACGCACCGATCGTGAGGCCCAGCGCGAGGATCGCGAGTCCTCGCGCGAGCTTCGTTGGCCGGTTCATCGCGGCGCTCACCAGAACACGATCAGGTTCGTGCCACTGTATGCGGCGAGGTGCGTCATCTCGACCGAGGCCCCACCGCCCGCCGGCACGACCCAGGTCTCAACCTGGCCCGATCCTGTCGTAAACACGACGGTCCCGCCCGTGCTGTCGGCCGCGAGGAACCCCGAGGCGCGGCGCCCCACACCGGTGCCATCGCCATTTGAGTCGCTCTTGCGCGCTTTGCTCAGCGCCACGAGGTCGATCCCGGGGGCGCTGGGATAGGTCGAGTAGCCCGTCGGGACCGTGTTGATCGCGCCGGTCGCGTTGAAGTTCGTGGCGTCGATCGGGGACAGGCTCCGCATCCAGGCCTCGCCGTGGGGCCCGGCGACCGACCACGCCGTGGCGCCGTCCTTCTTTGGTGTGTTCCCTGTGGGGGCGGCGTAACGGTACGGGTCGTCGGCCATGTCGGGCAGCCTACCTCGCCCGGGCGCGCCGGGACAGCACGACGTTGAACACCTAGGCGGGCGCGTGTAGGCTGCCCGACATGGCCATCATCGAAGACGTCGCGGCAGAAGCGAAGGCGCGTAGGCTCCGGGAGCGCGTCGCGCCTGCCCCGGTGACCGCCACGTACAGCTCCGTCGCGAAGGCGGCACAGGACCTCACGCACCGGCGGGGCGACGAACTGATCCCGGTGGCCAAGACCGAGATGCCCTGGGCCACGACGCACGACTCGTCGACCGCCGCGGACGCCAACGAGGTCAAGCCCAACGCCTCCGCCAACATCCAGGGCGAGCAGACCCCGCTCAAGCTCTCGGCCGCCGCCAAGGCCGCGCTCGACCTCGTGGGCAAGATGAAGGCGCCGCCCGCGCCCGCCAAGAAAGACGACGACGGCGGGGACTCGACCGAGGTCGAGATGGCGGCCAAGGCCGCGCTCGAAGCCTCTGCGAAGGCGTGGCCCCAGGACCTCGCGGCGGCGTTCAAGGGCCACCCTTCGCGCCGCGACGATGCCATCGAGAAGGCCGCGAAGATCGCCAAGGAGGAAGAATCCGAGAAGGCCAAGGCTCAGAAGGGAAGCACGGGCGACGACGTCCGGGCGCAGACCAAGGAGCCCGAGCCGACCGACCGCGGGAAGGTCGAGGGTGGCGTGGTCCCGGTCCGCGAGGTCACCAAGCAAGACCAGGCGCTCGACATGCGCGGCGTCGCCAAGGCCGTCGGGCCCTCGTTCGACACCGTCGAGCGAGCGATCCGCGCCGCGCTCAACCTCCGGTACCCGCCGAAGCCCGAGACCGGGAACATGTGCGGCGAGGGACCGTGGCCCCGCGAGGTTTACGTCGACTCGGTCGTGTACTGCTACCAGGACACATTCTACAGCGTCCCGTACATCTTCGACGGCAAGGTCGCGATGCTGGGCGAGAACCCCGTCCAGGTCCGCGTCAGCTACGTCCCGGCCTGACGCTCTCGGACCGTGCGCCACTTCCTTCTAGGTACCGAGCCCGCGAAGCTCCAGGAGGTCTCGCAGCCGGAGAACGCCGTGGCGCCGCCGGGTCACGAGATGAAGGCGGTCCGCGCGACCCGCAAAGCCCTCGCGTTCCTCCGCAAGAGCGCCAAAACGGTGAAGATTTATGAGCCCACGCGCCACGCCGTGTACGCCCGCGATGGGCACTCGTGCGCCTACTGCCACACGAAGGACCCGACTGGGCAGGGCGTGGGGCTCACGATCGACCACATCCTGGCGCGCAACCTTGATGGTGCCGGGTCCGACGCGAAGAACATGCTGACTTGCTGCTTGTCCTGTAACAGCGCCAAGCAGGACAAGACGACGCGGCAGTGGACCGCGTACGCCAAAGCCTCCGGTGTAACGATCGACTGGAAGGCCCTACGGAACCAGGCCAAGCGCGTCATCGACATGGAAGCGGGAAAGCGCGCCGCCGAGGCCGCGAAGGCGTTCCGCGCTCAGTACGGCGGCGCACGCGGGGTTGCGTTGTCCCGAGCGGTGGCCGAGGGCCTCAAAAACATGGCAACGACGAGTGGGAACCCTAGGCCGAAGACTGGCCCGGGCGTCCACCGCGACGACCACGGAAAGTTCTCGTCGGAGTAGCTACTCCGCGGGCGGTCCGAACTTTGGGCCCTCGTCGCCCTCTTGGCTCGCGGCGATGAGGCCCTGGATCTTGCGCTGCTCATCGGCGCCGATCGGGATCTCGAACGGCATCGTGAGCGCGTCAGGGTCCGCAGTGGACTCGGCGCGGCGTCGCACCACCAGCTCCACGTCGTAGGCGGCGTCGTTCAGCATCTTGGTCATGCGGGCGGGGGCGGGCATCGTTACTTCGGCGGGCTTCATACGGGCCCCTTACCCCCGGGGGTGCTCGTTTGCACCCATCGCCAGATCCCACTGTCCTCGAACGTCCGCTCCACGAGGCCAGCGCGTCGTAGGGCGTGTAGCGCCTCCGCCGCAACTTCGCGGCCCAAGCCTGTCGCGCGGACGATCGCCATGCGGCTCAGCCAACCCGGCGTCGCCCGTAGACACTCGAGCACGCGCTGCTGAGACGCCGTCGGGGTCACGGTTTTTCACCTTCAGGTTCGTCTGCCCGTTCGTGGTGGTCGTCCGCGGGGTTACGCCAACCCGACCCGCCGGGCTGACAGGCCGCGAGGAAGTCCAGGATGCACTGTTCGGGGGACCGCTTCCGGGTCTCCGCGAGCGCCCGGAGCTTCGCCGCGTAGGCGTCGGAAAGGTCGATCGTCAGGCGGTAGGGCATCGCGAAGCATCTTACCCGGTCGGCGCCGCCTTAGCGCGGGTGAGGTGACGCCGCGGCGTCTTCCGATGTAGGCTTCGCCCCACCATGCCCCTGCCGACGAAGCTCACGCCGCGTGAGGAATCCGAGATCACGCCCGCGGCGCTGTCGGCCCGGGCGGGCCAGGTCGTGCGGAGCCTGCGGGGTGACCTCGCGGCCGAGATCGCGATGGCGCAAAGCGCTGCCCAGGACCGGCTCGCCCGCGCGGCCAAGTCGGCGGTCCAGTCGCTCCACAAGCTCGCCGGGGGTCCGGTGGGCGAGAGCGACTTGGCCTCGGGTGGAATGCTGGTCCCGGACCAGGCGCACGAGGACAAGTTCACGCGCCTGCTGAAGGACTGGGACGTCAGCAAGGCGCATCACAACCAGTACACCGACGTGAACCCCGCGAAGGAGCCTAAGGGTCGGGCCGCGGGCGCCAAGCCGGCTGGGGACAAGCCCGACGCGGGTCCCGCGGGCGCCAAGCCGAACGGTTCACCCGACCCGCGCGCGACCCCGTTGACCCAGCCGAACAAGGCCGAGGTCGCGGCGTGGCGCGCCGCCGGGGGCGCGGCGAAGCTCGCCGCCGGGGTCAAGGGCGCGCTGGCGTCCGCGGTCGAGAAGATCAAGGGCGCGCCCCAGGCGCTCAAGGGCGCGGTCATGCACGAGGTCGGATTGGTCAAGACCGCGGCTCAGGGGCTCAAGAGCGCCGTTACGGGCAAAGAAGTCACGCCAGAGCAGAAGGCCGCGATGCGGACCGTCGCGCTCAAGGTCGCGGTCAAGCTCGCGTTCGCCGCCGTTGGTGCCGCGTTGCCCGGCGTCGGACACGCCGTTGGGTCCGCGATCGAGCACGCCGTCCCGCACTTTGCCGAGGCCCTGGCGCACCACCTGGCGGCTCACGCGGCCGAACACACGGTCGAGCACTTGGCGAAGCACGCGGCCCAGCGTGCCATCGGCGTCACGTTCAAGGCCGACCTCGGCGATGACGACGGGACCGAGCTGTTCACCAACACGATCCTCGCCGGCATCCAGGACGCGTTGGCGTCCATGACCGACAAGGACTGGGACGACCTGACGAGTGGCGTTGCGCCGACGGACTCCGCCGAAGGCGCGGGCCTGGGCGACTTCGCCGGACAGGGCGAGGACCAGACGGGTCCCGACGGCAAGGCCCCGCCTGGGGAGGACCCCGCGGACACCACGGCGGGGCCGCCGAAGAGCGGCGTTGCGGCCAGGACCCCGAAGGCTCCGGGAAAGCCGCGGCCTCCCGCGCCCGGTAAGGGAGCGAAGCTCCCGTCGGATGAGGACGACGGCATCGAGCCCGCGGCGAAGAACAGCCCGCAGGTTCCCGGTCCTGACGAGCGCGTCGGCGGAGCCGAGCCCGGCGCGGGCTACACGGTCCGGCGCGACACCCCCGTGGGCTACGCGGTATCGCAGAAGGTCGTCGGCGAGGAGGGGCACACCGAGGGCTACGACGCCCCCGGCCAGCCACTTCCGACGGGACGCGCACCCCGCGGTCCCGTCATCAAGAAGGTCGACTACCAAGGCGTCCCGGTCCACGTCGACCGCCCCGCGGGGTTCGTTCAGAAGAGTGAATTGGGCGACTTGGTCTACAAGTTCGACTACGGATTCATCCCCGGGATCGCGGGGGATGTCGGGACGGGCCTGGACGTCTTCCTCGGGCCGAAGGCGAACGATACTCGCGCCCAATGGGCCGTACACCAGAAAGCCGACAGCCAGTTTTCCGAGTACGCAATCCTCTTTGGCTTCGAGGACGCCGACAAGGCGGCGGCAGCCTTCGAAGAACACGAGCCCTCGGCGACTTTGAAGTGCATCCAGACCACGTCGGTGCAGATGGTGAAGGCCCTGTTGGGTCTCGAACCCGCCGAGGTCACGAAGGCGCTCCTGGCGGACGCGTTTGAGGACTCAGTGGCGGCGGCGCTCGACCTCGCCGAGGTTCGCAAAGCCGAGTGGAGTTCTGCCGAGGTAAACGACCTTCCGGACTCCGCGTTCCTCCACGTCGAGTCCGGCGGCGAGAAGGTCGACGGCAAGACGACGCCCAAGACGCTCCGGCACTTCCCGGTCCGGGGTCCGGACGGCAAGCCCGACGCGGCCCACGTGCGCAACGCGCTCGCGCGGATCCCGCAGTCAAACCTGCCGGCGGACGTGAAGGCGTCGTGCTCGGCTGCCGCGCGCAAGCTCCTCGACGACATCAACGAGGCCGCGGTCGCGAAGGCGTCGGTCCACGTCGACGAGCACCATCGCTCGACCGGCGCGCGCGTGAGCGAACACGACCGCCGTGCGCCCCTGTCGGGCGAGGACCGGGCCCCGCGGGCGGCTTCGGGCGGTAAGACCCCGCGCGCTTCGGGAAGCGGTAGCACGGCCAACGGAGCCGCACCCCGCGCGGGCCATGGGCTAGACCTGCTGCACGAGGCCGCACAGATCACCGATGCCCGGAGCCTGCTCCACTCGACGCTGAACGTCGTGTCCAACGCACTCGACATCGTCTCGCAGCACGCCTCCGATCGCGCGGGCACGACCTCGCGGCAGATCGCCGCTGACGGAAAGAAGCCCGGCGGAGACAAGCTCAACGGGGACAAGGCCGCGAAGCCCGACCCCGCCGCGGCCGCAAAGGTCGCCGGGGACCACGAGCAAGCCGCGGCGGAGCACGCGCGCGCCGCCGTCGCGGCCGCCGAGGCGGGCGACAAGGCGGGCGTTGAGCGCCACCAAGAGGCCGCCGAGGGTCACAAGACCGCAGCCGAGAAGACCCACGACGCGCTCGACCGGCTCCACTCGGACATCGACGACCCGAAGGCTTGGGCCGACCTCCAGGGAGAACTCGACGCGGGCCAGGCTCACGCCGAGAAGGTCGCGGTGGCGAAGCCCGACGGAACCGGCTCAAAGGCGGACGACAAGGGCGCGGGGTCTGGCGGTGACCAGCCACGCGAGGACGACGGGAAGTTCGCCCAAAAGGCCGCGGGTCCTGACGTGCGCGCCGCGTTGCGCGCCGCCGAGGGCAACACGCCGACGCCAGACCGCTCACTCGAAGGTCTCGCCCAGAAGGCCAGCGACTCCGCGGACTCGATGACGCGGCCGTTCATCCCGGTCGTGCCCGCAGCCGAGGGTACGGGCGACCCAGGGTTCATCAACGAGCGCCACGTCCGTAAGGCCGACGAGCGCGAGGTCGAGATCGTCGAGGTCGGGAAAGCCGACGACGCGGCTCCAGTAGAGCAGCGGTACATCCTTGGAATTGTGCTGAAGCCGTCCCCGTCGGTGGACGCGCAATTCGACACTTACGACGCCGATGAGATCGCCAAGTCGGCGCACCGCTGGATGGAGGACTACCGGAACATCGATCTCCAGCATAAGGTCCTCGTGAACGGGCATTTGCGACCGGTAGAAAGTTACATCGCACCCTGTGACCTGATCATCAACGGCCGTAAGGTCGCGAAGGGGACTTGGTTGCTCGCCTGTAGGGTGGTCGACGACGAGATTTGGGCGCAGATCAAGGCGGGCCAGTACACTGGTTGGAGCATCAGTGGTTTGGCTAGGCGAACGCCCGTCTAGCTCTTTCCGCCTTTGGCTCTCAACTGCGCGCAGCTCTTGGTCCGAAGAACTCGCGGTCCGCGCGTCTCGCTGGTAGAGGTACAAGGTGATGACGATGCCCGACGTTGAGCGATCTTCTCTCGTGGCGGAGCTGAACCGGCGTGCCTCGGAGCTGAACGCGCTTGGGTTGGCGGCGCACAACGCGCACGTGAACGTCACGGGCCCGCAGTTCCTGGCGCTCCATCGGTTCCTCGAGCGGCTCTACGAGGGGCTGCTGACCGAGCATGCCGACGCCGTGATGGAGCGCGTGCGGGCGCTGGGCGGCGTCGCCGAGACCGTCGTGACCGACTTGCCCACGCCGTCGTTCGAGGGTCTCACGGGCATCGCGGTCGCGGCGGCGATCCGGACGATGCTCCAGACGGTCGTGCGGCGGCTCAGCAGCACGCGCGCGAGCGTCGCGGGCGAGCGCGATCCCGACACGTACCGCGTGCTCGATGACGTCCTGCACGAACTGAACAAGCCGCTGTGGATGCTGGCCGAGATCGTTGAACCCGGGGCCCCCGCGGCGGGACCCACGGCCAAGTCGAGTTCCTCCCGGTCGGCGCGGACCCGTGGTTTGTTCCTCCGGGCGGGCGTCGACGCCGACGCGGGGAACGAGGTCCTGCCGGCGGAGCAAATCGATGACGTCGCGGACGGCCGGGTCAAGAAGTGCCAGGAGCCCAGCGCGGCGCCCCCGGAGCAAACGGCGGAGCGAAGCCGGCTTGGCGTCAACGGTCTTTGGAAGGCCGAGCCCGAGCCGACTCCCGCGCGCAACGCGGCGCTCGAGCGCCTCGAGATCGTCAAGGTCGTCGACTGGCCCCGGGATCTCGGCCGTGCCCGCTCAACTGTGGAAAAGAAGCTCCGAGCGCTCGGTCTCCGTTAAAACACCCGCTTGAGGTAAGGTACCTGCGATGGAAACGACTCGAAAGCGGTTGAGCTTCCTGGTGACGAAGGCCGAGCGTGATGAACACGGCCGGTTCGCGTCTACCGGCGCGGGTAACGCGGCGGAGCGCCGCGGTTCGGGAACTGAAGACCTCGGCGGGAAGTCGGGGGCCGCGGCGAAACTGTCACAAGCAGCTGGGGCCGCGACGCGCGCGGCCCAGGACAAGGGTACGTCTTCCGCGCACAAGGATGCGGCTGCCGCGCACCTGAAGGCTGCGGGGGCCCACAAGGAAGCCTCCGCGGACCATGAGAAGCAGAAGAAGACAGATACGCCGGACATGGCATACGCCCACGAGAACGCCGTCGAGCAACACGACAAAGCGGCCACGGCGCACGAAGCGGCCGCGACCGCGCACCAAGGCGACGCGAAGACCCTAGACGTGGCGGCGCAGAAGACATCGGCGAAGGAAAACGCGGCGAAGACCGCGTCGGCGGCCGCTAACGCTGCCACGAAGTTGGCTAACGCGGGGGTCACTCGCGGTGACCAAACCCTCGAAGAGCTTCACCAGAACGCAGCCCAAGCCCACTCCGACGCGAAGGACGCGTGGAAGAAGGCCAGCAACACGTTGATGGCGTCGACTCACGCGCACGCGGAAGATCACCACGACAGGGAAGCCCACAGGGCGGCGAACGACGACATGATCGCCCGTGCCGAACGGGCTGATCGCTAGGTTGCTTCTGGGAACAGCACAAGCGCTGCATCGATGATGTCGCGCTGAGCGTTCATCACGCCCTCGATGTCGCCGGACTTGCGCAGCGCATCGACCGCCTCGCGCAACGGGCGAAGGACCCGACCGGGCAGGGAATCCAGAAGCCTATCGGTGGCCTTCGTCGCAACCACGGAGGCCTCTTGCAGCGCGGTGCGGACACGATCGAGTTCCTGTTGGGTCTTCTCGAGCGCTAGGTCGAGACGCGCTTCCTCTTCTTCGAGTACCCGGTAGTCGTGGTTGATCCGGCAGACCGTGCAGTACGGCGTAGCGCTCGCGTGCATCTCTCGGTGCTGCTCGAACCGCGCGTGACCGCACGGCATCCGTTCGAGCTTCTCCAGCGCCTCGTCGAGCTCCTGCGTCACTTGGGTGAGCTGGGCGTTGAGGAAGTCGATGGGCGAGACCGCCGCGGCCGGCGGGGCATCGGCCGCGCAGTCGACGACTTGAAAGAACGGACCGAATACGTTCTCCGGGCCGGTTTGCTTCACGAGGAAGCCTCCCGGTTCGGTTCCTGCCCAACCAGAGGTTTCGTACCGCTCGTAAGAGCAGCACCAGAGCCTCCAGGGCGACAGGCTTGCACCGGGGAACTCCCGGCCAAATCTTTCAAGTTGAGGGCAGCGTTCAGGTCTCGATCGATCACGAGACCACAAAGCTCGCATCGGTAGACCCTCTCGGCCAACGAGAGCGAGACCTTGACCGCTCCACACCCCGAGCACCTCTTGCTGCTTGGATAGAAGCGGTCCGCTACCCGAAGCTCGACCCCGCGCCACTTGCTCTTGTAGGTGAGCTGCCGGCGGATCTCCCCGAGGGAGGCATCCGACAGAGACCGGGCGAGACAGTGGTTTCTCAGCATCCCAAGGACGTTGAGATCCTCGATCACGAGAACCGACGCCTGCTTGGTGATCGCAGTCGTCATCTTGTGGATCGAATCCCTCCGGATATTGGAGATCCTAGCGTGTAGACGGGCGACCCTAGCGGCCGTTTTCCTCCTGTTGTTCGATCCTTTGGTCTTTCTCGCGAGAGACTTCTGACGCGCTCGGAGAAGCTTCTGCGCTGCCAGGAGCGCCTTCGGGTTGGAGAAGACCTCGCCTTCGCTGGTGACCCCGAGATTCTTGATCCCAACGTCGATCCCGAGAACCGACGTGGGCTTGGGTGCGGGATCCGGTAGCCCCTGTTCAACCTGGATCGAAACGAACCACCGCCCCGCTCGCTCCGAGACCGAAGCTGAGAGGATCTTCACCCCCGAGGTCGGGAGGTACCCGCGTTGCTTGAGCTTGATCTTCCCGAGACGGGGAAGCTGAACCCGTCGCTCTTCTACATGAATCGTTCCGCTGAACTTGAAGCTACCGATGCCCCGCTTACGAGACTTGAACCGAGGGAAGCCTTTCCGCTTCGAGCCGCTCTTACACCGACGAAAGAAGCCCTCAAAGGCTCGATCAAGGTTTCGGAGCGCTTCCTGCGGGGCACACTTCGAGGACTCGTACATCCACGGGACCCCGCCGGCTTCCTTGGGGAGCTTCTTGATCACGTTCAGCTCGCGGTTGAGATCCACCCAGGACGGACTCTTGCCCGTAGCTTCGTAGGACTCGATCTTCCTTCGGAGACCCCAGTTGTAAGCCCAGCGAGCGCAACCGGCGTGCTGTAGGAGCTGCTCGGTCTGGGAGACCGTGGGGTCCAGCTCGGTCTTGTACGCTCGGAGGATCTTCACGTTCGCGGTCCCTTACCCCCAGCGTGGGCGGCTTCTCGCTCCAACAGTTCCCCCGCCCAGTCCGCGAACTCAAGCCGCACAAACCGCGCCTCCCCGATCTTGGACCGGCATCGGTCCGCCGCGGCGCGCGCGATCTCCTCGGTGGCGAACACCTTCGCCAGGCTCAGCTCTGGCACCCAAACGGCCGCGCCGTCGGTCGCGACGATGTGCGTCATCTGGACGGCGCGCCACCCAACAGGGCCTTGGGGCCACGCCCGCAGGTACGCCGTCCGTCCCGGGGAGGGCCAGTGCGTCGTGGCCAGCTCCGTGAGCTTGATGATCCAGGGCACGCCCCGGTCCTTACCCGCGCCGGGCCTTCTTCGCGGCAACCCGAGGGTCGTCGTACTCGACCAAGGGCTCGGGGAACTCCGCCAGCCCATCAAGGAGCTTCCCCAGTTCTTCGCCCCTCACGAGGCGCTCAGGGTGCGCCTCGATCTCGCGCAGCCTAGCCATGGCGACGGCAGCGTCGTGTTGCTCGCCCACGGGGTCGCCCTCAAGATACACATGAGCCTGCACAACCTTCTCGCGGACACGCTCACGGATAGTAGGTCGCGGAGACCCGACCGACTCAAGGGCCCAGAGCACAACGGAGCTTGCAGACTTCTCGCGCGGGAGAAGCTCCCGACCCAAGGAGGCCCTCCGCTCCGTTTCCGCGCGACGAAGGGCCGCCTCTGCCCTCGCCGACCAAACCAACAGTCGCTTCTGTTTAGCTGCCATGAATCCGGGGTATATACCTTCGGGTATATACCCGCAAGCAAAGGTATATACCCGCAAGCAAAGGTATATACCTTTAGTGCACTTCGCCCGGGTTTTGGGGCCCGATCGAGGGCTTGTCCGGGGCGTCCTCCCGCGCGACCGCCGGGGCCTCGGGCCGCGGGTACGCGTCCTCCCGCTTCAGCCGGGCCTCCTCGTCGAGGCTCCACAGGATGGAGCGGGCGTGCTGCAACGCCTCCTCGTTCTCCTCCTCCGTCATCTCAACCGCGCCCACCGTGGGCTCCGGCCCACGGCGTTCGGCGGCAAAGTGCGAAAGATCCACGCCCGCGACGGTCACGCGGGCCGCCATCTGGGCCATGGCGTTCAGGTACTTCATCGCGGCGTCGGGCTTGATCGTCGGGATGGCTTTGGGCGTGTACTGGGGCTTGCCGTCCGGCCCGACGGTCTCGTCGAACGCCTCGCGCATCACGACCCGGACCATCTGGGCCGCCGCGGGGCTCAGCGCCAGCACGACTGAGGCAAGCTGCTGGAGGCCTCGGCGGGTGCTGGTGACCAGCGTGGCCTCTTCGTTTTGGGCCCGTTGTCGCTCGGCTTTCAGGGCCTCGCGCTTCGCTTCCTGCTCGGCTTCCCGGGCCTCTAGCTCCCGGGCGCGGTCGCGGCGGGCTTGTTCCCGGGACCGGTTCTCCTCCTCGAAGACGTCCTGCTCCAGGACCTTCTTGATCGGCCGGGCCCAGGGGATCCCGACCCACCCGTCGTGGTAGACGATCCGGGCCGTCGTCCACGTGACGCCGAAGTGGGCGGCGACCCGGGCGATGCGGCTATCCCGGCGGAACTGCTCGACATACTCATCGTAGAGCGCGCGCGTACGGGGCAGCGCGGGGCGCTTCTGGCGCAGCGCGGGGTCGACCGGGGGACGGAACTTTCTCGGCATGGAGAGGGCATTGTACCGGCGCGGCAGCCCTTGCCGCAAGCGTGGGGCGCGGGAGGAGGCTCCGAGGAAGCTCCGAGGAAGCTCCGAGCGGGCGCCCGGGGGGCGTCGCGGCCACACGAGACGCTTCTGGCGCGTCCGGCGATATACTGGCCCGGGTTCCCAAGGAGGCTCCACGGAGACGCACGCTAGAGCGCGCCTACGCCGTTGAGCCCGAACGCCCCGCAGACAGGTTTCTGCTCAGCGCCGCGACTCAGCGCCGCGACTCAGCGCCGCGACTCGTGCTCCAACGCGTGTTCAGGCATCTCGTCCGCGAGGTCCACGGGTTCCCAGCCCACGGGGCCTAGACCCCCCCGCTTCAGAAGCCGGCGCGCCTCCCCCGAACGAGGGAACTCGGTCGCGAGGTCAAGCCAGCTCGTCGCCTCAACGTCGTCGTTGGCGTCCATGTACAAGTAAAGCCAGCAAGGCAGGCCCACATCGTCGATCGTCGCGACCCGAATCTCACGATCCACACGGGCTTCGCGGCCTTCACGGGTGCTGGGCCGCGGCCCACGACAGCGTCTCGTCCGCCTGGTTGACACAATGGAGGTCGAGACTGGGGCTACGGAAGCGGTCGGCCTCGGCCCACGTGTCAAACGCGAGCGCCCTCCCGGGGCTATCGGTCATGTGGTACGCCCCGTTGGCGACGAGCGCTGGGAACGCGCGCCACACGTACCAGGGCCAGGGTCTGTCCTGCTTCAGGATCCAGGGCATCGGGTCCTCATCCGCGGTCCGGCTTGCCGCTCGGGCCCGCAGCCTCGCGCGCCAGCAGTTCACCCGCGAGATCAACGGGTCGCCACTCCCCGAGGATCCCCCGCTCCTGAACGAAGTCCCGTGCATCCTGCTCGGTCGTGAATTCGATCGCGTCCCCAGGACTCGTGTACCACGCCGCCGCGGAGTCCTGAGCCACGGGGCGAGTCCTGCCCAGGTAGTACGGCGCGGGGGGCTCCTTAGGTACACGGCCGTCGTGGAACGCCGCCTGCTTCAGGACCCAGCTCATCAGCGCCGCGCCTCCCGTTCCAGCAGCTCATCCGCCAGCGGAACCACGATCCAAGGACCCGCCACCACAAGCTCGTGATCATCGCTGGGGTGCTCTATCCGATGCGCGAGCGCGGCTTGCTCGGTCGAGAACTCCTGGGCGAAGTCGAGCATGAGCGTGTATGGCCAGTCTTCACCGTGCGAACGCAGGTCCCGGGCGTAATAAGTATCGCCGCGTTGCGCGCCGCGTTGCGCGCCGCGTTGCGCGCCGCGTTGCGCGCCGGGGCGTCTACAGACCAAGACCCAGGTCATCGGCGTCGGGCCTCCTGTTCCAGCAGTTCATCCGCCAACGGGACCACGATCCACGTCTCCGGGTCGTCGAGGCGACCGCGGGCCTCCTGGGCGTCGGCTTCCGTCCAGAACACGCGGCCCATCGAACAGTAGGGCGCGACGGTGTACCAAGCACCTCCCGTCCGAACCCCGGTGTACCAAGTACCTCCCGTCCGAACCCCAGCCACAAAGTACTCCGCCGTCATCCGCGACTTCAGGACCCAGCCAGCATCGCGGCTCATCGGGCCGCCTCATGGCGCGCCGCCTCGTAATCGAGCATCGCGTCCGCGAACGGAACCACGGTCCACCGATCGGGCATCAAAAGACGACGACGGTGACGCTCTGCGCAAGCTGCCGACCGGAACACCTTTGCTGCCGAAAGGGCGAAGACCGCGCAATCGTCACCGTACACGCTTACGTAGAGCGTAGGTCTCCGCCAGACCGACGAGAGCGCCACGTCAGGCTCGTCAGGCAACTCCCGCAGGATCCACGCTTGCTTCATGGCGTCCGTCGGGCCTCGCACTCAAGCAGCTCATCAGCCAGCGGAACCGCGCACCCCGCGGACGCGTGGTTTGCCTTCATCCAGTCGAGCGCCGTGGCTCGGGTGGTGAACACCGCCTTCCCGGGCTCGGTCGTGACGCGGCTGGCCCCTGTCATCGCGCCGATGCGCACCACCCACGCCGCGGACACGTCTACGTGTCCGCCGACTACTTTCACGATCCACGCGCCGACATGCTGTTCGCCCACGCCCGGATCCTTACCCCCGCGGGCGACGCTTCGGAACCCGCGCCGCCCTTACGCCCGGGGTTGATCGCCCCGATGCGCAATTGTAGGACGTGTGATGCGTTTTTGCGTCTACCGGCCGTGCAGAATTGCTAGAAAAGCCTTAAGTTACCAGGGCCGCGACTCCGGCCCGGTTTTAGCTTCTCAGACGAACGAAAGCCCCCGGCGCGGGTAACGCCGAGGGCCTGGTCAACCTGAGCAAGAGGTCAACGTGATGAGCTTTGTGCCCCAGTCTGCCAAAATCTGCAACCCCTACGCGGCCCCGTACCCGGCGAGGCGTACGCGGGTCACGGCCCCCCTGAGCGCGCTCGAGTACCCGCCGCCGATCCTGTCGGCGGCTGAGGAAGCCGCGGAGGCCGTCTGGGCGGCGGTCGCACGCTCGCGCCCGAGCGCCGCGTTGCGCGCGCCGAGGTCCCTCCACGGCCTGCGCCACTTCGAAGAGGAGGCGTTGGGCTAGAGGTTGGGATAGCGCGCGGCCCGGTCCAACATCGCGTCGGACAACGGAACGACGTCGAGACTCGGCTGACTTGTCCGACGGATCACGCGCTTGAGTGCCTCGCGCGCGTCCTCCTCCAAGTAGTGGATCACGCGCTTGAGTTCCTCGCGCGCTTCCTCCTCCAAGTAGGGGGTCGCCCGCGAGGGCTCTGTCACCCAACCCAAGTAATACTGGGTCCAGTAGTACGGCCAGACTCCGTCTCTGTGTAACCGGATCAAGAACTCAGACAAGGCCCGCCTCAACCTCCAACAGGGCATCAGCGAGCGGGACAACGCGCGAGGTGCGGGTCCACCCGTACTTTCGGGCGTATCGGGTGGCCAGAACGTTTGCTTGGCCAACGACCGCGAACGCCGCGGCCAACGACGGGTGACGCGTCAGGCGACCTCGCCGCGAGCACGCGGGTGACAACGGCAGAAGGCCACGGGCTTGTCTTCCTCCCAGGTCTCGACCCGAACGACGAAAGGCCCTTGGCGCCTAACCACGGCCCCGTCCCCCAGGACCGCCCCGTGGGTCCGTCAGGACAGGCACCGCACGCCGCAGCACCGCCTCGTTCTCGCGCAGCACCTCCGCGAACAGCACCGCCCGGACGCGCAACGCGACCTTGGGGCCGAGCCCCATCGCGGCGGCGTCGACCTGGGCCTTGGCGGCCTCGGCGGTCGGGAACGCGGTCGCGCGGAGCGCGTCGTACGTCCAGGTTGCGCCCCCAACATACCACATCAGCGCAGGCCGGCTCACCCCCGGGGGTCGCGGCATCACCAACAACCACGCGGCGCCGCTCACCACAGCGGGTCCTCGACGCCAACCTGACGCGCGGCTTCTCGCGTCAGGAGTTCTTCCGCAAGGTCTACGACACGTACGTCATAACCTACCCAGACACGCGCAACCCAGAACGTCGTTCGCTCGGCCGCCTCCACCGTCGGGTACTCCTTAGCATCCTCGAATTGCGCCGTGATCCTCCCGTCGTCGGCCACGTAAAAGGAGGCCAAGCGGTCATACCCGCTTGATATCCGGACCACGTAGCTCACGGCCGCCCCACACCGTCGAGGTTTACTGCGGACAGCTTGGCGTCGTACGCGGCCTGCTCTTCCTCGATGATCTTGAGCGCGTCGGGTGGGCAGTAGCCTGGACCACACAGGGCCTCGGCGTCGCGCCAGCGCTGTGATCGCTCGTCGGGCTTGAGCTTAAACGGCGGAAGGTCGCGGCTAGGGGTCGGTCGCCACTCGTCAGGCTTCAGGCCGTCGAAGTTCCGCCACATCTCCGACGCCACCGGGTCCGCCGACTGGTTCGCATACTTCGCCCCCGGCTTGAACCCGTACGGTCGCAGAACCAAACCCTCGACGGTGTGCCAGGCGATCTGCGCCACCGGCATGCCGGCGTAGATGCGGAGCGGGCGCACGACCATCAGCTCCAACGTCCATGCCCCGCAGAATCCTACATCCCCGAATCCTGCGGTAACGTGCACGGAAAGGCCCAACCGACCGAGGCTGCTCTTGCCACACAGCACCGGCACGAAGTCGTGGCTCTCGGTCCGCTCAATCGTCGAGCCCAGGTAGAGCTGCCCGGGGTGCAGGACGATCCCGGACTCCGGGATGTCGACCGTCATCGTCGGGTTTTGCTTTCGGACGTCCAGGATGGTCGGCGCGCCCGGGAAGAAAACGCGGCCATCCGGACGCAGGATCGGCTCCTCGGTCTCGTAGACCAGCAGGCGCGGGCCGAGCGCAACGTCGTAGCTGTTTGACCCCAGGCGCGCTCGGTCGAACGGATCGATCACGATGCGCTTTTGGTCCATGGCGACCAGGACCGCGCTGTCAGATAGGATGCTCACTTCGTCCACCTTACCCCGCGGTGCGACTAAACATCCGCCACCGACCACTCGAACGCCTCGGGACCGTCAACAGGGTCGGCCTCGGACGCCGTCGTGTCCTGGAGCGCTAGCTCCACCGCCATCGAGGCCGACAGGCTCAGCTCCTGGAGCGTCACGGCCAGCGGGACGTCACGCGCGAGCGTCACAAGCTGGCGGCAAAGCTGCGCTTGACGCTGCTGCGACACCACCTTGGCCCAGAGCCGCGGATCCTGCTGCCACAGCGGGTGGTCCTGGTCGCCACGCTCCGCCGACTCTAGCGCGGCATCGAGCGTTGGGAACGCCGCCAAGACCTTCAACGCCGCGACCGGTCCGGCCCCGACGACGCCCCGCACGCCATCGGTCGAGTCGCCCACGATCGACATGAAGTCGACCACGCGGTCCGGCGCGCACCCGAGCTTGGCCTCGACCGCCGCGGCGTCGAACACCCGACCCTCGCCATCCCAGACCCAACAGCGGTCCTGCTGCACGAGCTGGAACATGTCCTTGTCATACGCGACCACCACGACCTTCAGCCCAGCGTCGAGCCCGCGCTGGGCCAGCGTCGCCAAGACGTCGTCCCCCTCGTACCCCCGGGCCGCGAGGCACCGGACGCCGTACGCGTCTTCGAGCAGCTCCTGGGCCGTGCGAATCTGCTCCAACACGGCCGCGCGCTCGTGGGGCTTGATCCGCTTGACCCGGTCGGCCTTGTAGTCCTCGGCGCCCAACATGGCCGAGTGCTGCCGGAACAGGTCGTGGCGGAACGTCGGCAGCGCGTTGTCGACCGCAACCGCCAGGTAACCCGGACGTCGCTCCCGCAGGATCCGACGCAGCGTCCGGGCGAACCCCAGCGCGGCCTTGCCGGCCATGAACGGACTCGAAGCAAGCCGCCAGATAAATCCGTTCAGGTCAAAACAGTAGACCGCGTCAGGATCCCCGGGCGCCGGCAGGGCCTCAATACCAGTCACGGGATCCACCCGAAGAGCGCCTCAGCGAGCGCCCGGACCGTGAAAACCTCGTGTTCGATCCCGAAGCACGAGAAAGCCCGAGGCCGCGTAAAAGGTACGCTGTACGTCAACAGGTTGACGGCTTCGCCCCAACGCGTCGGTCGCGCGCTCACCGCCGGGACTCCGCCGAGGGCGACAACCACCCCGTCACGGTCGCGAGGACGAACTGCTTACGGCGCGCGAGGTCATCGCCCGAAACCCGCACGACCGCGTCGCCGCAGAACCGGTGCAGCAGCCCGTACAACAGCGCGTCGTAGACCTCGTGGTATGACCGGCCCGCGCGGCGTACCGCGTCGCCCGCGAGCGACTGGTGCTCCGCCAGCGGGCAGTACAGAACGTGCGTGTAGCGCCGCATCCCCTCGGCCGCGGCGTCGATGACGAAGCCCGTGAGGTCGTCGAGCGCGTGCAGCGCGTGGTACGCGAGATTGTCCGCCGTCGTCCGGTCGGTGACGAATGACGGCGTCTTAGCTTCCCAGGCGATCTTGTCCCGCACGAGGCGCTCCTGGAACGCGGGCCGTTGGCCCGCGGCGTCAACATCGTACGGGTTCATGAACCCCATCGCGAGCGCGACCGACCTCGACCCCACGGGGTTCACGGGAAGCCCTAGCTCCTGCGCGAGGAAGTCCATGAGGGTCGTTTTCCCACAGCCACTTGCGCCCGCGAGGGCAATCCGAACGTCGGTCATCGATTTTCCGGGGCGGAAACCCCGTTCCTTCAGGTCGGGGAGGAGCCCCGTTCGGTTTTCTTGCTGATTTCGGGCGTCCAGGTACGCCACGAGTTATGAGAGCGCACTCGGCAATCAGCCGGCTTTGCTTTCTGCGTGAGGCGTTTGCCGGTGTCGAGCGCGTGCAGACTCACACGATCTCCCAGCGTCCCGCCGACGAAAGTGATTCCGTGCTTCGGGTGCTTTACGATGCTGCCTCGTTGAAGCCCGAGACTTCTCGTTCCTCCATGACGTCGACGCTCTCCGCCCTTGGCTGGCTGCATCAGGTGAAGCTGGCGTCTACGCAGAGCGAGCGGCGCGACGCACAGGATCTCCACGTTGTCGGGCTTGTTGTGGCCGCCGGTGAACGAGTTGGCCAGTACCCAGCTGTCAACGCAGTGCGCGTCGAACGTCTCTTCGAGCTTCTTGCTGGTCTTCTTGAGACCGCAAGCGTCCCGCATCTCTTTCGTCTCGTGGCCCTTCTTCGTGCTCACCCGAGCGACTCTCGCCAACTCTCGGTAGAACCACTTCTTGCCCACCTCGAGAGGGCTGAACGACTTGTTCCACCGTCGCTGACCTTTCTTCGTCACGGCAGCGATGTCTTCTACGACGAACCGAACGATCGGAAACATTCGCGCCAGCCATCCGGCTAGCCGAAGCTTCCACTGCCAGCGAGCCTTCGTGCTCGGCGGGAGCCCTCCTCGACTTCGGTTTAGACGATTCTTCCTGCACGGCGTCTTTCTGAAGCGGCGCGCACGCCGCATGTTTCGGCGAGCCTCGACGGCCTCCTTGACGCCGGTACGAGCTTCGACGTGAAGGTTCAGGTACGTGTGTGCTTCGCTCTTGACGGTGTACCCCTCTCGCTTGCTGCCGGGGTCAATCCCGACGGCAATGGTTTGCGTCTCTCGTGCGGAGGGCTCGACGTTCAGGCGAACGCAAAACACACCGCGTTTCCAGAAAGGTGTAGCCTTTCCGGTTTCAATCCAGCGACGTGCTCGTGCCGGCGAGGTCGGCATGAGCGGCTGGTTTTTCTGATCTACGACGGGAACGAACATGATGGCGTTAAGCCCCTTGTCTGTACTTCGCTTCGACGCTGGCCTGCCGAGAAGGTCCGGGCTAGCGGGACACCCGAGACGTCGTTTCAACCTACCACGGTTAGCTGGCTCAGCTTGTCTTTCGACATGTCTAGTCAACGGTTTGGTCTCTTGATCGGAGAGGTGGTGAATCTTCCTTTCTCAAGCCCCTCCCTTCAGAGAGGGGTCGTTGACTCAACCACCTTAACGCGTTCCGCGAGCGTTGCGGCACCCCTGCGCAGGCTCCAACCATCCGGGTCTTCGTCAACGTGGATCGCAACGTCCGGAAACCCCCGGCGGAACGCACGTGCCATCTCGAGCGCCCGGGCGCGGAGCGTCGGGTGGACGGTCTTGCCCGTCCGAAGCTCCAAGAAGTACACGAGCCCCGGCAGACCTGCCGAGACGCGCGCGCGGACCCTCGCGCCCAGCGGCAAGTAATACTGCCGCGCCACGGGGTCGTCCGTCACGGCCTTGGCCCGGTGGAGCAACGCCGTGACCTCCGCGCCGATGTCCCCCAGGCTCCCCGCGCGCTTGTCGCCGCCGGGTGCCGGCAACTGGTCGAGGTACCACGGCTCGAACCCGAGGTCCGCCGTGAGCAGCGGCGTCGGCACCACCATCGCTCGCTGCCGCTGGAGGTCGCGCCAGGACCCCATGTCCAGCGGGAACTCAAAGTCCGCCAGCCCGTACTTCGTCAGGCTCCACGGGAGCAAAGCGCCGCGCGGCCGCAACTGGAGGAGATCACGAACCTTCTCGGTAAAGGCCTGCTCACCCTCCACGAGGTCGGGGTCGGGGCTCCCGAGCCAGCCAGACTTCATTTCACCGAAGTCGTAGCAAACGCTCTCCTTGAGCGGACGACCCAATTCCGGCCGGTAGGTCACGAGTGACGCGGCGAGCGCGGTCCAAGCGTCGCGTGCCATGGCGCCTTCGGTCGGCTCGTTCAGCAGCCCGACGCCCGACGCGACCGCATCCCCGAAACCGGACCCCGGGTAGCGCCCGTGGCACAGCTCGATCGCGACCTCCGCGAGCGCCCGCACCTCCGCGCTCGGATGGTGCTTGAGGACCCCGAGGCGCTCGCCGACGTGGCGCAGCGTCCCGCTCCAACCCACCTGGGTCGCGCACCCGAAAGGCAGCATCGCCCGGGCGACGTCAAACGCGCGCATGTTGACCGCGCGGTTGTACTGGCCCAAGTCCTCCTCGGGCTCGCGCCGCGGGTGACGCACCATCGTCTCGTCCACGGCAGCCAGCAAGCAGCGCCGGTACAACGCGCGCCATCCTTCCAACACCGCGCGGGACTCCGGGGTACCGACCGGATCGACGTAGGGCTGCTCGCCACAGTCAACCGCCCGCGAGGACATCTCCTGGCCGTTGTACAGCGGCGTGTCTTGGATCGCCTTCGCGGCCAGCATCGACACGCCCTCGAAGAACAGTGCGGTGTACCCGTTGTCCGCGATGCTGCGGTGTCCGTACCCCACAACGTACTGCTTCCCGAGCTTCTCCGCGCGCGCGGTCGGGTGGTTGTCGCCCCAAACATCCATCACGGCGTCCACGATGTCGCCCTCCGGGTCGCCGTTGGGGTAGTCCCACGGATCCAGCGCCCTCGAGAGCGCTCGCCGCCGCGCCTTCATGACTTTCTCGTAGTGGACCTCGACGCTCTCGCCGGAGCGCGCGTAAAGGGCCATGCACATGGCCAAGTCCTCGGGAGACAGGTCGTCGATCAAGAGCACACGTACGCCGCCCAGGATCGTTCGCTTCATCATGTTGGTTCTCCTCCAAGAATCGAAGTCACGTCCGACCACGATCGAGCACGGTGAAGCACGGCAGCCCGACGGTTGTACTGCGCGTCCCACACGATGCCGACCCCCTCAGGGTGGTAGCGTTGCCACGACACCACGTTCTGCACTTTGTCGTCCAGCAGGGCGTCACCGACGCACACGTGCTTCGCGGACGTGTGGATAATCTCCCGAGTCGACGCCCCGAAGTGCTCGGCCAGCCACAGCTCGCGCTCGCGTGTCCACGTCATGCCCTGCATGGGGCTCGTAACGAAGTACACGTCCGCGACCCCCCGAAACTCGCGCATTCCCTCGACAGCACCAGGGAGCGGCAGTAGCCCACGACAGAACCCCGGCTCGTGCAGAGCCTCGTACACGCGGGCTCGATCTTCCGGCTGGAGGTGCCGGAACATGTCCCACTCGTCCTGGGCGTTCGCAGGGAACGGCATCCCGAGAACGCGAACCGCCACGGCCGTCGCGGCGGACGCAAAGTCGGCCAGCACGCCGTCGACGTCGCACAAGAGTCGTTTCCTCGTCTTCAACATCTCTTCGCTCTCCTCTCGGCTGCGCGCTCCTGCGCCAGCTTCTTCGTCTCGACTCGGTGGTGCTCCGTGCACAGCGTGCGCAAGCCGTCGAGCCCGGTCTCGCCGCCGCCCCGGCTGACGGGCACGATGTGGTCCGCCTGCCAACCATCGCGGGGCTGCATGACGCCGCAAACAGCACACACGCGACCGTCTCGGACCTCAACGCACTTGCGCGCGTACGCAGCGTTGGACCGGACGCAGAACTCGTGGACGCAGCCACCCGGAAGCACGAGGAACCGCAGGACCCCGCGGTCGCGACGGAACCGGCCCCGTTGGCCCGAGCAAAACGTCCTCCGCCCCGACGGGATCGGCCCCCCGCAATAGCGACACGCCGCGAGCTTCCCCGCGATCCACCCGGCGTCTGGTCTGGTCCGGTGAAGGCTCAAGAGAACCACATGACGGCGCGGACGCGGTCCGGGGGCCCCGCCCATAGCATCGGACGAATCGTGTCAACGAACAAGGCGGTGCTGTGTTGCGGAAACCCGGTCACGGCCCTGTAGACCGTATCAACCGCCCGAAGCTCCGCCGTCGTGAGCCAAGTCCCGTAGGCATCCCACGCCAGCAGGCCAAGCGGCAACTGCGCGCGACCTAGGTCGCTGAGATCCGCCGGGAAACCCCGCACAGAATAGACCGGCTGGCGATGGTCACGCGCGCCCGACAGCAGACCGAACAACACGTAGTCCCGCTCCAGAAACCAGCGGTTCTGATCGTACCGGCGAAACGGGTCAAGCGACTCCGACTCGAGCAACAGCGCGGCCTCGCCCGCGCGGAGCCGCGAGGCATTCAGCGGGCCGGCCCGGTAGAGCTTGCGTGCCTGACGTCGAACCAAAATCGCCCGCTTTTCGACCAGAGACCAGGAGCCGTCGGGCGTCTGGTGCTCCACGAACATGTAGGCATCCGTGCTCAACGCTACGCCTCGCCGCGCTCGTGAGCGCCGCCGGGGCCGTCGTACCCGAGCGCAACCGCGACCCGAATCCAGCGGAAGCAGACACGCGTCGCCCACCAGTCCAGGCGCGACCGCGAGAACCCCGGCACCATCGCTTCCGCGACGTCGAGCGCGCTGTCCAACACGCCCGCCGCGACCCAGACCGCCTCACCTAGCTTCCTCGCCATCACGACCTCCCGCGGGCTCCTTACCTCGTCAGCGCCGCGTTAGAGCTTCTTGGCGGCGTCGTCGCGCTCCTGCATCTTTTCAAACAACACCTGGCCGATCTCCCGCCCCGCGATCACGCTGCTCGGGTCGCCCACGCCCGAGGCCGTGAACGACGCCTCGGCGTCCAGCCCCTCGGTCGCCTCGGAGACGCCCTGCTTCACCATCAGCAGCTCCATCGCCAGCGGCTGCATCGTGTCCGACACGGTCGGCGTGAAGAAGCGCGCTTCCTTCTCCTGGCCGATCCGACGAATCCGCCCGTTGGCCTGCCGACGGATCGTCGGGCTGAAATTTGGGTTTTCATACCAGACCACCGAGTGGAACCAGGTGAGACAGTTTAGGCCAGTTTGAACGCACACGGGGTTCACGACCAAGAACGGTACGCCCTTCGCGACAACCTCCCGATCGATCCAGGCCCCCCGGACCTTCGGCGCCACCTTTCCCGGGTCCAACACCACGACCGCCTCCTCCGTCAGGTCCGCGATCAGGTGCGCGAGCCGGTCGAGGACCGACCGGTGCCACCCGAACACCATCACGCGCCGGCCCTCCGCGCGCTCGGCCCATAGCGTCCGGATCAACCACCGCTCCTTGGGCAACAGGTGGTCGACCGGGAACGCCTCCGCGCTCGCCACAAGACCACCCGCAGCGCTGCACCCCGGGGGGTAGCGCGTCTCCCACGCGTTCGGCCGCGACGCGCCCTCGTTGCCGGTGTCGTGCGAGAGCCGGTCGGGCGCCGACACCATCTCGGTCAGAGCGCCGAACAACCGGCCGGACAGTCCCTTCACGAAGCGGTCCTGCTTGATCTGGTCGCGCAGGCCGCGCTCCATCTTCTGGTACCGCCGGAGCAGCTCAGGAGACGGTTCAATCTCGACCGTGATCTCGGTCTTGGGCGGCAACGCCTGCTCGAGGTCTTCGAGCTGGAGCGGCACCGCGATGGGCAGGAGGTGGCGCAGCAGAAGCGCCGGCAGCACCCCGGGCGCCTGCCCGACGATCTTCCCCCCGTCGCGGAGGTCCGTCTGGGCCCCAAAGTTGGTCTCCTTGGTTGCGCCCGAGGCGCTCACCTCGACCATCCGTTTCACGTACCCACAGTCCCGCACGAACCGGACCTGGTCGGCCCGCGCGTACTCCGCGCGGAACCTCGACGACAAGCCCCACAAGAGCGTGAACAGCGAACTCGCGTACCCGTTCATCACCGAGCCCGTCAAGGCGATCGTCGGTAGCCGCAGGTTCAGGAGTTGCTGCGACGCGAGACCCTGGGCACTGCCGATTGAGGCGTTTTCATGGGCCTCGTCCTGGATCAACGCGTCGAAACAGCGCGGGTAACGTTCCCGAATGTAATTCGCCAGCGGGTAACGCCGGGGCCGCGGCACTGCTTGGAACAAGGGCTCCCCGCACGGGGGCAAGGTCGTCCAGGCTGCGGACGCCATGACCAAAGCCAACACGGCGCGCGCGGCCTCGATCGAACCCGACGCGGCTTTGTCGACCGTGACAGAAATTCCGCGGGTCTCTACATAGAACCCCCCGATCCAACGCGCGCCCCCGTCGACCCGCGCCCGATTCCAGTCGTCCCAGTCCCAGCCGTAGCGACCTTTCAGCTCAATTCGACCGCGAAGCTCCACGGCGGCGAGGTCTTGCTCGGCCCGCGGCAGCAACAGCAACAGCTCCCGCGCGAGCCCGCGCAGACCCTCCTCGCGCCCATAGGAGTCCTCCACGTTGGTCCGCGAGGCCCAGTAGAGCCGCCGGGCCTCCCACAAGACCGCCCGAGGGTCCGCGGCCGCGTGAAGCGCCAAGAGGTAGAGCCTCGCGTCCACGGGCGCGACCTCCGCACCCCGCTGCCAAGCCCGTCGAAGCTCCGCCGCGAGCAACAGGAAGGCCGCGCGGCCGCGCTCCGCCGTCCAGGGTCGCGACTGCTTCTTCTTGAGCAGACGCGCCATCTGCCACCGGGTCACGCGGGGCGCGACCTCCCGCACCAACGCGTCCGACGGGGCACACGGGCCCAAGAGAGCCCCGAGGCGCTCAGCCCAACGGGCCATCGACCCTTCGCGCCGCTCCTCGTCCGTCGGGGCCGCCGGGTGTTCCGGTAGCTTCGGAACCCGTAGCTCCACCTCACACCGGACCCGACGACGCGCCAGCACCTCCGGCATCAACGGCTCCTGGTCAGCGTCGACCGGAACGGGTGAACCGCACCGAGGGCAACGGTTGACCGGCTTGAGTTTCTTGCCCCGCGCGCCAGCCTTCGAGCCCGCGGCGAGCGGCAGTCCCGTCCGCCACCCAGGGTCCGCGCCCTCCCAAGCGTGGCCTAGCTTCGCGGCCTCCCGCGACAAGATCGCAAACACAACGTCAGGATCCTGGTCGCGGGCATGCCGGTCGACCGCCTCCAAGCTGTCGAGGACGACGACGCGCGCCTTGGCCCCCAAACAAGCCCGAACCTGGTCGGGCCAGCTCTTGGTAACGAGGTGTGGGGGGGCCATCACAAGCGGGCGGCGGTAACCCATCGCTGTCACGGCCGCGATACTGCACCCAGTTTTGCCGCAACCTGTCTCGCCCACCAGCAAGGCAGCCCGATCCTCTCCCTTGAGAAGCTTCACGATCGCCGCGATCGTGTGTCGCTGCGCCGGGAAGAGCTGCCGCGTAAAGCTCGCCGGCTGAACGCCCTCGTCGCGTGAGGGGTCATGTAGTGCGGGGCACTGGTGCCGCAGGACCTCGATCAGCGACGACCCGTAGTGTCGCAGGAGGTCGCCCACCGAGAAGTCCGCGAGCTTCGGCGTCGCCCCAACCTTCGGCGTGACCTCACCCTTCAGGTCGACGTACAGGCCCGCCGCGGGGTCCAGCACGGTCACGGCCAGCCGGGGCTGCTCGACCTGTAGCTCCGCCACGACATCCCCGTCCTTATTGAACTTCTCCTCGACGCACTGGAACCGCTTGGAGAACGAACCCTTGACCAAGAGGTCGGGCAGGCCCGCGGTGTCGCTGTGGAGACGGGCGCCGTTGTACGCGCCGGCCGCGATACCGGCGGCGATGTGCGGGGGGCGCGGCGGCGTCGCAACGGGGTAACGACGTGTGATGAGGTCCGCGAACGGACCCTCGGGCAGGACACCGCGGCCCGCGACCCGGGACCCTCGCTTGATGAACTCCCACGGGGTCAACGCAGCCCGAACCAACGCGAGGTCCAGCGCGCGGACCGAGAACGCGTCGAAGCCCGTGGCCGCGTCCTCTAGGCCGCGGACCCGTACGGGCGGCGGATGGCTTGCGCCCAGCTCGGGGGTGGCGTCAGCGTCATCCGCCCAAGCCCTGACCTGATGCGCGACCGCGGCGTCGGGTTCGTGCAGCGGCACCGCAGCGCGCCGCGCGACCAGCAGCACCTGCTTGAACTGGTCGAACAGCGCGCCGGGCAACCGCCAACACTCCACCACGCCGTACTCACGCGCGATCGTGTCGGCTGAGGCCGCGAGCGCGTAGTACGGCACGAGGAACAACAGGACCCCGCCCGGCGCCAGCGCGGGCGTAAACCGCTTCAGCCAACGCTCTTCCAAACGCCCGCCCGGACCCGCCTCGGGGTCCTGGTCGTACGGCGGATTTGCCCACAGGATCGAGCACTGCCCCACGGGGTCGCTATTGCTGTCGAGTCCCAGGTCGAGCGCGAACGCGTCGCCGCGTGCTGTCGTGACCGGCACCTTGCTGCCGAGGTGCTGCCAGCGCGCTTGGTCAAGCTTCGCGTGCCGCCCCGCCTCCATCTCACACGCGAACACATGCTTGAGCGCCGGCAAGGTCGGCCGCGCGTCGTCGTACGCGACGTAGCTCGCCTCCTTCGGCGGCAGCGACGCGTACAAGCCCGCGGCCAAGCGGTAGACCGCGGCCCCCTCACCCGCGCATGGGTCGAACACGACGTGGTTGCCCGGGTCGAGCGCGACGCGCGACAGCGCGAGATCGACGGCCTCGTTGGGCGCCGGGAAATACCCCGCGAGTGCCTGTGCCGCTGCGCGCGCCACTAAGCGGCCACGTAACCTGCGGCAAGGAGCGCGGTCTCGAGGTCATCCGAGAACTCGGCGTCGACCGCCCTTCGTCTCTGCGCGTACTCCCAGAGTAGATCCTGCGCCATCGGGTCCCGTACGCTCAACGGGACCTTGCCAGGCGGACAGGTGGGGTACTTATCGGACTGAAACTCTCCACGGACCAGATGTGCGCCCACTACGCGGCCTCCTCTTCGTGATCGCCTTCAGCACGCCAAAGCTTCAACTGGGCCGGGGTCCGGGTCGAGCCCAGCACGCGGTCCCGGCCCCACGCCCGGACCTCTTGGACCAACAGGCCGCGGAGCCGTTCCTGACTCGTCGAACACGCGACACCCGGGGCGAGCCCGGACCCCGCGTACCCCCACTCCGACAGGTAGACGCCGCGCCGACCGAACCGCACGTCGCTCCCGTAGTTGCTCTGGCCGTCGTGCTTCGACCAGCTCGCGAGCCCCGCGTACAGGGCCGCCAAGTACAGGCGCACCTGAAAGAGCGGGTCCGGCAAGATCGGCACACCCGTGCGGCGGTCCAAGCACGCACAGAACCACAGCGCCATCGCGGGCATGAAACGCCATAGCGGTCCGTCCACCGGGACCTCGGCCCGGTTCCACCGCTCGCCCCCGTCGCGGAAGAGCTGCGGACGGAGCAGCGCAGCCCCGTACTCGAGCATCTCCCGCGCGGGCAACCGCGCGGTCTCCTGCTCGAGACGCGCGCGCGGCGGCACGATCAGGAAGTTGACGTCGGCCGCGGGGTCCTGCGGCCCGGGGTCCACCAGCGTCACGCCCGGTACGCGCCCGGTCAACACGACCGCACCCTGGCCCCGCGGGAGCGCGATCCGCTGCGACCCCCAACGGTACCGCGAGGACTTCAACGTCTCGAACGCGACGCCCTTCCCGTATACACCCTCACCCGACAGGAACGCACCGTGGCCCGCTCGAAGGTTCGCCAAGACCGGCAGCGCTTCCTCTTGCTGACAGGCCAGCATCACGAACGCGGGCCGCTCCTTCGTCGCGTTGGACTCGTGCTTGTCCCACACGTTCGCGCTGGCCATCGCCAGGACCTCCGCGGTGAAGCTCCGGCCTTTCCCCTTCTCCCCGCTTACGATCTGTAGCCGTCGCCCTAGGTCAGCCACCGCGCGTGTCTCCTGCGTCGTCGAAGGCCTGCTCGGGAGAGACCGTCGCGACGCCCGCGTCCATCCGGATCGTCATCGCCGCCCTTACCCCTCGCGCGACCTCTTCGTTGTGTGTCACCAACAGGACAACCCGGTCTCGCGCCAGGTCCTCGAGCGCACCCATCAGGGCCGCGATGCCCGTACTGTCGAGCCGGTCGAAGACCTCGTCGAAGCAAAGCGTGCTGCCCGTCTGAGCCGCCGCGGCCTGCCCGACCTCCGCGAGCGCCAACAGGATCGCGACGTCGATGCGGCGACGCTCCCCCGAGCTAGCCGCGCGGTAGCCGTAGCCGTCCCCGACGCCCGCGACGTCGAGGCTGATCGAGTCCAAGACGCCGCCCGACTTCTTCTCCGTGTACGGGTGGAGCTTGACCCGGATGTCGGGCATGCCGAGGCGAGGAAGCCACGCGTTCGCGACCGCCGACAGGCCCGCGAGGTTGTCGGCCAGGAGGTGTGCGCGGAACCCCCGTAGTCCCAACACAGCCTCGGCTGCCCGGAGGAGCTGAACACGCTGGTCGGCCTGCGCGCGGTTATGCGCCGCATCCTCCCAAGCCACCCGACTCGCCTCCAGTTCCTCCTTGAGCCTGTCCACTCCCTCTTGGTATTCGCGTACACGACCGTTCGCTCGCCCGCGCGCAATCGCCGCGGTCTTGAACTTGTCCTCGGCCACGGTGTGCTCCACGCGGCGTTGCTGGAGCGCGGACAACAACCACCGAGCCTCTTCGGCGTCCGCCCGGGCGATGTTGCGCGCGTACGCGGCCTCCTGCTCCGCCACGAGCGCCCGGTCGACCTCGGCCGCATGGTCGTCGCACAAGCCCACCGCGTCCGCGCCGCACGTCGGGCACCGACCCGAAGCGAACAGCCCAACGGCCCGGCGGGCTCGCACCAAGTCGGACTGCACGCGCCCGACCGCCTGGATCGCCTCAGCCTCGATCGCGTCTAGTGCTCTCGCGTCTTTCAACGCCGCCGCGACCATCGCGTCCGACGGGGGTACGCGCAAGGCTGCACTCGACCGCCCGCGGGGCAGTTCATCGCACACCAGGACCACCAGGTCCTCCAACGCCCGGGCCAACTCGGTCTCGTACTGGGTCAACCGTGCCCGCAGGACGTCGCGCTCGCGCTGTAGGGTGTCCTGGATCGACGCGCACGACACCGCAAGGTCGGAAAAGGTCCGCAGGTCCGCGCGGCACGCCTCGAGCGCGGCATCGAACCGATCCAACCCCAGCATCGCCTCGAGCAGCCGCTTGCGCTCCGCGTCGGTCGCGCCGCTGAAGTGCTGGGCGTCGTCCGCGCTGAAACAGCTCGACCGGCGCCATGAGTCGAACGTCCCGATGACCGCCGACAGCGCCTCCTGGGCCTGCGTCGCGGTCTCGTAGCTCTTGAACTCCTCGTCCATCGAGGCCCCTTCGAGCCCCCGCGAAGCCAAGAGCGCGCGCCCCGCGGGCTCGTTGCCGTTCGGCCTCCACGCGAGCGAGACCCTGTCGCCCTTACGGACGCGACGCGCCTCAACCAGGTCGGTCACGACGACCGCCGAAGACCCGAGCGCGCCCGCCGGCCACCAAGGCGTGCCCCGGAGAGTCTTGCCGTACAGGCCCACCGCGATGGCTTCCAGCAGGCTCGTCTTGCTCGCGCCGTTGCCTCCGGTGATCAACACGACACCCGACCGAGGAAACCGGATCCGCGTCGGCGCCAGCGCCATGAAGCGCTCGGTCTGGATCTCCAAGACCCTCATGCAGGAAGCTTCTGCCCTACGTGGCCGAAGAAGCCGGGCAGCTCACTCTCGCGCACGACCACACAGTCGCGGGCCGCCGCCGCGCCCTCCAGGACACCCTGAAGCCCCTCGCCGTACAGCACCAACACGTCCTCGCTGCCCTCGACGCTCAAGACCAGGAGATCCCCGCGCCGCTCAACCAAGCCCATCCGGACCGGCCGCCGTCGGGGAAACAAGTCCTTCGCGATCAGTCGAGCCCGTTCCCAGTTCATCGTCGTTGACCCTTTCAGCGCGCGAGGTAGCCGCGCACGGCTTCGTCCAGCGCTTCCTTACTTACCCCGGGCTCCAAAGGAAACCGGTCGAGATACGCGGCCAACGCGGCCTCGACGGTCTTGGAGCTGCTCGCGGCCTCCGCGGCCTCGCGTGCCTTCGCCTCCACGGCCTTACCATCGACCACGACCTCACCCGCGACCCCCGATGCCTCGAGCGCCGCGACCGCGGCCGCGAGGCTCTCGGGCGGCGCCTTGACCTGCGCGTAGAGGGTATGGCCGCGCTGCTCGGCCCAACGCACGGCTTCGGAGAGCCCCGCGGCGTCCGTCAGGACAAACCGCGGGCCCGGCAGCACCTCGTTCGAGAACACGCCGTCCTCCCAGACCGCCAGCGTCCCGTACGGGTCAGACCCGTACGGGGCCACGTTGGGGTTGTCCCACCCCGTAGGCACCAGCGCGCCGACCTGAAGCACTTCGACGCCATCGACGGTCCAGCTACGCCGGTTGTGCCAGTTGCCCGCCGCGACCGATCCAAACCCTGCGTCCCGCGCCGCCGCGGCCAAGACCTCAACGTCAATCGCGTCCGTCGAGGTCTTCAACCAGGGCGCGGTCGCGCTGTCCCGTACGCCGAGGTGAACGCCCAAGAGCCGGTGCGCCTTCGTTGAGCCTACGCGCGCGTTGAAGCCCTGTAGCGTCTCGGGCAGCCAAGCATCCGCGGCGCCCGTCCGGAAGGGGACGAGACCGAGCAAGCCCGAGGGGCGCGCACGGCCGTCCACATGAATGATCGTCGGACGGTCCACGATCGTCGCGAACGGCGCGAGGGGGCCGAGCGCGTGGTCCCCCGGCTGGTCGCTCACCTGGTCGTGATTGCCCACCAGGAGGTAGACCGCCATGCCCGCGGCCTTCGCGGGCGCGAGCGCGGTCTGGATCGCCGCGAGGATCTGCGGCTCCGGCCGCTGCGAGTCCAGAAGGTCACCCAGCACGACGAAGGCCGCGCAGTCCAGTTCAAGGCTACGCTCGACCGCTCGCGTGAAGACGTCGAGCGTGCGCCGACAGCGCTCGTTCAGGCTCGCGACGCGGTCGCCGCCAAGCCGCTTGTGCGAGGCCACGTGGCAGTCCGCTACGAGAGCAACTTTCACGCTTCAACACTCCTTGCAAGACCGCTGGCGGCGCCCGCCGAGGTGCGGGAAGGGATGCGCCCGTCGCTCCGTCTGGCAAGAGGAGAGCAACGGGCGCGCGCACCCAGACGGGACGCCTTGGTCGGCGTTTCACCAAAGGACGGGCCCGGCTCTTACCCGGGCCTGCCCACCAAGCTTCTCAATCCGCGGGGTCGAGTTCCTCGTCCGCGGGGCCGTACCCCATGTCGTCCGAGACCGACCGCGGGCGCGCGACACCCACGCCCCGGACGGCCGACCCGCCCGCGGCCGCCGGACGACCGCCGCCACCGAGAGCGCGACCCCCCGCGGGTGCGGGGCGACCGCCGCCGTGACCCTGACCGCCGCCATCGTCCCCGGTGAGCTTCGCCCAGATGTCCTGGGTCGACAGGATCCGGGTCTCCTTGCGCAGGTCCCGCATGGCCTCGAGCCACGCCAGCGCCTGCTCGTCGTCGTGCGACAGCGCGCTGAACGCCTTGGCCAGCCGGACGCTGTACTCGGTCTGCTTGCCCTCGCCCTTCTTCACGATCACGACGTCGCAGCCGGTGTCGTCCGGGTTCGTGAACGGGATGTCGATCGCGGGGTCCGAAGACCGGTAAGACATCAGCGGGTCGTACACGGTCTTGCCGAACGCGAACGTCTGGGGCCCGACACCGGGATCGCGCCGGTCGATGACGTTCGCGTAGACGCGCAGCTTGGGGAGGAAGCTGGCCGCGGCCTTGTAATCCGCGGGGTTGCCCGTGCCGCGAAGCTCCTCGAGCCGCATGCACCCCGGGCACGCGTGTCCAGCCTTGTGCTTTCTCGGGCATAGGAACGAAACGCCCCGCTCCTCCCCGGCGATCTCAACATAATGGCTCCAGGTCGGCACGAGCGGCGTGCGATGGAGGTCCCGCCGCCCGGGCAGGATCCGGATGACGTTCTCGCCCGCCTTGGGCTTCCAGAAGTTGCCCGACTCGGAAGCCGCCGCGACTTCCTGGGCGCTCCCGATGGCGTCTTCGGGCTTCCACTCCTCGTAGTCGAGCAAGCTCGACTTCGGGGCCGCGGTGCGTTGATTCGACGTAGGCATGACGTTGCTTCTTTCGTTAGCGGTTGCAGATTCAGACGAGTTTGCGAGAGGAGCCCGAGGGCCCGACCGCGAGGAAAACTGTAGTTGATGTTGGGCTCGTTTGGTAGCGCGTTATGCTCTTTTCGGGCGTTCCACGACGTAACCGTCGCGCGCGATCTCGGCGCGCAGGGACGACGCGACCTGGACCACCATGTCCTTGCGAGCCAACGCGGCCTGTACGTTGGTCTTGGCCACCGTGAGCGTCGCGTCCGCCACGACCTCGTCCTCGGCGGCGTCGAGGTACCGGGGGTCTTGGTCCACCAGGGCGTTGATCACGTCGACGGTCGCGCCGCGGGCTCCGTACGTGTCGGTCGCGGTTTCCTTGCATTGGAGATAGACGATCGCCCTGGTCTTCTTGGCCCGAATCTTCGCGCGGCCTTGCTGGAGCGTCGCGCGCGCCTGCCGACTGCCGGCGTACGCGATGTCCCCGGCGCACCGCGCGAGGTCGTCGTCGAGGCTGCTCGGGTCGACCCGGAGCCGATCGCGGATCGCCAGTTCCTCCTCCAGGATCTGGGTCTCTCCAGCGTCCGGCTCGGGGTCGAGCGCCTCGGGATCGAGCGCCAGGTGCTCGCTGCCGTAATCGCCCGCGGCGGCGAGGTATTCGTCGGCCTCGCTCATGAGACAGCTCCTTCGTACGCGACGCGCTCGTTCCGTACCGTGCGTGCGGTGCGGCGGTTGTCCACGATGAGGCGGCGCACCAGGAAGCATGCCCCCGCGTCGGCCGCGGACGGCCCGAGGGCCGGGAGCAGCCGCATCAAGGTCGCGCGCAGCGCGTCCACGAGCGCGATGCGCTCGGCGCTCGGTTGGTACGGGTCACGCGACAACATCGGGGTCCTTCCACTTCGAGAGCGAGCCCCACGCGGGCCCAACTTCACAGTCAACATCCATCGCGACGCCACCGCTATCGTGGCTCGTCATGATCTGACGCACTTTCCTGGCAACGTCGTTCACCATATCGGCTCTTACCTCGAACAGGAGCGAATCGTGAACGGGCAGCAGGAGCTTCACGTCCCGCTCGATGCCCTCAACCTCGATCCACTCGACGGCCTCTACGAGGCTCGCGAGCTGGAACTCGTTCGCCCCTCCTTGAATGGGCGAGTTTCCCGTGATGAACACGTGGTCACTCCGGCGCGCGACGAAGAACGTGTTAGGCACGACAGGGCACCACACCGGGACGCGCGCCACGACCTCGCGGCGCTGGCCCGCAGTGACCTGGACAGTCTTCCGGTTCAACGTGTCCGACAACCAGCACCCCTCGGTCACGGGGATGTTCCCCATGCTTGGGTACTTCTTTAGCTTGTATCGGCTCATGTCTCGGTACGTAACGGACGCGTGCGCGCCGGTGAGTGTACAGAGGATCTGAAACGCCTCGGCCTGCTCGCGCCGACCCGTGCAGATGCCCCGCTTATGCCGGTCGCCAAGGACCATTGCCTCGTGCAGCCGGTCAAGCGCGGGCCGATTGAGGCGGAGCATGGCCCCCAACATGAGAGTCCTTGTTGGGCATAGCCCAATAAGAAGCGTCGATAGGCGACGACCGAGGTTCCACACGACCATCCCATTCTTCAGCGACCTACGAGTAGTTTCGCTGGGAGCCGCGCGAGCTAGAAGCGCGTCGATGCGGGAGCAGTTAGCCGCGTTCGCGGTCCCGCTCTGGTGGATGAGCGCCCTCGCGCTCGTCGTGGAATACCTGCGGTTCTTCTGCTTTCCAGCGACCGTATGGGCCTTCCTGATCGAACCGTCCGTGACGAACCACCCAAGAAGCTCCGCTTCGTCCGGCGTCAAGACGCTGTCGACGTCGGGGCGGTACTCGCCCGTCCGGTGGATGCGGTCATCTCCCCACGGAGAGAGCGTACGAGTAGTCCGCTCGCACGTTCGACGCCCAGGCTGGCGCGACTTGGTCTCAACGAGCCATCGGTGGTTGGGGGTGGAAACCGCGCTGAAGCTCCTCGACTTGAATTCAACAACGGGGCCCTCATAGTCGGGAAAGAGGCGAAGGTCGGTCATGGTCTCCCATTCCAACGCGCCGGTCGCAGCGTTTTTGGTCAAGATGACGTCGTCGGGACGGAGATCAAACCCGCGGACCCAACCGCGACGCGTAAGCGCCTCCGTCTCGGCGTCGAGGCAGTTGGTGGCGGCGTTAGCCGCGTGAACTCGCCGCCCCTCGTTCTGATCGCCGCGCAGGCCAAGGTCGAACAGCGGCCGACGACGCGCGGGCTCTCCTGCCCACTGAGTCCAGACATACCCAGTATTCTGAGCCTCTCGGAGGTTCGTCTTGATCCACCGGGCCAGGACCTTGTAGCGGCCCATTACGGCATCCACGATCTTCTGCGCCTGTTCTCTCGAACAACCGAACATCGCGGCAAGAGACCCCGCTGTTTTCCCGTACAACACGCCGAAGACAACAGACTTTGTCTGGGATCGGTGCTCGTCCGTGACCTCGTCGGGCGAGATACCCCAAGCCACGCGCGAGATGAACTTCGCCGTCGCCAGATGTGGGTCCAACCCCGCCGCGATGTCAGCCATCATGACAGGATCCTGAGACAACATCGCGGCCACCCGGAACTCTGCTTGCTTGTAGTCGGCCTGTAGGAAAAGGAAACCAAACACAGGCGCGAAGACGTCGCGCGCCATCTTGCCGTACAAAGGGTCGCGCTTATTGCTAGGGATCTGCTGTAGCGGGGGATCCTTGATAGACGCACGACCCGACGCTGCTCCATCGAGTAGAATCGAGCAATGAACGCGGCCGTCAGGTCGGACATGCGGGATCATGCCTCCTGCGTACTTAGAGCGCAGTCCTGCGTACTTTCGGTGATCCAGCACGAGGTCCACCACCGGGTGCTTACCGCGCAGCTTCTCCAAGACCTCTTCGTCGACCGATGGCTGTCCGCCCGCGGTGAGCTTGGTCGGCTTGAACCCAAGCTTTCGATACAACAACTCGGCTAGCTGCTGCGGCGACCCGGGGTTGAGATCCACGCCCACCTCCGCATCGAGCCTCTCACGCGTCACGCGCAACGATAGCGTGCAGTGCGCGTCGAAGGCTCGGAGCGCGTTCATGTCGACCGGGACCCCCCACTCCTCAAGCCGAGCCACAGCGCGCGCGGCACGGTCTACGACGAGCCGCCGGATACGGTCGATCTGTGGATTGATCGCTAGGTCACGCGGAAGCCGCGCCAACAGACGCCGCGTCCCCACACCGTCTCGACCGTTGTACGCGAGCAGCGTGTCGTCCGGTACGACCGCCTTGGCCCAAGCGCCCGACTCAACGCCCGCGTCCCGAACGAGCGCGGCGATGTGCGGGAGACGCGCGTCGAGGTCGGCGAGCGCCGCGAGCCCGTCCGCGGCCTTGGCGGACAGCTTGCCAACCTTCTTGTCGGCTTCCTTCGCCTTCGCCAACCGGCGCTCCGTGTGGACGCCGAACGTGATCCGGTCGACCGCCGGGGCCTCGGCCAACTTCTGCTCGTCCTTCATGCCGCCCATCCCGACCAACTCAACCATCGTCGCGAGGTCGGCGGGCGCCTCGGCCTCGAGCAACTTGCGCCACAGCCGCACGTCGCCGTCGACCCCCGCGACCGCGAACCCATTCGTCACAAGCGCCGACCGGTCGAATTTGACATTCGCGCCGCACTTTCGTGCGCGAGGGTCCGCAAGGTAACGCGCCAGGGGCGCGCGCGTCGCCGGGTTCGCCAACGCGGCCTCGTCCCACGTCCACGTATCCTCCGACAAGGCTTCGTCTTCTCGCTCCGGGGTCGCGGTCACGCACAGAAGCCGGAACGACGGGTCAAACAACTGCCCCGCGCTCTCCACGTCTACCGAGCACCAGGGCGCGGCGCTCATCTCCGCCACCGCGGCCTCGGCGTCCTCCGCGGTCTCGACCACGCGCACGACCGCGTCGAGGGGTGGCAACGGCGGCGGCGGCCGCGTCAACGCGTACTCGATGTCCTGTTCAAGCAGGGTCTTCAGGAACCGGTTGTCTACCGCGCCCTTGGGCGCTCCGACGAAGTAGACCGGGATGGGTCGGTCGCGGTAGCGCCCGGCGAGCAAGTACGCGTACCCGGTGCGGACGTTGTTCGGCTGGACCGACCGACCCAGGATCGAGCGCGCCGCGAGCGACCCCATCGCGATAATGCGCTCCGGCCGGACATCCTCCAGCGTCCGGGCCATGTAGCCGCGACAGGCCTCCACGTGCTCGACCGCGAGCTTGTGAAAGGGCCGGCACCGCGTCGCCGCCGCGTACGTCACGGGCCCGGGATACCACCTCGACACCAACGGGCGGACCATGTGGCCAGCAACGCCAGACAACACGCGACCGGCCGGGTGGGGCCGGTCGTCGTCCTGCGTCACCGTATCGACCACGACCAAGACACCGCCCGGACGGGGGTTCTTGCCCCCGTCCGAACCCAAACAAACGCGGCCGGGCCGCTTCGCATCGCGAGGCTCAACCCGCTCCTCCCCGGTCTCCGGATCCGTCGCCCGGCGGAGCCCCGACAGCTCGCACCGGGTGCACCGGTCGTCGGGGTCGAGCGACGGCTCCGCCTCGATGGCCGCGACCGGCAAGGCAGAATACAGCGGGAGGTCGCGCATGGGCGTTACTGCGCGGCGTCCGCGCGGGGCGCCGGGCCCAGGTTGCCGATGACCTGAAGAACCAGCGGGACACGGCGCGCGAGGTCCGCGGCAACCGTCCGCGTCACCAGCGGGACCTTGCCCCGGAGGGCCTCGATGCCCGCGATGATCTGGTCCTCCGTGGGGTGCTCACCCGTCGTGTCGATCATGTGCTGAATGACCCAGACCACCACCGCCCGGAGCATTGCGTTCGCCGCCAATAGCTCTGGCGGGATCGGCGTCGAGGACAAGCCCACCGGATCGTCGTCAACCGACGCCGCCGCGGGCTCAGTCCCATCGGGTTCCTCGGGCGCCTCCTCTTCGTCCTCGTCGGGTCCGGCCGGGTCGATTGCCGCGACCGGCGCGGGGGCCGCGGCGGGCTTCGGGCGAGTCGCGGCCGGCGGAGCCGCTGCCGCGGGTGCAGGCTTCGCCGCGGCAGGCTTCGCAGCAGGCGCAGGCCGGTTTACTGTCACGGGCGCAGGAGCCGCCGCGGGCCTCGCGGCAGGGAGAGGCGCAGCCGTAGCGACGGCCGCTAGCGTCGAGGCGGGGCGCGCCTGGGCGACGGCCGCGGGTGCCGGCTTGGGTGCAGCCTGCTGCGCCGCGGCCGTCGCGGGGACCGCGGTCTTGACCGGCGGAGTCGTCGCAGCGGGCGCGGCCGGCTTCGCCGCAGCCGGGGCGGGCTTCGGCGTCTCGTCCCACCACGACCTGTGTGCGTCGCCGGGGATGACGGGCGTCTGGTCCAGCTTGGCGCCAGGGATCTCGACGCGGAAGTTGTAGGTCTTCGTCCCTTCCGCGGGCTGGATCTTCTCGAGTGCGGCGACGATCGCCGCACCCTCTTCGGACGACAGCCCACCGATGGCCAGCATCAACGGCGACGTACCTCCCGCCACGCCGGGCGCCAAACCAAGCCCCTGGAACGCCACGGGCCGCTCCACACCCAAGATCACCGCCGTACCCGTCCACGTAATCGTCCGCATCTCGTACCTCGACCCTTTCGTTCGTTTCGTCCCGCCGCGACCCTTACGTCCTCCGAGGTAGGTTCAGCAAGCTGATACCTGGTTCGGTTCCTGCCCAACCAGAGGTTTCGTACCGCTCGTAAGAGCAGCACCAGAGCCTCCAGGGCGACAGGCTGACACCGGGGAACTCCCGGCCAAATCTTTCAAGTTGATGGCAGCGTTGAGATCCCGATCGATCACACCGCAACCCAGTCTCGATCAAGTGACTCGCGCGCGGCCGCGCGCAACACGTCGACCGGGACCTCATCGGGGTCCCGCTTGGGCGGGAGCTTCACCAGCCCCGCGCGCTGCCCCTCGAAGCGGAGCTGCATTGAGAAAAGCCAACTTTTATGCCAAGCGTCGCCGTCTGGTAGCAACACGACGGGTCGGCGCGCCGACATGAACTGCTCCCGGTGCCCCTCCTTGGTCCCGCCGAGGGCCGCGACCGCGTCAGGCCACAACGCGTGGGCATCGAACACGCCCTCGACGACCAGCACGGGCTCGTCGGTCTCGACCTGGAGCACTGCGGCGTTGTACAGCAGCGTCGCCAACGGCATGCCCCGCGGGTACCGGTAGCCCATTCCCGTGTAGTTCTTGACCCAGGGTCGCGTGCTGTAGCCAACCCAGGGAAGCTCCCCCGTGTCCTCGTCGGGCTCGACCCCGAACACCGGCACGACCACCCGGCCGGCAAAGGTCCCGGCGACGCACGCGCCCACGCGGGCCTCACGCAGGACCTCCGGCGACAACCCCCGGACCTGCGTGAGGTAGTGCCGCGCGGGGTCGAGCGAACGCGAACGAGCACCGTCGCCGTTGAACAGCTCAAAAAACCCGTCGGGCGGGTCCATCGTGGGCAGCTTCGGGCCCGAGGCGGCGCGGGGCGCGGGGGCTTCCAGGTCACTCCACTCGTCGGGCATGCGGCCGATACGGCCACCGTCACCACACCGATGACAAACCCAGCGCGCGGTGTAGACGTTGAGCCCGAGGCACTGCCGCCGGTCGACCTTGCCCACGCGGGTCTCGCACGACGGGCAGTTGCCCCGGACCCACCCGCTGGGCCCAGGGCGCTTCCCCGCGACCGCCTCGAGCACCGCACGGTCGCCCGATCGGGTACTCATCGAGCTGCCTCGTGCTCAAGCATCGCGGCCGCGACCTCGTGGTTGGGCACCCGACGGGCAACGTGCACTGTCGCCCCTTGCCCGTACACCCTCAACGGGGACCGACGCCCGTCCAGGAGGTACGTCGCGCATTCGGTTGAGAATGTCCGCGCTCCCACGCGTAATATGGCCCGCATCCAGCCAGTCCGAAGCGCCTTACCTGTCTTCCGATCCAAGGTCACATCGCGCACGTAGTCGCCGACCTCAACCACCGAGCACACCCGTCGGGCCGTAGTGGCCCAGCACCTCGAGCGCCGCCGCCAGCTCCGGCACCAGCACCTCGCCAATACAGCGAGGATCGTGCGGCGCCAGGAAGTCATTCTGGTCGAGCCAGAACGCCAAGCAACCAGGGCAACCTCGCCTAGCGAAGAGCTTGCCCGGCTGGAGGAACGACGGCTGCGGCGTCGCATCAACCGCGGCGTTACAACGGATGATGTCGGCGAGCCGCTCAACCCGGCCCTTGGTCCCGCCGCCGTCCAACACCTCAACGACGTCGGAACACGAGAACCCGCGCACGCCGACGGAGAAGTCCCGCAGGACGCTCAGCGACAGGCTCGACACCGAGCACGGCGCACGGCCGTGCAGGGCGTCGCTGTAGGTCACGTCTCGCTCGCGCGGCACCCCCGCCTCGCCCTCGAGCAGGTAAGCGGCCTCCTTGGCTCGCGCCGCTGGCCCCACGACGAGCCGAACACGCGCGAGCCGCGTCTTGGCCACGAAGCCCACGTGCGTCCCGTCTACGAGACGACCATATCGCCAATCCCGGCACCTCACCCGGTCACCCGGCAGCAGGCCCTGGATCGCCGCGTACGGCGGCCCCGGCGTGGTCTCGATGACGCTCATGGCGTCTCGTCCCACCACACCGATCGCAGGTCGTGGTGCCCGACCAACACGCGGCCGAACGGCACGAACGCCGCCGTGAACGCCTTCGTGTTGGGGCCGAGATAGGCCAGGAACGAGCTGTGCGGCGGGGCGTCGCCCGAGACCAGCGCGCCGTCGGGGTCCTGATGCAGGTACCGCACGCGCTTGCGCGGCAGGCACAGGATGCAGTCGAGCGGCGTCAGCAAGCCCGGACCGACGTCGGACTGCGTGGACCCGAGCTGCTCGAGCGAGAACCCCAGGAACACCGCCTGCGTGAGGTGCCCCGCGGACCACTCACGCGCGAGCTTCGCCCACCAGTGCTTGGCCGAGCTGGTCACGCCCTTATGTTGGTGCCCGGGCTCGAGACCACATGCGCCCGTCACGGTGCAGCCCTCGCGCTTGCGCGTCCGGGGGTAACAGGGTCGCCCGTCCTCGTCGCACAGACCCCCGGGCGGGTTTAGCCACACACTGCCCGCCCAGGCCTGCTTCAGACCGTTGGTCGCGGCGTCGTAATACGTCGTGGCCTCGATGTACTCGTTCGCGGCCTCGCAGCTCGCAGGGTCCAGGTCGATCGTCCCACCAAAGACCCGGGCAGCCGCGCCGACAAGGCCGAAGGGGCTGTAGTGCTCCACGCTGGCGCTCGAGTGTGCGAACGCGTGCGCCAGCGGCGTCGCGTCCTCCGCGGCCGCGGGCTCGGTCGGCTCCGCCGCCCGCTCCGCGGCGGGCTCCGCCTCCAGTTCCGCCGCGGTCACGACCGACGCCCCCGCGGCCCGTTGGAACAGCCGGACGGCGTCGGGGCACCGGCCCGGGCACACCTGGCAATCCTGCGCCGATTCCCCGTGAACGAGCGCGCAGTTGTTGATGTCGCCGTCGGGCTTACGCGGCGGGATCCCTTTGGCGTCGCAGTGCACTTCGTAGTCCCCCCACGAGGGCTCGACGAGGACGAGGTTCATGTCGCGTCGGTAGTCCGCGAACGTGTACAGGAGCGCGCGAGGGGTCGTCATCGACGCGACCCTTACCCCGAGCGGGCCGGCTTTGCGACGACCAACCCCACGGCGCTACTCCGCCGCCGCGGCTTCAGGCTCCGCGGCGCCAAACGGGAACGCGTCGCCACCGAGGCCCTCGAGTCGCGCGGCCCGTTGGCGCTCGCGCTGTTGGTCCCGAGCGTTGCGCTTGCGCGCTTCCTTGTCAGCGTAGCGGGCGGGCAACCATGGGTACCAGCAGAGCGCCAACTGGAAGCCCGCAGCGGTGTCCAACGGCTCGCAAAGCTGCGCGAGGTCGCCCGTCACGTCGGGGCGACGCGCGTTGCATTCCGAACACGCCGCGACCAGGTTCGCCGGGTCGTTCGATCCGCCGTGACGCCGGGGCACGACGTGGTCGATCTGGGCCGTGTCCTGCGTGAGCGGAACCCGGCACCACGCGCAGTAGCCCCCACCACGGTAGATGATGGCGCAGCGCCGCGCGGCCCCGAGCGTCCGGAGACTGCACCAAGTCGACGCGCGCTCGTGTTTCGACTTCACACGCTGTACAGCGGCGCGATGCGGCCCTTCTCGCGCTCGCCAAAGATCGGCCCCACCGGAAACAGGTCCTTGCCGTGCGTGTTCTTCGCGACCCAATACTCCGTGCCGTCGTCGCGTGGGTTGATCGAGATCATCAGGGTCGCGCGTCGCGACTTGTGGATCGAGTCCGCGATGTCGTCCGACGACAGGTACTTGCGCTTGGCTGACGCGGTTCCACGCGTCGCGGCACACGCGGTCGACACCCAGATGGGCCCCCCGGGGTGCCCCTTGTCGCCGGGCTGCTTCTGGCCCTCGGCGTAGTCGCGCAACTCGCCGAACACGTGCTTGCCCACCGAGTAACCGTGGTCCGCGTCTTTACCCACTGAAGACGGCACGGCCAAAAGGTCCCCGTAGTCGATGACCAACAGGTCGATCGAATGTCGCGTCCCCTCCGCGAGACCCCGGCATGCCCCCTCACGCAACTCGACCTCGTCCACCCACTTTCGTAGATCCGCCACCGTCGTGGCGTGCGAAGGGAACGCCTGGAGGTACGCGCGCCCGAGCCCGCCGCCGTTCACCGCGAACCAACCGCGGGTGCAGTCGGGGTCGTCCTGGACGTCGTCGATTTGGAAACCCGTGAGGTTGGCTTTGAGTCGCGAGAACTGCTGGTCCAGTGGCAGCTCCAGCGTCGCGAACGCGACGACCTTTTGGTGGCGCAACGCGTGGCTCGTCGTGTGCGTGAGGCTGAGCGACTTTCCCGCCCCCGTCGAGCCCATCCAGATCGTGAACCCTCCTCGCCGCGGTCCCCCGTTGAGCTGCGCGTCCAAATCCTCGATGCCGGTGCCAAGCCGAACCAAGCCGCGCACAGCCTTGATCGCGTCGTAGCTACCCTCACCGAGCACAACCCCGACGTCGGTCACCTCGGCGTCCCGGCCCACCGCCGCCGCCCGCTCGACCAACTTACGCGCCTCCGGGAACGGACCCTCCTCGCCGTCGGGTTGTGCTGCCTCCTGCATGACCGCCAAGACAACCTTGTTGCGCAGTCGCTTCGCCAACACGGGCGCGAGCTGGTCCACGACGGCGTCGTACGCGATCGAGTCCTCCGCGCCCGCGATGAAGTAGTCACCCACGGCCTCGACCTCGGCGTAGCTGACCTTGCCGTCGTCCATGAGCGTCCTGAGCCGCTGGAGCACGAGAACAAATGAGTCGGGCGGGCGGTGGGTCTCGGCCACGATCATCCGGGCGGCCCGCATGGCCCACCGAGCCTCTTCGGCGTTCAGGTTCTCGGCTTCGATCTCGTGGCCCAGCCGAGCCCAAAACTTCGGCGACGTACACGCCAAAAAGACGACACGCCGCTCGAACCTTAGATCCAGCCAGTAGTAGCTCCGGTCAGTCGCCATCGTTCGCGCTCCTATCAGCCCCAAACCATCTCGCCCGAAGCGATCCGCGCGGCGAGCGCCGCCCTCGCGACCTGTGTCGCCTTGGTCGCGGCTTTGAACAGGGTTTCCCAGCCCCTCTCCGCCAACGTCGTCGCGACCACGACACGCGCGGCCGCCAACGACGGCGCCTCGCTCGCCAACCGCATCGCCCGGTTGTACGCGCGCGTCAGTTCCCGGAACTCGTCGGTGATCTTGTTGGGGACGGCCCGGTAGTCCAGCTCGACCTTGTTGAACATCGCGACGCCCTGACGGCTCAAGCGCTTCGGGTCGAAAACGAATCGCGGCGGCGGGACCACACCGGTCCGCATACCGCCGCCGCGCTCCCAGACATCGAACGAATACAAGACCCACGCGGCCGGCGCCACGTTGAGCGGAATCATCGCCGCGGCCGCCGCCACGAGGTTGTCGTAGTGCTTGGACTTTGCGAGGTTGCCGCGAAAGTCCCGCATGGGTTCGTCCGGGTAGCGCTTTTCGAGCCCGCTCAGGTAGGTCGCAACCAAAAGCCGCGCACGCTCGTAGGGGGTCGTCTCCGGCGCGAGCCTCGCGGGGGGCGGAGTTTCCACCAAGAAATCGTTCAGCGACGGCGTACGGGGCAACCCCGCGAGTCGCAAGAACGTCCCGATCGGCAACGCCAGCTCTTCTTCGGGCGTCATCGTGGGTACGGTGTCGGCCGACGTAGCGGGGTCGTAAACGGCTCCGGAGACCCGCGACAGGGTCTCGCTTGGGTTGGAACCCCCCGACGCGTTCTCGGGTCGGTTCTGCGCAACCCCGGCGGGGTCCTGCGTTGGAGTCATGAGCGTCGGGTTCGTCATCGGGGGCGGACCCGGAATCTTACCCGCGGTCGACGTCGAAGGGGTCGCGGTGGTTTGGATCGGGTCGTGATCCGTGCACCCGGTCCGCGTGCCGTCCGGGCTCTGGATCTGAAAATCCAACTCGCGCGCACGCGCGGGATTCTTCGAAGAAGAATCCGGATCCGGATCCAGATCCGGAGGAGATCCCAGATCCGGATCAGATCGTCGACGGTGGTTTTGATTCTTTTCGGCGTCGCCCGTCGGGGGCTTTTTGATATCCTGGTCACCGACGAAATCGACCCCGGAGAGCACCTCAACCGGGGCGACGTAGCTCGGATCTTGGTCCCACATCCATGCCCGGATGCCCCACCCCGCGGGCCCGTGGGCGGGGCGGGGGTAACGCAGGTTGCCCGACCCCTTGGGGCGACCTGCCCCGGGTCGCGGGCCCCCCCGCGGGTCGGGGGCGGTGATGCGGCGCTTTGCCTCGGCGGGAAGGATCCAGACCCGGTCGGCCCCGACGGCTCCGACGGCGGCCGACCCCCGGATGCGCCGGACGTAGACCTTCGTGTTGAGGGCCCGCCAGATGCCCCGGGCGGGGCGGTGGAAGTTGCGGAAGCCCAGGACCCCGAGGTCCGGCTCGTCCTTGACCTTGCCGCTCTCGACGAGGCCCAACCGCTTCAACTTCGCGGTCGCATCCTTGACGACGTCGAGGTGGATCCCCGTGTATCGGGCGATCGTCTCGTTCCAAATGCGCGTGAGCCCGTTGCGCGGGTCGCGGCAGGTCGCGAGGCACCGGTAGACCGCCCAAGTGTTCCGCCCGAGCTTCCGTTCCATGGTGTCGACGGGCAGTGTCTCGCCCCCGGCGACCTCCCAGTTCGTGTTCGCGGGCTTTACGACGACGCCCGGCGAAGGCCGCGCGGGATGCGGATCGGGCTTGATCGACGACGAACGCGTGTGTATAGTCATATAGTCACTTGTCAGACGTCGCCCTGGCTTGCCCTGGAAAGTGAGCCGGGGCGAACGTCTATTTGGGGTTTGAGGTCGGGGGCCGCGGCGCGGCCGAAGGGCGACCCTACCCCGGTTCGGGGTCGGTCGTAAAGCGCCGCGACCCGGGGCGCTATCGCCCGATCGGTCGGCCCCACTCGTCGCGCGGGCCCTTGGCGGCGTACCGGAGCATCTCCTGCGCCTGGTCGACGATGATGACCGACTTCAGCTTGGGCCACCAGACGGGTCGACCCTTCGACGTATGAAACACCTCGGGGAGGGCGGCGAACCGAGCCTCGGCCAACGCCACGAGCGCGGCCTTGTCCTTGTAGCCTTTCGCGCCGCCGGGGTGGTCCCCCCACCAGGCGTATTCATCCCAAGAGCCCTCTCCGATGCGCCCGGGCTCACCCAGGTCGACTCCGTGCTCGGTGTTCCGCAACACGAAGCGGTCCGCCAAAAGAGCGAGATGGTGCTCGCGGGGGTCTGAAAGGGGGATCCAAAAGCCGTAGGGGTCCGATGCTGCCGCGGATGGGCCCATTTCTTCCCAACGTTGGACCAGTTTTGCGACTTGGCCTGGGGTAGGCCAGGTGTGTAGGTACAGCGACCGATGTGCGTCTCTTCGCTTACACAGGATGAACGGCACCGTTATCGCCCTCTCCCGTGCGGCGTTACCGCTTCGGTGGCGTAGGCCAGGTAGTAGAAGTAGTGCGTGGACGTGACCCAGCGTACATACTGCATCAGGGCCCCTTACCGATCTCGCGCTTGTTTGCCGGCGCGTCGGCCAGGCCCCAAGACACCCGCGCGGGGTCGGCCCGCACGTGCTTCCGGGGGATCTCGCCTTCCACTACCACCGAGTAGCCCTCGCCGAGGTAGGCGCGCCGCCGCTTCTTCGCGTGGTCCTCGAGCCACTCCGACGAGATGTCGTAGAAGTCCACCAGCTCGAACGAGGTCTTGACCGCGTTGCCGGCGGCGTCGCGCTCGACCCGGGACCCGCGGCCCAGCTTCTGGAGCACGTCGATGACGCTCCGACCCGCCGACAAGTTCACGACCGTTCGCAGCTCCGGGACATCAATTCCTTGCCTTAGGACCGCACTCGACACGATCACCTCGGTGTCGCCGCGGCGCAGGTCGTTGATGTGGCGTTCGATCTCCGCGGCCTTGTGCGTGCCCCAGACGAACTCCGCCGAGATGCCCGCCTGCTGGAGCAGCTTGAGCAGCGTCCGGCCGTGTTGGATGTGCTTGACGAACGCGATGGCGGGCTTGGCCGCCTTCTTCAACGCCGCGACCGCCATCGCGTTGCGCTGTGCGGACCGCGCGATCAGCTCCTGGTAAACCTCAGCGTACGTGTAGCCCGCGGGGTTCGGGTGCTTGACAGTGATCATCCGGACCCGGGCGGTCGAGACCACGCCGGCCGCGATGGCCTGCTGGGCCGTGTAGCGGTGGATCACCGGACCCGTGACGCCCATCGTGAGCGCCGACTTCATGTCGCCACGGGCCATCGGGGTCGACGACAACCCTACACGCCAGTAGGCGTTGCAGGCCCTCGTCGCTTCCAGAAACGTGCGCGCGGGGACCTGGTGGCAGTTATGGACCACGATGCCGGACCCCACCAGGAACGTGTGCGTCCCTTCGACTTCGAGGTCGTACACGTACCCGTCGGGGCACGCGCCCTCAAAGGTTCCGTCGGCCCCGGGGTGAAGCGCCTGTACTCGATCGACCCGGACCAGCGGGGGCGCACCTACCGGCGCCGCGTAGGCGTCGACCAGGAGGTGGCCCTCGAGCGACTCCGCGGGCGTCCAACGGTGCTCTGTTGCGCGACATGGGGTCCAGAACTTATGGCTTGGCGTGCAGACGAAGCTCTCGCCGGTCGATAGCCAGACGCGGGTGAGCACTTCGGGCCGCCGCCGCATCGTCCGCAGGACACGACGCTGGACCGGGTCCCAAGGGTCCGCGTCCGTGTCGAACGAGGGGACGTAGTCCCCCACGCGCACGGCTTCGATGGGTACGTCACCCACAGGCGTGCCCGCGACGAAGCACTCGTCGACGACCAGGCCCCCGGTGCGCTCGAGCAGTGCCCGCGTACTCGGGTTGGCCAGGCTGCGCTGGATCGATTGGTAGGTGGCGCACGTCAGGCGGGCGCCTTCGGTCCACCGACCCTCGCCGATCCGGCCGGGCTCACCCAGGTCGACTCCGTGCTCGGTGTTCCGCAACACGAAGCGGTCCGCCATGCTGTTCACCAACGAGAGGCTCGGGGCCATGAACAACCAGTGGCAGGGGAACGCGCGCGTGAGTCCCACCGCAACGTCCGATTTGCCGCTGTTGTGGACGACGAACTCGTTGGCCACGTAGTTCGACATCGGGCTCGCCATCGTCAGGTCGTACACAGGCTCTCGGCCGCAGGGCGTGATGCTCGCGACGACGGCGGGAACCGCGCGACCGGACACGTTCTTCCAACCACCGCGGCGTCCGTGCTCCGCGAGGTGTTCCTTGCGCGGGAGGACCTCCAAGTTGTCGGGGTCGTTGTTTCGCCTGTTTTCATCCTTGTGGTGGACGTGGACCTCGGGCCCGAGGAAGGTCAGGCCCTCAATCTCGTTGAGGATGATTCGGCCCACAAGCTCGAACAGGTTGATGTTGTTCAGGCGGGCCTCGGCAACGAGTCGGTGCTTCGGGACGCGCACGAGCTTCCCCGTGCGCGACCAGTTCGTCCACTGTGCATACGGGTGGTTGTACATCTTGTCGATCAGCTCGTAGTCGTCGACCTTGTCGTGATGCGCGAGCTTGGCCAGGCTCTTGGGCCACTCGATGATCATGACCTCGTCGCCCGGGGCTAGGTCACCCAGCCGCGTGTACTCGCCGCTTTCTTGAAGAAAGCGGTGGTCCGCCGTTCCGCGGATCGACCGCCCGTCGGTGAGCTTGAGGCAGAAGACGTCCGCCTCCCCGTTATCGTGGACGTTGACGATTTGATTGAGGCGGAGATACCCCTCGGGATCGACCGATTGTGTGTAGGTCGGGATCGAGAGGTCCCACGCGCACGTTCGTCCCTTACCGCCGTGGTTTCGCGTAGCTTCCCCACGCATACGACTCACCAAGGTCTTCAGCGCCACTGGACGAGCGGCTCCGCCCCGGTTGACGACGAGGGAGGTGTCTCCGACGAGACATCCCGTAATTTGCCAAATGATGCCATGTACATGGCTGTCTACGGCGTCCACGGCCTCGCGTTGGTAGTCCCGGAGCCACGCGAGGTCCGCCGCGGGGTCGCGCGCGACCGGCTGGACCCGGTTGTCCACGATCTCGACCGTGAACCCCTCGGCCGCCGCGGCCTTGCGCAGCCCAGGCAGGAACCCACCGAAGAACGACGACGTGGCCTCGGTGTAGAGGTTGTACGTCGCCTCTTCCTTGCCCTTGAAGAACGCCTGCGGGTCAGGGATCGACAGGTAGCCGCGGACGTAGTCGCGCTCCTCGGGCGTCGCGCGTACCAACGTCGCGACCCGGTTGGTTAGGCGGATCATCATGGCAAAGGCCCCCGCGTGTCAGGAGTCGGATGCGGGCCGTGGGGTCGACGCCACGGACTTGCCCTTCATGGCGTCGACTGCTGCGACCAGCTTGGCCAGGTTGGCCTCAATCGTGGTCGCGCCCCGGTACAGTCCCATCGAGACGTATGCGCGGATGTCGACGTACTTGTGGCTGTACTTGTCGGACACGTACAAGCTCCGGCCCGGGATCCGGCCGTCTTCGATGCCCTTGTGGATCGCGCTGAGCGCCAGGCCGGTGGCCTCATGGACCTCCATGGCGGTCACGAAACCATCCATACGCATCATTTCGTCAGACTTGCTCAAGCGCTTGATCCTACTCATGTTTTTCCTCGTCTTCACCCTCACCCGCCTGCTCGAGCGCGAGCAGCAAGCCCGCCCGGAGGTCGCCGCCGCCGAGACCATCGAGCACCCGCCGGCAGCGGTCCCGTTGGGCCTTGTCCGCGAACGACACTTCCAGCAGGTAGCGTCGCTCTTTGGGCGCCGCGGGCTCCGGGGCGTCGTTCGACACCCCGCCGAGCGCCGCCATCGCGTTAGCCTCATCGTCGCTCGGCTGCACGGCCGCGATCAGGTCCGCGATGTCCTCGGCGCCGTAGCCCGTGAGCTGGAGGTCGGCCTGGCCACCGTCGATCGCCGCGAGGTCCGCGAGCTGCGTCAGGCTCGCGCCGACCGCGTTCAGGTCTAGCTCGCCGCGGAGCTTGTTCATGCCGATCCGAAGCGCCCGAGCGCGCTCATCGGAGAAGCTCGCGACCGTCACGGGGATCTCGGTGAACCCCGCGCGCCGCGCGGCCTCGACCCGGTGGGACCCGTCGATGACCTCGAGCGCGGCGGTGTCGAGCCAACGCGCGTCGTCGTTGCCCGGGACGGACGGCGGCAGGTCGGTCCCGGGTAGGACCCGCGCCAGCACGGGTTGGACACAGCCGGTCCGGCGCATGTTGTCCGCGAGCAACTGGAGGTCCTGCTCGGACATGACGTTCGGGTTGGGCCCCGGGGGCTCGCGGAGCCGGTCGTCGAGCGGGAACGCGAGCGTGCGCCAGGTCGGCGGTTCCGAGGATTCAACGACGGCGGGGGTGATCTTCTGCTTGGTCACGCGGGCACCCGACCGTCTGGACCAACCTTGACGCCTTCGCGGCAGACCCGGGGCGTGCCGGTATCGTCTAGGACGAGGTAGAAGAGCGTACCGACGACAGGAACGGCGACCACGATAGTCCGCGCCCTGTCGGGGTGACGGCGGATCGCCCCCTTGCGTTTCAGGCCCTCGAGTAGAGCCGCAGCCCCGCTAGGGCTGACGTTGAGCGCCTCGCCCAGCTCTCGGATCGTCGGGCTGTAGCCCCGGGCGGCGATGTGGCGCTGGATGGCCTTGAGCGCGTCTTGCTGGCGGGGCGACAGGGGGTCTCCGAGCTTGGTCGTCACGGGCGCTCCTTCGCGAGCGTACGCAGCTCGGGGTCTTGGGCGATCCGGATACATGCGGTCGCGCGGGACTGTTCGAGGTCCCAGGGAGCCCGGCCCGTTACGGGCGTTCCGCCCTCGGTGCGCCGCGGCCCCTCGCGCAGCAGGTCCAACAGGCCATCGAAGCCGTCGTCGCCTACGACGGCCGTGAGCCGGGTCAACACGCGGTAGTGCCACTCGCGGTCCGCCAGGATCTGGTCGACCCAGCGCACGGGCTCCTGCGTGGCTTCGGGCGTGAGCTTCAGTTTGCCGCCTTGTTGCCGGCCGTCCAATCGTCGGTTTTCACCGTAGTCCTGGAACCCCTCGAGCGACTCGCCCCGGGTCGGGTGGAGCTTGTACACCTCGCTACGCCGGGCGGAGACGGGCGCGTGTTGCCGGACGAGCTGCTCGCCAAGCTGGCGTCGCAGCGCGTTCGCCAGGTAGGGGGCCAGCGGGCCCTTCGCGGGGTCGTGGCCCCCGGCGGCGAGCGTCGTCATCACGACCTCCCACGCGTGCTGCGCTAGGTCCCGCTCGTCGCACCATGCGCGCACGCGGAACGCGTACTGGACCACGACCTCGTTGACCACCCGGGCCGCGATCTCTGCCGTTTCAGCGTTCATCGTTACTCCGCCGCCGCTTGCTCGGCCGCCTCGTTCGAGAGCATCGCGCTCGCGAGCCCGCCGCGAAGCTCCGCGAGCTTCGCCCGGATGCCCTCGAGTCGCTCCCCCAAGATAGCCTCGTACCGCGTGACCTTCTGCTCCACGGCATCGCACCGCGCGACCCTGGTCTTGGCGACGCGCTCTGAGACACCGGAGGCCAGCTCCGCCGCCATGTCCTCCGCCTCGCGCGCGGCTTCGCGCTCCACGGCGTCCAGCACGGCCGACAGCACCTCCTTGCTGGACAGCGCGGGGATCTCGAAGACCCGGTGCTGACTGACCTCGCGGATCGCGCCCAGGATCGCGCGCCACCGCTCGGTCCCGGTTCGGGGCACGTAGTAGACGCCGCCGTGGTCTCGGAGCGCCACGGCGTCGCACCGTCGGTACAGCAGGTCGACCAGCCACGGCACGACGTCGACCGGCGCCAATTCGTTCATCGTCGTCGCGTAGGCGGTGCGGATCGCGGGCGCCAAGGGATGGGCCTCGCCCGCGGCCTCGACGGCTACGCGCACCGCGCAAGCCTTGGTGTGGAGCGACGTGGCCCGCTCTTCGTCGGACTTCTCGGCCCAGCCGCAGTCGCACGTCGCCTGGGCCTCGCGGCTGAAGACCAGCCGCCCCACCGAGTCGAGCCGCGCCGTCAGCACGGTGTCGTACTCGAGGGCCTCGCGCCGCGCCGTCTCCTGGACCACCGCGTAGCCACCGGCCGCGAGCGGTCGGATGAGCGTCCTGCCTCGCTGGAATGCCTTGAGGGTCCGGTTGAGCGCCGTCGCAGGTGACGGCAGCTCCGGCAGGTCCGCCGGGTCGAGCCCCGCGGCCTCCCACGCGGCTGCCAGGTGGTCCGGGTCGACTGCGCCCTGGAGACGCCAGTACACGACGCTGCCCGCGTCTTCTTGTTCCGGCACTGCGTACACGGTCATGGCGCGCGTCCCTTCCGATCTAGAATAGTATGGGGATCGAGTCGTTTTACAAGAGAAAACGATCTTGGCGTTACGAGACGTCCTTGAGGTTCCTTGAAGCCTCTCGGTTCATCTCGACGCATTCCTGCTGAACCAGCGGGTGCCAGACGCCCTGGATGGGCTCGAAGACCTTGTAGTGGTCCCGAGCCCACCGGCGGAACGCCGCCTGCTCCTCGGGCGAGAGGTTGTCGCGGAAGAGCTTCACGCGGCCGTCCGGGTCACGAGGTGGCTGGACTTGATCGAGACCACCGCGCCGTCCGCGGTGCGGCATGTCGTGAGCCCGCCCTTGCGGTCCAGCACCGTCAGGGCCTGCATCTGCTCGGCCGTGAGGGCGTCGATGTACTTCGCTTGGTGCGCCGGGGCGATGTCGGCGATGCGACCCGGGGCCTTTGCCTCGGGTGCGCTTGCCGCCGCGGGCGTCTCGGAGACCGCGGGAGGCGCGCTTGCCGCCGGGCTTTCCGCCGTGTGGACCTGGATCTCTTCGGTCTCGGCCACGCGCTCGTCGCCGTCGGGCACATCGACGGCCGCCGCGGCGTCATCCAGGACGGCGTTCACGACTCCGTTGAGCGCCGCGAACGCGCTGCCCGCGACGATCTCTTGGCCGCGCTTGTCCTGGAGCGCCTTGAAGGCGTCGAACGTGAGCGTCACGAGCTTGGCGAACGCCAGCCGCGGGTCGACCGGATCGGCCGCGGTCTTGGGCGCCGCCTTGGGGGCTTTCGGCGCCTTCGGGGCCTTGGCCGCGGGGGCCGGCTTTGCCACCTTTCCATTGCCGAACTCGCGGATGACGATCCAACATCGCAGGAGCGAGTCCTTCGCCGGGGTCGTCTTGCCCCAAACGGACTCGAGCTGCTCGTGCGTCATGGCCCGCAGGGCTTCGATGCGCGCCGTTCGGGCGTCGTCGCTGACCGGGGCGGGGGCCGCGGGCTTGGGCGCCGGGCTTGCCACCGCCGGGGGAGCGGCGATCTCCGGGACGTCCGCCGGAGCTTCGTAGCTGCCGACCTCCGGCTCGAAGTCGTCGTCCGGGCCTGCGGGGTCGAGCGCCGTGACCGGAGCCGCGACGGTCGCCGGAGTCTCGGACGCGCGCTTCGCGACCGCGCGGGCGAGAGCGTTGCGCCCGGGCTTGCCCATGCCCTTGAGGAGGTTCTCGGCCGTCCCGCGGTCCGCGAGCCCGTACTGGTCCGGCGAGGTCGCGTCCGCCGCGACCTCGAAGAGGTGGTCGATGATCTCCTCGACCGAGAGCTGGCGCTCGCCGTCGATTACGAGCTGGACCGGGTAGCCCTTGGCGTTGTCTGCACCGGAAGCCTTGTTGCCGCGCTTTGCCATGATGTTGGTTTCCCTGGATACGAGTTGTTGTTTGCACCGAGCGCAGAGGTTCTGCCCCGTGACGGCCGCGCGGCCGCACAGGGTCGCGCACTTTGCGGGGTAGGTTCTCTTGCTCACGGGACTAGTTTAAGTCGAGTTTGATAATGCGCAAGTCTTAGAAGAGAATATCGCGCTCACCTTCGTACTTGCCGCCGAGCTTCGCGGGACAGGAGGATGTCGGCCTCGGGGACGACCCGGAGGACGTCGGAGTACCGGCTTCGCCGAAGGGTGTGCTCGGCGGTTTCTACGCAGGCGTAGGGGTGGGCCTGAGCGAAGTCGCGTGTGATGAAGTCGTACTGGGTCAGATACGAGTCGTCGCCTTCGTAGCCGCCGAGGCGCGCGTACATCGCGCGCTTGTCCTCGTCCTCGATGAACTGGAGGTAGAACACCGCGCCTCAGTCCTCAATCCGGACGACCTCGCCATACGTCGCAGGGTGCGGCGCGCCCTTGCCGATGAGGCACCAGATGACCCGCATTCCCCGCGGGGCTTCGGGGGGTGCGTCCCCCCAGCCGTCGGTCATGTAGATCACCACGTTGACGCGGGGCCGGAGCTTCTCCGCGGCCTCGAACCCCGGCACGAAACTGGTTCCGCCGCCGCCCTTGATGTTCTGGAGGAGGTCCTGCGCCCCCCGCACCTTGGCGTTGGCGTGGACCGCGGCGTCGACCGCGATGAACTGCACCTCGGCCCCGACGGCCTTCACGACCCCCATGACCTCCGATGTCGCCGCCGCCAGCGGTGAGCCCGGACCCGAGCCCATCGAGCCCGACGTGTCGACCACGACCGCGACCCGAGGGGTGGGCCGGCGCAGGGCCGGCAGGATGGGTCGCCCGACGCCGTAGCCGATCGCGGCCTGGCGTCGGCTAGGGTGATTGTACCGCGCGTAGACCGCGCCGGACGTCCAGGCACACGACGCCCGGACGACCCGCGAGAGGTGCTGCTGCCAGGGGACCTTTGGCGGCGCCAGCATGTCGTCCGCCATCAGCGCGAGGCCCGCCGGGAGCTTGCCCTGGCTCTGGGCATGGGACTTGATCGCCATCGCGACCTCGCGCACCGCGGACTCGACCTCGGTCTCGGTCCGGCCCGCGGGGTCGTCGCCCTCGATCGGGAGCTTGTGGCCCGCGCACGAGCCACAGTGACCTGCGCCGGGGCTTGGTGGCCCTTTGCCGTCTTGGCCTGAGCCGCCCTGGCCCTTCTTGCCCTTGCCGCTCTTTTCGAGCTTCTCGAGCAGCATGTAGTACTCGTCGGCCGAGAGGTGCTCGTCGAAGCCGTAGTCCTTGGGCCAGATCGCCACCGGGGTCTGCTTCACGCCCATGTCGCGCGTGATCGTGTTGATGGCCAAGTCTCCGGCCCGGTTATAACGCTCGTGGTCGCGGAGGCCCCGGCGCTGGGCGTGGCGCATGAAAAGGTGGAGGCTCTCGTGGAGGAAGTCGCCCGCCATCGTCTCGGGCGTCAGGGTCGCGACGTACTCCATGCACGAGTACATGATCATGGACTCCGACACCCCGACGGTGCCGAACAGGATGTTGCCCGCGAGGTCGACCATCGGCGGGACCTCGCGGATCACCAGCTTCATCAGGATCCGCTGGAAGTACGGCGCGGCCTTACGCGCGAGGTAGCGCCCGGCCGCCATCGTTTGGCGCGCCTTTTCGATTTCAGCGGCCGTGAGCGGCTTGAGGACGAGCTTTCGTGATTCCGTCATGGCGGTGGGGCCTTTTCGCTTTCGGTTGGTTAGTACCAGCGGCCCCAGATGAGGGCCTGAGCTTCGGGCCAGACAGCCCGGACCTGGGTCAGGAGGTCCGCGACCTCAATCGGGTCGAACACGAACGGCTCCGGACGGCCGTGCGTTTCCTCCGCGTCGAGGATGGAACCTTCGTAGCGGCTCGTGAGGTCGAGAACGACGGCCGCGTCAGTGTAGTTTTGGTTTTGACCCTTCGGGGTCGGGAAACGGGAGCCGCCCTCGCGTTCGATGGAGAAGTAGACCTCCCCCGCGAACTTCTTCCCGAGATAGGTCATCGGGATCACCTTCCAGATTACGTTCGGAAGGTCGGTGTCCCCGGTCTCCGCGAGGGCGGAGGTGACGCCGAGTTTCGTAAGGATCGCCCTCGCTTCCTCGTAGGAACGGACGGGTTGACCGATGAAGAGCTGAGCTTGCCAGGCCATGATTCGTCCTTTATGCGTGGTCGGAGTTGATGGTGAACAGGCCCTTGGGGCCGACCGCGGTGGCGCCCGGGAACGCGGACTTGAGGGCGGTGAAGAGCGACCGCTTGGACGTGAGGGGGAAGCGGTCGGCGCCGTAGCGGCCGCGATCCTTGTCGCGTGATCGGCCCGGGACCTTACGGAACGCCTCGACCTTTGCGTCCGAGAAGGGCGCTTCGACGAAGAGGGCGTCGCCCTCGACCGTGATGACGATCTTCGCTAGGCGGTGGGCGATCCGGTCCGCGAGCTTCGTGAACCCGAGGGCCCGGATCGCGTTGGTGAGTTGGAGGACCTGCGGGCCGTCCTGGTCGACCGCGATGCGGTGGACGAGGGCGTTGGCGACCCGGCGGGTCTCGAGCCCCCCGAGAAGCCACGAGGCCTCGAGCAGGTTCAGCTCGGTCGCGGCCTCGTGGCGGAAGCCCAGGATCTCCGACACGGAGAGCGCGCCGTCGGTCTCGGACAGGACGGACTTCCAATCGGGCGCGACCTGGGCCGCGGCGTAGCCGTGTTGCTTGCGACAGATCGGGCCCATGCCGGCCTCAATCGACGCGGCGTCGACCAACGGCCGGCCGCAGCACGCACACTGGGTTGCCAACATCTTGGTCGCGGGGGCGGATTCGTAGCTCATTCAGGACCTCCGAGAGCTATTCTAAGACGTCTGCCACGAAACGCAAGTGTTAGAAGAGAATTGTTAGACACTGGTCTGCATGAGGAACTCGGCTTCGGTCCGGTGCCGCGGCGGGTCGCTCCATCCCGGGACTTCCGCGGCCATCGCGTCCTGTAGCGCGGGGTGACCGCCCAGCAGGTAGGTCGCCAGGAGGGCCCGTTTGGCGCCCTCGGGAAGCTCGAACACAGCGCGCAGGCGCCGCACCCCATCCGCGTAGGGCAGGAGGTAGCCGCCATAGTGGTAGTGGACCAGCAAAGCCCCCAGCTCCGGGACCCATGTCTGCTGCGTCACGCTCCGCTTCGGGTACTTCTCAAGGCCCGTCATTGCCCGCACGACGGGCCAACCGGCATCCCGGAGCTTCGCGACACGCACGGTTCGCTCGAGCCCAAGCGCGCGAAGATCGCGCCGCCGCGCCTGCACCTGACACGGCGTCGATCCCCGGTGGGCCCCGAGGCCGCGGTAGAAGCAACCGCAGTCGGGGCACTCGAGGAGGGGTTTCACTGCGGATCCGCGTCGAGGTCAGCTACGACGCGGAGGATTGCCGCGCGGATGAGGACATCGCTTTCGGCGCGTTTGGCGTCAGACAAGATGGGGTGCTGGATGCGACCCGCCGCTTGGGCCAAGAGGGCTGCGCGGTCGAGCGCTTCCGCCGACTTGGTCGAGTCGCCGCTTTCGAGGTAGCGCTGTGCCACGTTGAGGCAGCGGCGCGCCACTTCGATCGCCTTGGTGATCTCGGCGCAGTCCATCACGAGAACCCCGCGGCCTTCATCAGCGGAATGAACTTTGGATGCTGTCCGAGCTGTTGGTACGCCGCGCGGACCTTGGCGCTCGTTGCGTTGTGCGCGACCTTTGCTCGGACGAGCGCCAGACACGCGTCCAACACGAGGTCCTGGGACGTGCCGGGCGTCGTGAAGAGCTTAGACAACAGACCCCACAGCGCGGTGGCGCGCTCATCGCGCCGAGGGGCCTCGGCGGGCGCGACCAAAGCGCAGCAGGCGTTCAGGACCGCCACCGTACGGTCCAGGCGGTCCGCCGAGTGCTTGAAATCGACCCGGCCGTCCAGCAGGTCCGCCGTGTTGGGCAGGTCGGCCTCGCGGATGTACGTGGCCCACTCAGCGTAGGTCTCGTGACCGATAAACGCCCCGACGAACTCGTCGGTATCGGCGGGCGACAACCCGTGGACGTCGGCGCTCGCGAGCGCCCGGGTCGCCATGGTCCACGACCGGTCTGACGGCCACGCGCGCGACGCCGCCGGATCGCTCGCCTTGGGGCACTTGTTCTTGAGGTCGGACCGCGCGGCCAGGAAGGACGTCTCGAGTCCGACCGCCCGGGCCCACGCGCCGCCGTCCCACGCGGTCAACACGCGCTCCTCCTCCGCGGTGGCGCTGAACTGGCGCTCGGCCGCGCCCCCGTGGCCCGTAGTACCGCGCATCATGTATGCGGTGTGCTCTTGGACCGTGGGGGCGGTCCAATCGATGTGCCCCATGCGGTTCGCCTGGGCCGCGTTGATATCATAGCCGTTGGCCGCGTACTCGGGTGGGTTGGCGGCCGCGATGCGTCGAACGCGCGGGTGCAGCACGGTGCCGCCGATGCGCGCGTCCAGCACGAGCCCGAGCAGCGCAGGCTGGAGGGCAGGGGGGACGCAGTTGTGCGCCACGACCCCGTTCACCAGGAAGTTGTGGTCGCGCTCGACCGTGATATCGAAGACTTGCGCGCCCTCGGTCAGGGCGTGGACGGTGCCAACGGTAGCCCAAGAAACGTTCGAATCGAAGCGATCGTCGCCGGCAGCGACATATCCCGCGCCCGAGTGGGTTCCTTCGCAGAGACGGGATCCTGCGGGGAGGTTTCCGGCGGAGACCCAACCGGCGTCGGTGAGGAAGCGGTGGTCGGAGGTGCAGATGAGGTGTCGGCCATCGGTCAGCTCCACACGGACGAGGTTATTCGCCCGTCGGGTGAAGAAGTTTGACACCATGTTACAACGGCTCCTCCCGGAGGCAACGTCGACGCTCACGACGGTGTCGCCGATCTTGAGATTCTCGATCGGAACGCGGACGACCTCTCCGCCGATAACGGCGTCGACAGGCGTGCCCGCGACGAAACAGGAAATCTCATCGATCAGGATCACCCCGCCGGTCGCGACCGTCAGGGTCCAGTCGGGGGGCGGGTACTTGATGACGCCGCTCTTGTCGGGCACCGGCACGACGCCGAACGCCCCCTCTCCCATTTCGCCGGGGCTCAGCGAGATGAACGGCAGGTCGAAGCTCTCGCAAATCTCCCGCAGGAGGTCCGACTTGGCGGCGCCCGGCGTGCTCCAGGCGAGTAGCGGCAGGCCCCAGCGGCCACGGGCCAGGGGCGTGAAGATCGCGGCCTTGAAGAGGTTCAGTTTGCTCATTTTCTGTCTTTCTTTCTTGAGGGTTAGCTGAAGTTGGCGCCGAGCGCGCGAAGCTCGGCCGAGGTCGTGGGCGTGCGGAGCAGCGCGACCGCGCGGGCGGCGAGCGGGTGGTGAACGTGCGCCTCGTGGTCGTCGGAGTCGATCGACGAGACCTTGGGGTTGGCGTTGAACCAGATCAGGCTCAAGCCGCTGCGGTCCAGGACCGCGATGCCGCCCCGACCGTCGACCTCGATGTCGGCGATGAGTGGCCCGGTCCCGCGTGGCCCGGTCCCGCGTTCGAAGTCGGCGGCGCCCGCGAATGCGTAGCCGTCGTCCTTGGCGAACGGGCGCCAGTCGAGCGCCCGGGGGACTTCGCCCGACGTCGCGGGGGTCGGCGGGGGCTCGGTGTCGCTGAGCGGACTCGGGGTCGCTTCCCACCCGAGTGGCAGCGGCGGGGGCTGCTCGTCGTCGAACGGTTCGCCCGGTTCGGGCGGGGAGGCGAGCTTCCAGTCGTCGTAACCGTTGAGCGTCGTCATAGGACCTAGCTTAGCTATTGTTAGACGTTTGGCAAGTTTTAGAAGAGATTATCTTTCAGGTCCCACCAACCCCAAGGTCTTTGTGGTCTAGTCGCTGACCGACCAGCAGCAGTTGGTCCGCCAGTCGGATTGCGTCGATCGGCCAGTACCGTCGGGGCCGTGGGTGACGTACGCCGGGCCCCGCCTCGGGCCGGCAGTTCAAGACCGCGTGGACCCACTGGTACGGGATGGCGTCGACGCCATGCACCGCGCCGAGGAGCGCGCCCGCGATACACCCGTTGGTGTCGGTGTCCCCGCCCATCCCGACGGTCGCGACGACGCCCTCCTCGAGCGATGGCGCGTGGATGAGCTGGTAGAAGGTGTTCTGGAACGCCGTCAGGACCCAACCCTGTTGGTGCTCGAAGTCCTCGGGCAGTTCGGTTCGGGCACGGGCCAAGGCTTCAAGGATCGGGCGGGCCCGCTCGTCCGTTTCGGACGCAGCCTCCGACGCGGCCGCGAAGGCCTGGCGAGCGTTGCCGGTACGGATCGCGGTCCCGATTGCCGCGACGTAGGCGACGCAGGCCCAGCGGCAGACCTCGTTGGGGTGCGTGAGGGCGCTGTCCTGTAGGGCCCAACGGGCCGCCAGGTCCGGCGAGCCGACCGCGACGATCCCGAGGGGCGAGACCCTCATGAGCGACCCGTTGGCCTGACTCGCTTGGCTCGCCTCGGGGAGCTTTCCTCCCGTCGGTCGGGAGAGCGCCGCGGCGGTCGTGCCGCCGATGTCGAACGGTCCCGACCGGTACCACTCGACGTAGCCCGCGCGCGCGTCGTCGGCGTTGTAGCGGCCCGCCGCGACGATCGACCGCGCGAGCGTCAGCGCCAGCTCGGAGTCGTCCGTGGGTTGTCCGGCGAGCGTGTTGAACGTGCCGCCGTCGGCCAGTTCGCGGACGCCCGCAGGGTACTGTCGGGCGATGTCTCGGGCGGTCCGGAACTCGACGAGCGAGCCCAGCGAGTCCCCGGCGAACTGGCCCATCAGGCAGCCCCGGACGCGGTCTTGGACGGTGGTGGTCATCGGCCTGTGTACCCCTCGCCGTCGCACTCGTCGCAGTACCTGGGGTTGCACCCGGGGTACCCGCACGGACGCCACGGACGGCGCGTTCTGGCTGCCGTAGGGCTCGAGGTCGGGCGGGAGGGGGTGGTTGCCGCGGACGCTACGAGCGCGCGGGCCTTGTCCGCGACGTCCGCGGGCACCCGCCAGCCCTTCTGGGCCGCGTCCCACCGGCCGCCCAGCTCACGGAGGGCGTCCTTCACGGGGTACGTGTTCCCGACGATCAAGATGGTGTTGGTGGTAGCAGGCGAGGTCATCGGCTGGTCTCCTCTTGGTTGACGCGCTCAAGCAGCAGATCCGCGGCGTCTCGCTCGGTCCGGGTCGCGCTGTCCGCATAGGCCCGGACCTGCTGCGCGAGGTAGCGGGACCGGGCGGCCCAGTCGCCGTCGAGCGCTGGGTACTGTGGCGGCGCGACCCGACGGTTGGCCGGGAGGCCCGCCGGGGGCTTCGGACGAGCCAAGCGCCAGGCGTAGCCCGCGGCGGCTGCGCTGGTCGCGACCACGACGAGCGCGGAGAGCAGGCCGTGGGCCGACCCGGCCGACCGGAGCAGGAGCCCCGCGACCAGTCCCGCGACCCACGCGACGACCGAGGGCCTCACGACGCTACCCCGCAAGACCGCGCGCGGTCTCGGTACTGAAGCGCGCTGACGATGTTGCTGACGATATACAGAGACCTGACGTCCTCCGGGAGACCCTTTGGGTTCACGACCCAGTGGCGGGCACGCTGGAGCGAGAGTTGGGCGAGCTTCAGGTAGTGCTCGCGGTCCGCGCGCGCGATCTTGCGGTCAAAGGCTTCTTGCTTGGCGGTCATCATTGAGTGGGTCCTTTCGCGGCGATCTTCTTGTCGAAACCCCAGAGCTTGATCTGCTCGGCCGCGCGCTTCTGGGCGGGCGTCCGGGGCTCCGCGGGGGTCTTGCGGATCGCGCCGACCCACGGGTTGGTCCGGGGCGCGGAGTCTGTCTTGGGGTGGCTCATGGAAGCTATTCTAAGACATCTGCCCCAAAGCGCAAGTGTTAGAAGAGAATATCTAGAGTGAACCCGCGCGCCACGGGGTAAGGTCTCGATCGTGAGCAACCTTTCCAAGAAGCCCCTTGCGGGCTACAGCTTTACGCCATGGGCACCGTCGTGACCGCGCTCCGGGCCAGCGACGGGCTCTTGGTGTTGGCTGGACGGGAAGCGACGCCGCGGGCTGCCGTCGCGGCTCTGGCGTTGGCGCTGGGTCGCGTCTGCGGTGCCGCCGGGGTCAACCTTGACACCGCGTTGGTGCTGGTGAAGCTCGCGGCCCGGGAGGCCGACCCGGCGCGGTGGGGGACAGCTGCACAGCTCGACCTCTTCGACCTGGAGGACCTGTAGCGTGCCCCCGCTCGGCACCCAGGCAGGGACGTTGGCCACCGTGGACCCGTACGTGACCTTGACGGTTCGGCTACTCGACTGGGTCGAGTACGGTCCAGAGGAGGACCGGCGCTACTGGACGTTGCTTGCGCGCGTCCAGTACGACCTAGGCGGTCGGGTCTGGCGCCCAGGACCGGGCCGGGTCTGGCGGTGGCGGGTCTGGCACCCGCTCTGCACGGACCACGCACAAGAGGGCACGGCACACAGCCGGCGGGTCGCGCTCGACGGCGCGACCGAGGCGCTGGTGAGGATCTGCCAGGAGTCGGTATCTTGACCACGCCGGCCGGAGCTTGGCCGCGCGTCTGGTGCGGGGGTCCGGCGGAGCCTTTGGGGGCGCCGGGGTTCTCGGTTGCGTTTGAACTTCGGACGGCCAACGAGGCCAACGGGACGACCCAGCGGTGGGCGAAGGTTCGGCGGCGTCAGGACGCGCGCGACACCACCGTCGAGGCCGTGTCGGTTGCGCTCGTGGACCAGGCGATGCCGCCCGCCGGGCCCTGGTGCGTGCGGCTCACGCGGGTCTCGCCGTCGCGGCTTGATGATGACGCGGTACCGCTGGCGCTTAAGACCGTACGGGACGCGATCTGCGCCATCCTGGGCGTCGACGACGGGAGCGACGTCGTGGCGTTCGCGTACGCCCAGCGGAAGGGCAGGCCCATGGGGGTCGCGGTCGAAGTATGGGGTGCGGAGGCGCTGCCTGGGGTGCTGCGGCTGGCCCAGGACCCTGACCCGTGATCACGGACATGACCGAGGCCCAGTTGGTCGCCGCGGGTTACGAGGACGTGCTGCCGGGGGAGCACGTACTCGTCGTGTATTGCGCGGTGCCGACGCTTACGCCTTTGGGCTCGCGCGGCGAGCGTTGGGTTTTGTCGTACGAGCTGGACACGATCCGGTTCTTTCGCTCGTCGCTTGGATCTTACGAAGCCCCGTGGTTGAGGGACGCGCTCACGTGGGCCCGGAAGCAGCCGGACCCCGCCGCGTCGCTTCGGGGCCTACAGGCCGCGTATCTCTTGGCCGGCGGCGATTCAAGTGCGGGCGGGACTGAGGCGTTCATGGAAGTCGTGTACGGCCCGGATTCCCCGGAGGTGGTCAAGGGCTCCGGCGTATCGGCGGGTATACGCGCGGCCCAACGGCGTCGGCGTCGTTGGGTCTAGTCTAGGTGTTCCGTGCGCTAGGCCGCGGCGATGTCCATCGTGGACAGCGTGAACGTCACACGTGACGCCGCGATTCCGCGCGACGCTGCGCCGCTGCCGCTCTCAGCCACAAACAGCGCAACGTAGAAATACTGCGATCGGTCGACCGTGGTCGAGACCGTCAACGTGAGGTCGTGGTCCGCGGCGTTGTAGCTGTCGCTGACGGTTCCCAAAATCGTCGTGGCTTGGGACAGCGCACTGATTTGGATGAGCTTGAGCTGTGCCTGCGTGGCGGCCCCGGGGCCGCCATAGGAGGCAAGATTGACCTTGATGCTCGAAACCGCGCATCCGTGCGGTAGGTCGAGCTGCTGTCCCCAAGAGTCCCCCGCGTTGGCCGTGACCTGTCCGAGGGCGGCAATGCCGCCGTTCGCGTACGTTGCGTTCGTCACGCACCAAGGGCCTTGCTGAACGCGTGTGATGCTCGGCGTACCCGTAACCGAGGGGCCGACGACTTGGCTGCTGATCGTGGGCGCCGGGACCGTCACGGTCCCGGTGAACGTCGGGCTCGCGCGCGGGGCGGCGGCGATCGCGAGCGCGATCAGGTTGCTCTGGACGCTGGAGTTGTTCAGCGGGATCGCGCCGCCTGCGGAGTACGCGGTGGAATCGATGTTAGCGCTGCTCTTGAGTGCGTTGAGCTGACTACTCAACGTACCAGCCGCGACGGCAGACAGCCCCGTCGTGGAGGAGATCGCGGGCCCGCCGACGTACAACGTCCCGGTCGACGTGGACGCGAGAGCTCCCACGATCTGCGAGTTGATGACGTCTTGGAGGTCTCCGTCGACCAGGATGGACCCGTTGGCCCACGTCGCGGTGGTCGAGAAGTCGAGGTTGGCGGCGCTCTTGAGCGCGACCAACTGCGCGTGGACCGAGCCCGCGTTGATCTGTACGCCGCTCGTGAGCGTCGGGATCAACTGAGAGCCAACCTTAGACGCGCCGTCGGTGTTCGACCCCGTAGTGTCCCATCCCAAGATGACGATGACGTCGCTGATGGCGTCGCCGAGCGTGTTTTGCGGGGCGAGGTAGCTTCCGTCGCGCCACGTACCTTGTACATTCGGGGTGTAGTGGGACCCGAGGTAGTTGACGACACCCGCGGCCGTGAACGTGTCGATCTCGTTCGAGATCGAAGTGAAGATGTCGTTGAGCCCGGCGCCGTTGCCCATGAGACCAGCCCAGGTGTTCTGGTGCGGCACGGCGAACAGGAGCTGCTGCCGCGAGGTCGCGGCGTTGTACGTGTCGCCCACGGTCTCATAGACGTCGTGGCCCACCGGGCTGCCGCCTGCGGCGGTCCCGTCGGTGTGGACCTGCGTCTGACCGTACGCGATGATGACGTCGCAAAGCAGGACGCCGTTGCTCAGCAGCGCAGGGCGCGACGGGCTGGCGGACTCGGCGCCCTGGTAGACCAGGATCTGGTAGCTCTCGGCTTGATTGACGTAGACGGTCTGCGGCGGCGTTTCGCCGTCGACGACGGCCTGCGTGTTGTTGCGCGTGAACTGGAGAAAGACGCTGAGGACCTTGCTGTGCCCGACGGTCGCGACCGTCGTGGACTGTCCGAGGTAGTCGACCGACAGGTCGATCGTCTGGCTCGCCGCGACGTAGATGCGCTGGCCGAGCTGATCGTACGCGACCGTGGGCCCGGCGAGCACGATCGACATCGCGGGCGAGACCGCCTGGGCGCACGCGCCGCCGACCACGATGCCGAAAAACCCGAGGTCGGCGGCGAGCGCTCGGTCCGCGGCCTCCAGGCCCGCCGCCGACGTGTTGAGGTCCGACGCCGCGACGTACTGCCCTTGCCACTGGATCCAGCGGTTCGCCATGGGGCGTAGCCTACACTAACTGCCACGAGCCGCCGGGCCCGATCGTGAACTCGCCCAACGTGAGCATCGGGACCGCGGGCGCGGCCTGCTCGGGGGTCCGCAGGACTGGCCGCGTCCCGGCCCGGCGCATGTACCCGATGATCGCCTCTGCGTTGGCGACCTGTTGCGCCGTCAGGCCCGCCGGGATGTCCACGAAGAACGTCATCAGCTCGGCCGTGTACGGGGCAGCGCCAAGCCGGATCGACAGACCGACGGGCTGGACGACGTCGTCCAGCGCGGGCGTCGCGACCCCGCCGGTGCAGTTGGCGAAGACCGTTCCAGCGATCTCGTCCCCCGCGAGGATTGCGCCCCCCGCGACCCCCACGACCGCGCACCCCGTCAAGCTCGCGCTGGTCGCGCCGGTGAACGTCACGGTGGCACCGAGGCGCTTTAGGTAGACGCTACCCGAGGTCGGGTAGCTCGGCGGTAGCGTCGAGGTCAGCAGAACGCCCGCGCCTGTGAGGGTCGAGACGTCGGGCCCGCTCACGGCGTTGACGATGTCGTTGAGGTCGAGCGCACCCGAGGCGCCGTTGAGCGTTGCGCACCCCGCGAGGGTCGCGCCGGAGGTTCCCGTGAATGAGACGAGCGCGCCAAGCCGCGGGAGGTAGACCGTGCCCGCGCCCGGGTAACCCGCGGGTACCGACGCGACCGACAAGACGCCCGACCCCGTGAAGGTCGAGACGTCGGTTCCGACCGAGCCGGCCGCGACCTTGAGCACCGGAGGGGCGTACGCGATCGAAGGCTGCGCCGCCGTGTACGTGACGACTTGACCGTCGACCCGGAGCTGCCCCGTGGGCGCGGCGAAGCCGCTGGTGCTGACGACGTTGAGGCTGAAGGTCGTCGGGGGTGAGACCAACGCGGGGAACGGCACGGTCGCGGACCCGGCCGCGACCGTCGTGGATACCGGACCCGTCAGGCACCCGAGGCCCAGCGGTTGGTCGCCCGGCGACTCGTACGAAACCGTCGCCTCGATGCCCAGGAAGAAGTTGAGCGCTTGGACGATGCCGGTGTCGGTGCCCTTGAGCTGGTAGACGAAAACAAGCGCATGGGCCAGGCGGCGTTGGTCGTTGGCGGAGAGTTGACCGAGCAAAAACGCGAACGGGTTGCCCTGGTCCGCCAGCATTGACGGAAGCCACGCGGCCGGCGCGAGGTCGGGGTCCAGGATGTCCAGGAACGTATCGATCTCGCCCAGGATGGTGTCCGCGACCTCCTGGAAGCACGCGATCAGGTTCCGTAGGTCGCCCGAGGTGTCCTCGAGCTGGTTCACGACCGGCCACCATGAGTAGGCCGAGAAGACGCGACCCGGTACGACCGATTGCCACCCGACGAACGACGCCGTGTTGGTCGGCGGGGCCGCGACGTTGCCGACGAGGTCTTGGACGGCCGTGACGGTCACGAGGTAGGTCGCGCCGCGCGTCATAGGGTACTCGAGCGAGAGCAGGACCGTGTTGGCTGCGTATCCGGGTTGGCCCGGGGGCGCGACCTGCGCGACGCTCGTGACCGGGGGCGCGACCGCCGGCAGGCCCGCGGTGGGGACGACCGTGTAGTTCGCCGGGTTGAGTGCGTCGCTCGAGCCTGTCACGCTTTCCTGCAACACCGGGACGTAGAATGCGAGCTGGACGGTCTCGGGGTCCAACGCGACCGCCGACATCACAGCCGGCGCCAAGTCGTTGAGGGTCGTGAACCCGTACAGCGTCACGAGCGGCGAGATGTCCGCGCCGACATCGTTGACGATCGCGCGGACGAAGTGCGGTGCCGCGCTCACCAGCGGCACCGCTGGCGCGAGATTGAGCGCGAGCGTCTTGCCGTCGACCAAGAGCGCGGCGGTCCCGCTCCAACCGCTCTGGATTGATCCTGCGCGGTAGGCGAGGGCCGCGCCGGACCCCGCACAGAACACGACCTCACCGGTGGCGCCGGAGTGCGGCGGCGGAAGGCTCACCGGGACCGACCCCGCGAGCGACACGGTCGTTGTTCCCGTGACGACCCCCACCCAGTCCCCGTTCGCCCCCGTCCAAACCCCCGCGTCGGACACGAGCGCTTGGACGATCGTGTTGACCGGGCCGAGGCCGTGCGGGTACTCGGTCGTGATCACGACGGGCGTCGTGTCGGACGCGCCCGCGAGCGGCATCGACGCGACCGTGACGCTGCCGCCCGTGGTATACGCCGCGCCCGCGGGGGGCGCGAAAGGGACGCTGAGCGTCGACGGGTCCAAGACCGTCGCGGTCCACGCGGTGTTCAGCGCGAGACCGAACCCGACGATCCCCGCGACCAGAACTTGGGCAGATTGCTCGATCGGGCCCACGACGGTCCCGCCCCCCGTGTAGGGCGCGACGCCCGCGACCGGTACGGTGAAGTGGGTCGTGTCGACGACGGTCACGAACCAGTTGCCGTTGAGCGAGGTGTTGCCTTTGATGCCCGAAATCAAGACCTCTTGGCCGGTTACGAGGCCGTGCGGGGTGCTGGTCGTGACCGTCGAGGGCGACGCCGAAAGCGCGGCGGACGACACCGACACCGTCGTGATCGTCGACGGGCCGAGACCGTGGGGCGACGCGAACGACAGCAGGACGGCGTCGCCCGCGGGGCTCGGGACCGCACCGGAGATCGGCACCGCGCGCAGCACGCGCACGTCGACGTTGTTCGGGTCGACGCCGCTGGAGCCCGCGTCGGTCGCACTAAGCCGGACGTACGTTAGCTCTGCCGCGCCGTCGTCGGGCTCGGGATCCTGGTCGAGCAGAATAAGGCGGGTCGTCATGAGTTGTCCTGCGCAAAACAGACGACGTAGACGCCCGGCAACTCCACCAGAGACCGCATGCCCGCACTGTACAGGACTGGCGCGCTCGGGGGGCTCGTGACGGTGCCGCCGGACGTGTAGACCGCGGTTCCAACCGATCCAACGAGCGCGAGATGCATCGCGTCGATCGCCGTGACCTGCCACAGGCCGTTCGCCGCCGTGTTGCCCAAGACGCCCGTAATCGCGACGGCGTCGCCCGAGAGCAGGCCGTGCGGTGTGGTGGTCGTGAGGACGATCGGTGCGGGGGACGGTGGGTTGGTCGCGCCCGAGACCGAGAGCGTAACCTGGGTGCCATGGAGGCCCAGCGCGGCGTCCGCAAGTGCGAGAGCCCCGGAGGCCCCACCCTGGGTCGTGCAGCCCGTGACGGTGGCGCCCGACGCACCGGTGAACGACACGACCGCGTCGAGCCGCGGGAGGTACATCGATCCCGCCGTAGGGTAGCCGCCCGGTACGGCCGCGACGTGTAGAACGCCTGACCCCGTAAAGGTCGAGATGTCGGTCCCGACTGAGCCGGCCGCGACCACCATCGGCGGCAACGCGACCGAGGGGTGCGGGATTGGCTGTGCGGCCGCGATCGTGGGCGACGACGTGAGCGTGAGCCGGACCGCGACGTTGTGCGGGGTCGCGCCGATGGATGCGCCCCGGACCGCGATGCTTTGACGCATGCGCGGCGGGTCGCCGGGCGCGAAGGTGAAGCTGTCCCACGTGGCGCCGTCGACGGTGAACGTCACGGTCCAGACGACGCCGGGCGCGAGCGGCACAGGGGGTCGGACCTGTACCGCAACGCGCAGAACATTCGCCGCCCAGTCGGCAAGCTGCGCGACCTCGACGTAGTCCCCCGCGGCCGCACGCCACATCTCCCCGGGAAGGTCGCTCCCGAGGACGAACTGAGCCGTGCCGACGCTGAAGATCGATCGCAGGTTCAAGGGCGCGACGAAGCCGTCGGGGTCTGGGACCGCGAGCTGCGTCGTGCCTGCCGCGTAGTCGAACACCGTCAGGGCCGCCGTGGTGGCGCCACCTACACCTCCGTTACCCCAGGGGCCTACGCCAAAACTCGGCATCGGGCGAGGCTACGCGATCAGTTGGGCGACGGCCACGAAGCTGCGATACGGACGAAGCGCACCGGGGTCGCGAGGCCCGCGTTCGCGATGGCCGCGAGGGCAGCAACCGTCGTTGCGGTGGGATCCGGGGCACCTTGTACGAGCCACGACGCCGTGGCGGACGAAACCGCGTCGCAGCAGACCATTTGGTACCAATACGTAACGGCAGCAGACAGCTTCGCCGCACCCAACGGGTTTGAGCTTGTGGTGAGCTGTCCGTAGTTGCTGCCTTTGCCTCCGTTGCTCGTACCGAGCCCGTACGTTCCGTAGAGCGTCAGGTCCGTGGAGGGTCCGCCCGGGTACGCGGTTCCTAGCGGGTTTGGGAAAATGCACTCGCCGAACTGGACGTATTGGTGGGCCGTAGCGCCCGCGTAGGGCGAGGCATTCGTGACGGAGCTGGTCCCCCACCATAGATCGTAGAACATCCCGATTCGGCCACGACCAACGCTCGACGCCCCCGAACCGGCCGTAACCACGAACAGGCCAATTGGCGCCGCGGGATAGCTCCCCGACAAGTCGTTTGGCGCTAGGAGTCCTGTCGTGATGAGAGTAACGGAGGGTTGACATGACTCGCTCGTCCACCACAGACTGACCAAGCTGCCGTTGACCACGGTTTGCCACGGCCCAATGTTGTGCCAGAAGCCGTTGCTCGTGAGCTGGTTGGCCCCTGAGTTGGTTCCGATCATCCCGAAGACGATCGGGTTCGTCCAACCAGAGACAGGGTTCTTGGCGGTTTCCCAGGCGATATACCCGCTCGTTGCCGTTGCGGTGCCGATTCCAATGCGGGTGCACTTGCCTGTTGTGTCCTGCCACACGGACGCGACGTAGGCCTGGTTGCTGCCCGTCACCCCCCAGCTCGCGTTGCTACCTAGCGTCTGGGAGTCCGTTGCGGTCGGGTCCGTCGTGGCGCTTCCTCCAGCGAACCCCGCAGAGGGGGAAACCCGAACCGTCAATGTTGACGAGCCGCTGACGCAGGAGATGAGGACCTCCGGGTACGTTCCGTTGCCCCAACCGGCCTGCCTCAGCACGATCCACGAATGAGCCGTGCCGTTCGCGGCCCATACCAGGTTGGTGCTCAACGACCAATAATTTGTTCCGGGTCCGGTGGCCGACTGAGCGAGAAGCGATGCCGAGACCGAGTTGCTACTCCCGCGCACCTGCGGGGGCGCGGACGCAAACCCGAGCAGCGCGTTGACGATCGTGAGCAGCAGGACTTGCGAGCATGCCAGGGCGGTGCCCTGCGCGGCTACGGATGTGACCGACTCCTGCCAGGTGAGGTCGAGCGTGGGGTAGGTGGCGCTCATGGTAGTACCCCTAACTGTACTGTACGGGAACGCCCGACGGCCACGGCAGCATCAGGCACCCGAATGGCGCGTACCCCCACGCGGAGGCGTTGCTGAACCCGACGCCGCCCACAGCCACGAACACGCCGGGGGTCCACCAGGCGTCATAAAACGACCCGTGGCGCCCGCGGTTGCTCGTCGTAAGGGAGAACAAGCCGATGGGAGGCGCGGGCCACTCCTGCGACAAGTCGTTTGGCGCGAAGAAAAGGGATTCGACGTAGTTGTTCGACGTGTACTCGCTGGTGCAGTACAGCGACATCGTCGAGACACCGCGGCCTTGGAATGCTGCGGCGTTACGCAGTGAACTAGCGGTCAAGACCTGGGTCGCGCTGCTGGACCCGAGCCAGACGCCGACCACGGGGTTGCTCCAACCGCTCACCGGGTTTGCGGGTACCTCAAGAGTGACGTAGCCGCTAACAACACCACCAACGCCGGTCTCATGCTGGCAAATCATGATGCGGGTAATCGTCCCGTCGCTAGCCTGAATGCCCTGGAGCTTGTAGGTCGCCGTGGCGGCGTTCGCGCCCCAGCTTGCGTTGGTCAGCAGCGCGAAGCTATCGCTCGCGGTCGGGTCGAGTAGCGTTGTACCGCCCGCGAATCCGACGCTCGGCGAGACGGAGACGTTGAGGTTGGTTGACGATGCGTTGCTGCACGCGATCAAAAGCTGCGCGTTGGAGCCGGCCTGCTTCAGCACGATCCACGAGTGTGCGGTGCCGCTCGCAGCCCACGTGAGCGCTGAGGACGACCCGAACGCGTTGGAGCTGACCAACGTCATCGGGTTCGTCGCGAACCCGATGAACATTTGGTAGATCGCCCAAAGAAGTGCCTTGGCGTCTCCAAGCTGCGTGCCCGTCGTGGGCAGCGCGAGGTTGGGGCCCGCCGTCGGAGCGAGCCAGGTCTTTACGAGGGAGGGGTAGTCGGCCATGGCTAGTACGTAACCTCGAGTGAGCAGGAGTGAATCGTGACGCCGTCACTCGAGACGCCCCCGGTGCGCTGAATCGTGGCGTAGTAGAGTTTTCTGCTGTTCGCGAGGGTACCACTCCCCGCGCTCGATACCGTGAGAGTCGTAGAAAGCTCCACAGCTACAGTGGACGTCGTTGTGAGCGTGGCGATCGTCGTTGTGTCGCTCGCGTCTACGAGCGAAATCGTAAGGGTGTCGCTTGCGGAAGCGACCTGGGCGACGGCCCACAGCTTGATCGTCCTGCCCACGCTTGCGTAAGCGCTCGGGTCGAAACCACGAGAGCCCACTGTAACGGCGGAGGTTGACGTCGTCGACACCGTCTCAGACACCAGGGAGACTGTCGCGGGGGACGGGGTAGTCGCTACCCAAGCGGTGCCGTTGTAGCCGAGCACGAGTCCCGTCGAGGGGGTCCCGGCGGCGTAGGCGAGCGACAGCGGCCCGACGTACAGCGACGACGGTCCAGCAGAGGTGAACTGCTGTAGGCCAGACGAAACGCCCGAAGACCCGGCAACGCAGCACCAAACGGACGACCCGTCGCTAACAAGGCCATTGACCACGCTAGCGCTGCTGAACGGGGCAAGGGTCGCGTACTGGGCATACCAAGCCGGCGTCGTGATGTTGAACACGTCTACGCCGGGCGAGCGCGCCACGTACACGTACGTCCCGCCCCCGTCTGTGTTCAGACGGCCGAACCCCGAGGAACCGCTACCGCTCGACGTGACGGTGGTGATCGCGAGTGCGGAGGTGACCTTGAAAAGCGCGGTCGCGTTGGCGGCGCTGGCGTAGAAGCTAGGCCCCGTGCTGGCGTGGTAAAAGAGCGCCGCGATGGCGGTGGACGCCGTTGCGGTTGCCAGCACCGTCGCGGTAGAGGCGTTGACCTTTTTGAGGGTCGTCCCCGCGCACGCGTACAAGTACGTCCCGTCGAAGCAAACGTCGGCGCACCCCGAGAACGCCAAGGTTTGAGTCGGTGGCGTGGGCGTGCCCAGGCCGCGCGACACCATGGAGGCGATGTTGAAGCATTGGAGCCCGTAGGTCGCGTCCGCCGTCCAAACGTTCCCCGACGAGTCGAACGCGAGCCCCGTGCACCCGCTGGAGCTGAGTCCTGGAAAGGAGCCGATGCCGATAACCGCCCCGGACGTGTTGACGACGTACAGGTAGTACGTGTTGGAGGTGTTGTTTTGGACGCCCACGAGGTTGTACCCCGCGGCCGAGCTATAGAGGATCCTCAGCCCCAGCGTCACGCTAGGGTCGAGCCCATATGGGGTGACGAATGTCGCGCCGTCCGTTTCGTAAACGCTAACGTGGCCCGTAGCGGTGTTGACCTCGCCGTCGAGCACCCACAGGTGCGTTCCGTCCCAAGAAATTCCCGTGGGTTCAACCCACAAGGCGGACGGCAAGACTTGGGCAACGTTGCCGCTAACGGCTTCTGCGCTTCCCACCGTCGGGAGACCTTGGATGGCCACGACCGTCTGGTCCGCGGAGGTACCGCCTAGATCGGCTCCCGCGTTGAAGCCTGGCGGTAGCACCTCCCACGCCGCGACCCCGGGGGACGCAACAGCCAAAATGTAGCCGATCTGCCCTTCATTCGAGTCCGGGATAGCGGTCCCGGGCGCGAGCGTTGTAAGGTCGCGCAGGGCGGCGTCCATCAGGTTCGGCGTGCCGCCGAACGCGCTGCCGCTCCATCCTGCCGTCGCGGCCGCGGCGACTTGTTGGGAGGCCGTGCCGAGGTACTGCCAGGTCAAGCCACCGACGACGATGGTCGACCCGGTTCCGGTGGGGCCGGAAGAGCCGGCGTCGGTCCCGCCTGAGACGCACCCGTAGACCCGCGTGGGGTTGTCGTTCGTCACGAGCGACTCGCCGGTGACGTAAGCCCCGTGGGAGGCGAACGCAGGGCTGTTGCCCAAGAGGCCGTAGAGCGCGTCGGGTACGCCAGGACTCGGCAGAACGTTTCCGTTGACGTCTTCGATTCCAACCAGGACCGACTGGGTCGTGGTGGCGCCCGTCGACTCCACCCGGGTAAGCTGGATCACGTAGGTGCCCGGGAGCCCGCTGAACCCGGACGAACTGGTCGTGGGCGTCGAGAGCGTCGGGGGCGTCAGAAGTGGCGCGGGCCAGTACGTGACGACCCATTGGCGCGACGTCGGGGTTCCGCCGCCCGCGTCCGTGAGCGCCACAGGCTCCGCGTGGGGGCACGCGAGCGATCCTACGCCGACCGCGCCGCCGTTGACCTGGATCCGAGCTGCCACGACAGCAGGTTACACGGTCTGGGGTGAGCGGGCGAGCGCTACAACTGCGCGGCGATCTGTACGGTCGAAATGGCCGCGCGGCGCGCGGCCTGGGAACTTTGCATCCCCCAGCCCACAAAGCCCGGTGCGAGCGGCGACTGGGGGTTCTGCGCCAGCAGGTTGCTGACGTTCGCCCCCACGGCGTCGTCGATGAACTGCGAGATCCCGGGGACCGGGGCCCACGTGGGCGTCTGGACGCTGGCGTCCACGACCGTGAGGTCGTTCTGGTAGCAGTTCAACACCACGTCCCCGTTGGTGTTGCACACGACCTCGAGCATGAGCTGGACCCAGGTGCCGGGCGGGTAGGTCGCGGTGCCGCGTGCGAGCGTGCCGGAGTTGGCCGTACCGGGGGCGTTGTCGGCCATGCCGAACGACAGAGGTGCGCGCTGGAGCACGATGTGGGCCCCGGTGCCCCCGTCGGCGAGGCCGAGCGCGTACGCGCTGAAGAGTGAGCTGCCGCCTTGGAGCGCGGCGAAAAGCCAGACGCTCCAGCCCGAGGGTCCGCCGCTGACGCAGCGCTGGATCGCCCCCGAGATTGAAGCGCCCTTGGCCACGGGGCTGAATCCCGAGACGGTCGTGTAGCTCGCGACGACGGCGGCGCTGTTGATCGCGCTGTTCATGGCGTAGACGAACGAACTGCCGCTGCCCGGCGGACTTCCGCCGATCGCCGCCGCGTTGATGACGCCGTGCGGGACGTTCGCCTGTAGGGCGTTGTCGGACAGCTCGGACCAATCGGTCGCGCCCATGTTCAGACCAAACCCTTGGTGGTAACGACAGCGACCATGTGGGGAGTCTACGCGATTGGGGGCGCGAGACCTAGCGGCGAACGCACCGGCGGCGGGGGAAGGTACTCGCGATGGTCGTCAACCCGCTGCACGGCTACTTCCGGCAGGACCACCTCGACCACGTCGTCGTCGAGATGCGCCGTCGGGGCGCCCCGAAGATCCGAGCCTTCTACGATGCGGAGGTAGGGGTCTGGCACGCACGCGAGGGTACGCACCGCCTGCGAGCGGCGGCGGTGCTTGGGCTCTTGCCGGAGTTGGTGTCGGTCCCGTGGAACAAGACACGCGCGGCGCTGTACCGGGCGCGCATCGCCGCAGATCGTCACGCGCACGTGTTCGAGTTCGACGACAACGCGGCAGGCCGCCGCGCCTTGGTTGCGCTTGAAAACGCCGCAAGCGCCCGGCGCGCCGTAGCCGAGCACAGAACGCATGGCGTCTACGACGCGAGCTACGCCTACCACGCGGTCATGGCTGGCCGATTGGAACGCGCGGCGGCGGCGTACGACGCGACCCTGGCGGCACTCCCGCGGTGGGTAGTAGCGGCTGCAATGCTTGAGAACGAGGCCAAGTTGTTTGGCCAAGGGGGGTGAAACATGCGCTACGAGTACGCAGCTACAGCAGACTAGCCTGGCGCGGGCCAGTCCCAACCGGGGTCGCCAACGAGCGTGAGCTGACCCGCGCCGGTCGTCTGGAGCACGACAGGCGTGATCGGCCCGGTTACGAAGCCTGACGTGCTCATGGTGTCGGATGAGCTTGAGACCGGCACGGTGAAGTGCGTCGCGTCCAAAACGGTGGCGGTCCAGAAGCCGTTCACGCCAGCGAACGGTTGGTTGTTGGCGATGAAGACCGTGCAGCCGTCCGACAGCCCGTGGGGTGTGGTGGTTACCACCACCGTGGAGCCAAAGAAACCGCCCTCGGTCGAGGAGACTGCCGTCGAGGTCGCGGCACTGTCGTCGCCGACGTTGAGACGGTCGAGACCGAGCGCGGGCGCGGCGTTCCACACGACGTAGGAGGCCGCGGGTACGATCGGCAGGGGATACGTGACGCTGTAGGCTGAGTACGGCGGCGTCGCGGCGAACGTCACGTGCGCGCCGTCCGGGAGGTGCTTCCCGGGCGCGAGTGAGATCAAGTTGGCGCCAATGTCGACGAGCGCAATCATGGTGGGCGTCTGGAGAAGCGGCGTGAACGTTTCGGTCGTGAGCGCGCTGTTTCCCACGAGCGCGGGAGACGGGGAAATGCCCGACTCGTACCCGTAAAATGTCGCGATGGCGGGGTTTTCCAGGCCCGTGTAGTACGGAACAACGCCCCATCCGAACTCGAAGTATTCGGCCGGGTCCGTGCCGAAGACGGCCACGCGAGCCCCGTACAACGGCCCGACCGGGGCCGCGCGTAGTCGTGTCCAGACGATCGGTGGCGTCGTTGGTGCTGCGGTCTCAAAAGCCCATGTGACCTGTCCATCGACGAACGTTCCACTGCCCACGGGCGCGATGAGGCCCGAGAGGCCCGAGCCCGAGATCCCTGACGCGATGTACCAGTTGCCGCTCGAGGTCACGGTCGATCCCAACACGTAGTTCCTCCGGGGGGCCCAAGGCGGCGGCGGCGTGTCGATGAACACCGGTCCGATGGGGCCCGTGTTGCTGAAGCCGGAGAGGCCTGCAGCGTTCGCCTGGTACCAGTAGCCGCGTGACAGGACCGCCGCGGCGGCTGCGTAAGGCGTCACGGTCTCCCACGAGGGCGGCCGGTACAGGGTCTCGAACGTCGTCTGGAGCAGCGCGCTCCCGCCTGAACCCGCGGCGTTGCCCTGCGTCGGGAGCGACAGCGCGGTCGGGCTCGTCGCGGTCGCGGCGAGGTTGCCCGACCACAGGCCGTTGGCGGCCGTGCAGCCGGTCACGCCGGTCACGAAGACCTCGAATGGCTGGCCGGTCTGGACGCCGTGGTCGGCGACGAGCGTCAGGATAACTGGGTCGGCGTTGGCGACCGAGCTGACGTCGATCGGGGTCGCACCCGTCGGATTCGCCTCGACGTAGCCCCAAACGATCTGGTCCGTCCCGGGGTTGTCGATGAACGCGCTAGTGCCGACGGGGCCCGGGCCGAGCGGGGCGGACGTGCCGGCGTTGAGTGCCTGGTAGACGTTGCCGTTCGACACGGCGAAGTCGCCCGCGAGGTATGCGGTCTCGGGCGACCACGGTGGGAACTCGCCCTCAGCGCCAAGCCAGCCGTGGGCGAAGTCCTCGACGGGGTTGGCCGGCGGGTTCGCAGTCGCCGACAGATAGAGCCACGTGATCTGGTTCGTGCCGCGGTTGTCGAGGTAGGTCGGACCCGAGACCCGGATGGGCCCGATGCCGAGCGCGGCAGAGGTTCCGGTGCCAGCCGTCAGGACGACGAGCCATACGCCGCCGTTGGCCAAGACCTCCTGACCCTTCGCGTAGACCGTCGAGGGGGTCCAGGCGGGCAAGACCTCCGGGGGCGTCGCGGCGCAGAAACTTGCTCCCTCGGCGAGGTCAAGTTGGTACCAGTAGATACGCAGGGGCGTGGTCCCGCCGAGGCTTGCGTCGTTCAACCAGTTGAAGCTGAAGTCCTCGATGGGCTGGCCGCCTGGGCGGCCCGCGTAGGTGCTGCCGTCGTAGACGACCGGGGTCGCGTCGAAGAGCGCGGGCGAAGGAAGCAGGATCGTTCCAGACCAGTCTTGGTTGTCCGGAACGAATGGCGGCACCGCGACGGGTCCGACGTAGAGCCAGGCGACCTGGTACAGCCCGGGGTTGTCGACGAACGTGCCGGTCCCGCTCGGCCCAGTATTCACCGCCGAGGACGTTCCGGCGTTGAGCGACTGGTACAGGTTGCCGCTCGACGTGGCGAAGAACGCCGCCGGGTAGACCTCGCCGCCGACCCACGGGGGGAAAATCCCCTCGCCGTTGCCCCAGTCATGGCTGAAGTCCTCGAAGCCGGTCGGGCCGGGGAGCGTCCCGCGGAAGTCGGCTAGGACGACACCGCCGTTGGAGATGTTCGCCTGCCAGCCGGCCGCTGTTCCCGGCGCGGCGCCAGGGGTGCTGAAATTCAGATTTGTGGGCGCGGCCATGGGCGGTGGAGGCGCCAGCCTATCACGGTGAGCGCGACGCGCGGGCGAGGAGCAGGTAGGCTGCCCACGTGAGCTTTCTACAGAGCCCCTCGCCAAGCTACACCGAACTGGAATTCCAGTCGATCCGGACGCGGCTCATCCAGCTCTGCCAGAGCGTCTTCCCCAACCTGGAACTCGACAGCCTTGCCGAGATGGCGACGCTGCTGCTCGAGAGCAACGCGTGGGTCTCGGACATCCTGGCGTACTACCTGCGGCTCATCGGTCGCGAGGCCCGGATCACGACCGCGACCCAGCGGCGCGGCCTGCTCGGTTTGGTCAAGCTCATCGGGTTCCGCGTGCCCGGCGCGGTCGCGGCTCAGGCGGTCGAAACGTTCGCGCTCGCGGCGTCCCCGGCGGCGCCCGTCACGTTCTTGGGCGCGGACTTCGTGGAGGGAACATCGGGCATCTCGGTCTCGACGTCGTCGTCTCCGACCCCCATCGTCTACCAGCTCCTCGAGACCATCGTGCTGCCCGCGGGTACGACCATCGCGACGGGGTCGAACGGCGTCGCGTTGCCCGCGGGCGTCATCTACGCCGCCACGACCGAAGGCTACGCCGCGTCAGGCCAGATCAACGTCACGTCCTCCGTGGGCAAGCAGGTCGTCTCGTACACGAGCGTCACGGGCGGCGGTACGCCCTCGTTCAACGAGTGCACCGGCGGCGCCGGCACGCTCGCGACCGGAGGCGCCATCTGGGCCATCGGCTCCGGCACGGTCGAGAACAGCGCGGTCAAGCAGGACACCTTCACCAGCTCGGGTGCAGCGAACCAGCAGTTCCTCCTGACCCAGACGCCCTACTTGGACGCGTCGCTTCTGGTGACCGACGCCGTGACGGGTCCGTACGACGCCGTGGAGAACCCCGGAGGTTGGTACGAGGTGCCGAACTTCCTGTCGGCGTTGCCCACGGACCACGTCTTCACCACCACGGTGGACAACCTCGACCGGTGCCTCGTCACGTTCGGTAACGGTGTCACGGGCGCGATCCCCAGCGGCACCATCACGGCCGCGTACAAGACCGGCGGCGGCACGGCGGGCGCGGTCGCCGCCGGGGCCCTGACGGTCGGGCCCTCGTCGCCTGTCGACGGGGACAACAATCCCGTCTCGCTCACGGTCACGAACGAGGCCTCGACCCCGGGCGCCGACCGCTACAGCGTCGCGCAGATCCAGCAGCTTGCCCCGGCGTCGCTTACGGTCGCGAACCGCTGCGTCGCCAACAGCGACTACGAGACCGTCGCGAACCTGACGCCGGGGGTCCTGCGGTCCTTGTTCCTGACCGCGACCGAGAGTCCGTTGGTCCCATGGAACTCCGGTTGCGGCTTCATCGTACCGACCGGCGGGGGGCAGCCGACGCCGCTGTTGCTCCAGCAGGTCTTGGCGCAGTCGACGCCCGTCGTGGGCTACCCGGCGCCGGCCTACCCGAAACCCAACGCGTTCCCGATCCGCTGGCTCGGTGTGGACTACCTGACGATCAACGTCTCGGCGCTCGTGTATCTCGCCAAGGGGGCCGCGCCGCTGGTCGTCGGCGCGGCGATCCGCGCGGCCCTGACGGCGTTCTTCGCGCCGAGCCTGCCAGACGGGTCGCTGAACCCCATGATCGACTTCGGGGCCAAGACCTTGGACCAAAACGGCAACCCCACGGGGGTCTTCAGTTGGTCCGTTCTGTTCGACCTCGTCGGCAGCGTCACGGGGGTACTGAAGCTAGACCCGGGGCCCAGCGGGTTCTTGCTCAACGGCGCGCGGACCGACGTCGCGCTGGCGGCGTATCAGTTCCCACAGATCGGCGCGATCCAGCTTTTGAATCCGACTACGGGGCAGGCCTTTTAGACCGGCCCGCAGCCTTCGCGAGTGCGCGGTCGATGAGCTGCGTGAGGTTGGAAACGCGGTCGACGTGCGCGAAGAGGCGCGCAAGCGTGTCGACGTCGGCCGCGGCCCGGTGGACCCCGCCAAGCGGGACGCTGTGGTCTCGGGCGAGCGCGCTGAGGCTTGAGCCCGCCTTGAGCGCTGCGGGCCAGGCGAAGTCGTAGCAGCTACAGAACCACGGGCGCCCCGCGACGACCTCAGTCGGGACGTAACGGCGGTCAAAGTTAGCGTTGTGGCTCACGATCGCCTCGCACCGTTCAACTGAGCGCGCGACCGCAGACCAGACCGCGTCGGGCAGCGGCGCGTCTTGCAGGAGGCGCTCGTGGATCTGGTTGACGTGGAAGGCTTGGTTGCGGTCGCCGCGGATGAGCGACGAGAACGATCGGACGACGGACGCGTGGGGCACGTCGAACACCGACACCGCAACTTCGATGCAGGCGCTCTGTGGCGTGACGCCTGCGGTCTCGACGTCCAGAATTAGGAGGCGGTTGATGGGCACGTCCGCCCCTTACCCCCGCGTGGGCGGGTTCAGCCCAGCGGGTGGTGCTCGAAGGCCGCGCGCAGCTCGGGCGTCGGCGAGAACGGACCGACCCGGAAGGTTTCGGCGAAGAAGCGCAGGACCTCACGCGGCATGTTGAGCACGCCGATCGTGAGGTTCGCCCGGGCCTTGACGACGCGCGTGGGCGGCGGCGGGAAGGTCGGAGTGCTGTGGATGCCGGTCATCGTCAGGACCCCTTGCCGACGGCCGGCGTCGCGCCCGAAGCCGTGGGCCACCAGGCGTTGAACAGGCCCTGGAGTGCACCGACGGCACCCATCAGACCCGCCGCCAACGCGTGCTGGTCGAAGTGGCCGCTGTTCTGCGCGGTCACGAAGATGATGGCACCGACGCCGGGCAGCGTCGCGACGAGCGCGCGGACCATCGGCGAGAGCGTGACGCCCGGGGGCCAGTTGCCCGCCTGGAGCGCGTGCTGGAGACCGAGGCTGATGGCGGCGCCGAGCGCGCACAGCGTCACGAACAGGTCGGGGCTGAGCCCGCCACCGCTCGTGGGCGTCGGCGTGATGGCGGTCTGGGCGAGGCTGGGGTTGGAGGTCAGGACCGCCGCGAGGGCGCAGACCGAGACGAAGAGCAGCGCCGAGGCGCGGTGCTGAGAGGGCTTCATGTGCGCAGCGTAGCGCACCTCGCCTTCCGCGCGAAGCTTCGGCTTTGCCGCTGTCGGCCTTGCCGCGTCCGGCTTCGCCGCCTCAGTGCTTGAGGTGCGCGAAGATGCGTGGCGCCTTGACGTAGACGATGGCGGTGCCGGCGGGGCGCGCGAAATTGGCCGCGGGCGTGCCGGCCGTCTGGACCCCGAGTTGGCCCGCGATCGTCATCAGCGCCTGGTACGCCTGGTAGAAGTTGGCGAGCGCGGCCTGGACGTTGGCGTCCGAGATGCTGGTGGCCCCGGCGAGCGCGGCGTCGAGCCCCTGGAGGGCCTCGGTCGCGACGGCCGCGACCTTGGTGAAGTCGGCTTGAACCGCGGGGTTCGGGTGCGCGGCCAGAATGCCGTCGACGACCGTGATGACGCCCTGGAGCGCGAGTCCAGCGTCGGACACGCCCGCCTCGATGTCGGAGATGACGGTCGCGGCGGGGAGGTTGCAGCCCGTGGCGGTCAGGCAGATCGTCAGGGCGCTCGAAAGCACCAGGATGGGAGCGAAACGGATGTTCGTGAGCTTCATGGCAGCGCAGCCTATCACACGGACGCTACAGCGACAGCGACACGGTTGACGTGAAGGTCTTGGCGGGCACGCGGTTAAGGTCGACCAATCGCGTACACGTCACGGTCAGCAAGAGCGTCCGGTTGGTCTTCGCGGCCGAGACCGCAACGGCCACGACTGACGGCAGGAACGCCTGGAGCGCCTGACTGATGTACGCACGCGCGAACTCCTGGAGCGCGTAGTTGTCCGCGACATTCCGCACGCGGTCGAGGTTGGCGTTCAAGTCAGGTCGCCAAGGGAACTCCCCCGCGGAGCCGATGACTTGGCCGACGCGGCTCGCCAACAGGGCGTCACCCGAAGCCTGGGCGAAGTCGCGTGCTTGGTCTTGGACCAATGGCCGGAGGAGACCAAATTTGGCCTGGGGAAGTGCTGGCGTGAGGCGCAGCGCCGTCGCAGCCTGTTGTGCGGTCGTCGCCGTGGGGCTCGAGGGTGTCGCCATCCACCCGAGCCTACCACGGTCGGCACCATCAACTAGCAGATGGCCTGGACGAACCTCGGGCCGTTCGGGATACCCATGCCGGTGCAGAAGTCGTAGCCAACGGTCGCCGTGACCCCGTCGCTGCCGAGCGCGACGTCGATGAACGCGCCCGGGTAGGCCTTCCCGAGCATCTCGTTGACGCAGCCGACCTTGACACCGCTGACGCCCTTGGCGACCGCGACGAGTGCGGCGACGAGCGGCGCCGCCATCGAGGTACCGCCGACGACGTTCGGCGCGTCGTTGAAGCTGCCCTGCACGCCGCTGTTCGGGTCTGCGACCGCGCTCAGCACCGGCACGGCGATGAAGGCTCCCTGGACCCCGAGGCTCGCGGGTGGCGGCGGAACGATACCGGTCTGCCAGGGAGGCGAGGCGGGGGCCGCGACCGCGCCACCGCCACCGCCGGGGTCGCCCGGCAGGCCGTCACCCCACGCGGTGAGCTGTGCGATCGACCCGTCGGCCGCGAGCTGCTCGAAGACACCGCCGACGCTCGTGACCCACACGGAGCACGCGGGATAGTCGGGCGTCGGGGACGCGGTGCCGTCGTCGATCGAGTTGTCACCACTCGCGGCGAACACGCTCACGTTGGCGCCGTGCGCGCGCTGGAGCGCAGCCTCGGTGGTGGCGATGTCCGCGGGGTCCCACTGGTCGTACGCCTGGCCCCACGAGATCGTGATGACGCTGCACCCCGCCTCGACGAGCTTGTCGATCGCCTGGGCGATGCCGGGGCCCGTGTTGGCTGCGAAGCAGTTGACGATCGTGGCCGGCTTGCCCGTCTGGTCCCAGACGACCTGCATCACGACCTCGTTGTCCAGCATGACCTCGGTCGACGGGTCCTGGTCCGCGGGGTTGTCGACGCCGCCCGGGGCCAGCACGATGGTGTTCTGGGGCGCAGCACACCCGAACCACCGGCACGTGTTCTCGACGTCCGCCATCACGACGCCGCCGCCAAGCGAGACGATGCCGACCTTGACCGCCGTGGCGGTGCTGTAGAGGTCCTTGGTGAACCCCATGGAGCCGAGGATCTGCCGTACCGACAGCGACCCGTCGGGGAACGAGGGTGCGGAGCCGTCGTGCGGGGCGGCAAGGCGAACGCCACGGAGGCGCGGGTGGGGCTGGCTGTAATTGTGGCAAAACATGCGAGGCATTGAACCCCAACGGCGCGGGCGGCGCAAGTCTCCGCCGCCGGGGTAAGGGACCCGACATGACGAAGCCGATCACAGCAGACGAACTCAACACCATGGCGGCGGACGCGTACGCTCTTACGGGCAAGAACCCCGACGGGGTCGATCTCGGACACCTTCGTGGTCACTTCATGCGGCTCATCGGTGAGGTTTGGCGCCTGCGCGCGAAAGTCCGCTACGGTGCGGCTAGCGCCCCCGTCGTCTCGAGCGCGACGGTGGATGAGTTGGAATCGCGGTGCGATCGGCTAGATGGCCACCTCGTGCGCTTACACTATCGCATGCAAGAGCTTGCCGCTGAGGCAAAGAGGGATCGGATCGATGCGAGCAACCGCCACGACAGTGAAGCGGCCGTCGAAGCCACCGCGGTAGAAGACGGCTGGGAGCGTGCGCTGAAGCTCTTTGACGAAGTCGTCGACCCCGAGGAGCCGGAATGAGCAGGCCCAAGTCCAAGCCGCCGAGGCCCAAGGCCAAGGCTAAGCTGTACTGCGCGCCCCCACATTTGGAGGCTTTGCCGTATCGCCGCGGGTGCTCGGTTCTGCGGCCCGTCGAGCCCGTCAAAGTCGAGGTTGTCGTGACGCCGAGCGGCATCGTGTTGCTGCCGGACGAGCGTGACGCCGCGGGTTCGCTCGCGGCGATTCTGGCTCGCTACGGCGGAAAGGTGCGGCGCGTCTCGTTGCTCCCGAGGGCCCCACAGATTCCCGTGGGTCCGTGGGAATACCCGGAAACCGTACTTGCGGAAGGTAAGGGGTCTGCATGAGCGAGTTTCATGTACGAGTCGTTGAGCTTGGCCCTGTAACGAAGCACCCGAACGCGGACTCGCTGAGTCTAACGACGGTCGGGGGCGAAGGTGGCTATCCGGTCATTTTGAGAACCGGCGAGTTCCACGAAGGCGACCGCGCGGTGTACGTGCCGGTCGGGGCCGCCGTTCCGTTGGACGACCCGCGATGGTCTTTTCTGGCCAATCCGGGGTCAACCAAGCCCTACACGGAGATCGATGCCAAGCGCTTGCGCGGGATCTTCTCCATGGGGATCCTGACGCGCGCCGAACCCTCGTGGGCTGTCGGGCAAGACGTCTCGATGGACCTGCGCATCGAGCGCGCGGAGGCTGTCGACGCGTCTTCGTCCTCGAGCCTCGAGAACGAGGCCGACCCAGGATTGATGCCGACGTACACCGACATCGACGGGCTGCGCCAGCACCCTCACGCGCTTCAAGATGGTGAAGACGTCGTGTTGGTTACGAAGATCCACGGAGAAAACGCGAGGTACTGTGTCGACGACGCGCGGCTGTATTGCGGTTCGCGTACGCGTTGGAAGGCGCCGGCGGCTCGTACGGCTTGGACCACCACGGCCGAGCGCCTGGGTCTTGAGCAAAAGCTTCGCGCGCTCGGGGGCCACATCGGGGTCTACGGTGAACTGTACGGCAACGTCACCGGCATGCGATATGACGCCAGCGCGAGCGAGCGCGGTCTGCGGCTCTTCGATGCGATGGACCTTCGACAGCGCCGCTACCTCGACTACGACGACTTCGCGGCGGTTGCGGACCAGCTCGGTCTTCTGACCGCGCCGGTGCTCTACCGGGGTTCCTGGTCGCGCGAGTTGGTCTCGCACGCCGATGGGCCTGACTTGTTGAACCCAACCCACGTGCGAGAAGGCTTCGTCGTGCGTCCGGCGCACGAGCGTACTGAGCACATGGGCCGCGTCATCTTGAAGTACCACGGCGAGGCCTACTTGCTGAAGAAGTGGAAGGTCTAGCGTGGCAAAGCCGACCAAGCAGGAGATGGACGGCGCGTTCTTCGCGTTGAACCTCGAGATCCAAGGGACCATCGAGTGGATGCGGGCCCGGTTCCACGCTCGCGCGAGCGCGGCGTTACCCGAAGGCGGCCGGCTGTGGTGGACAAAGATCGGCCAAGATTGGACGCTGGCGGTCGAGCACCAGGAGCCCGGTCTTGACCCCGTGCGTAGCCTGCTTCAGTCGTGTGCGGCCTACACGCGCATCGACGCCGCGCGTGTGTTGCCGGAGCTACTGGTGGAAGCGGAGCGCGAAGAGGAGAGGCTCTTCGCGCTGACTCGAGAGGCCGCGGCGGCGTTCGCGGCCGTCCGGCTCAAGGGGGACGACGACTGATGGTGAAGCCGATCGCGTCGACCAAGATGATCGACCGGGCGGCCCGGGCGGCTGCGATGCTTTGGTGGGCGCAGTACCGGGTGCCCCGCGGCGAGCCCCTGCCTGAATTGCCGGAGTGGTTCCTAACGCCCTACCGCGCCGCGGACTCCAGGGCGTTCCGATACTTCTGGGTTGAGGGTGTCGAGCTACAGCGCGGCCTGCACCACGCACCAACCAATGACGGTGTCGCGGAATGCAGGATCGCCCGCGCGACCGACGACCGCAGCGCCGACGCCCGTAACAGATTACGGCACTACCAAGACCCCTACTGGCTCTTGCCGAAGCTCGCGGTCGCGTGGTGCAGGAACGAACTGCGCGAGGGCGCGGGTTGGCGTTGGCCGCCTGTAAGGGGCCGCGCCACCCGCGGCGCCGCGGGTGAACCTTGAAGCCGCGGGACCTCGACGACCGGCTCCTGTTTGGACTGTTCGGCGCGATCCTCCTCTGGATGGCGTGGAGCCTCGCGACCGCGGGGTAAGGTCACGGAACGGGGAGGAAGCTGACAATTTCGCTGAGGATGTCCACGACGTTCTGAAGCGGCGCGATGGCGGCGGCCGCGTCGGCCCCGAGGTCCGCGAGACTCGGGATCAGCGGGTTCGGAACCCCGGGGATGAAGGCCGCGAAGACGTTTATTATTCCGATCAACCGGTTGAGCGGCGCGAGCGACGCGTTGAGGTTGTGGATCTCGATGGCGATGTTGCCCGTCGCGCAGTCCACGACGGCCTTGAGCGCGATGTTGCCCGGTTGGGCCGCTGCGGTCACGGCGACCAGGAGCTGCGCGTTCTTGAGGATGATTACCTCAAGCCGCGTGATGAGCGCCGTGACGGCGACGATCAGCGCCTTGATGATCTCCAAGATCATGATCGGCACCGAGAGCTGCGGCACGAGCTGAACCAGCTTCGCGATGGCGGCGGCCAAGATCGGGATGCACTTGATCAGCGGCTCCGGGTCCGGAGGAGCGAGGCATTGTGGAATAGCCTGGATGCACTGCACGAGCGCCACGCACACGTCGATTATGTCGAATATGGGCGTTAGGGGCGCGAGCGCGCTATTCAGGCCCTGAAACAGTGTCTGGATCAGGATGTAGGGATCTGCCGCGTTGAGTAGGTCCATCGCACATATGGTTACGTTTCCCGGCATTGTAATGCACAGGTCGATGTGCGGTGGCGGCGGCAAACAGAGCAAAGGTACGATAGGTACGAGCATGTAGGTTAGATTCTCCTTTCTCGCCGGTGGCGCGCCGCGGTAGAAGAGAGGCGCTCGCGGAGCATCAGATCATCGCGCTCGAAGTCTGAACCCGGCGGCCCCCGATGTTGACCTCAAGGGCGTCCAGGACGATCGCGCCGGTGCACTTCAGGATGATCTGGCTGACCGCTTGGAGCATGATCGCGCGGTTTTCGCGGTCCAGCAGGATGACGCTCTGGACCTGCTTGTTGGCGTCGAGATCGAGAATCTGGAGCGAGCGCGAGCCCGGGCGCTCATCGACGGTGATGCGGAGCGTTCCGCCGGAGCCGCCGTTCGCGACCGTCGCGTCGGGGAACTCGAGCGACTGGACCAGCTCGGGGTTCTGGGTCCCGACGTCGTTGACGTCCCCGGGGATCTCGGTGCCGGCCGTGGGCAGGCCCCAATGGGCCGCTGCGTATGCGCCCGCGCCCTGGGGGTCGCCCTGGTGGAACCAGATCGCGACGTCCGAGCCTACGGCGGGCACGACGTGGCCCCCGCGCTGGGGCGACCCGCCGCCCATCGTCAGCGGGTAGAGCCAGTCCGTGTTGGGCTCGACGATGCCCGGGATGATGGCCTGCACGCGGTGCAACCCCTTGGGGTCCGTGATCGAGGTCACGACACCCCTCTGTAATCCATAATACCTGTGGACCTCGTCGCGGAGATCTTCGAGGTTAGACCCGCTCATTATTCGCTTCCTTGTTGGCTTTACGAGACGCAACGCGCCGCTTGATTGCGTCCACTCGCTGCTCTTCTGTCATGCCGGCCCAGATGGCCTTCGCTCGCGCGCTTCGTTGTTGCGGTACGGGTTGATCACGAGAGCGGTCCTTTCGGGGGCAGGGCGGCGCCCGCGACGACACCGCCGATGGCGAAGGCGCCGACGGCCACGGCGCCGACGACGGAGAGGAAGCTGTGAGTCGAGCGAGGGGAAATTACGTGGCCTCCTTCGGTGCGTCCAGCTCCTCGACGAGGACGACGCGGCCCGAGTGGATCCACACCTCGCGGCTCTCGCCCGGCGCGAGGGTGACCGGCGCCTCGGCCTTGCCTTCGCTGATGCGCGCGCCGGACGGGCCGACGTCGATCAGCGTTGTGGCGGCGGAGCGGTTCGGGTCTTCGTTTTTGATCGTCAGTCGCATGGTCATGGGGTCGATCCTTTCGAGGCAGCGGCGCCCGCGAGGATTCCCGCGATGCCGCCGAACACGCTTACCGTTCGCACGGTTCGTGTGGGCGTAGATCGTCCACCGGGTGCAGTGGACCTCGTCGCGGAGGTCTTCAAGTTGGGAGCCCGACACCCAGGCACTGTACGCCCGCGAAGCCGCTCGGGGCAAGGTAAGGGACGCGGAAGGAGACAACACGATGCCCTTTCCCAACGATCACCCGCCGCCGGATCCCCATCCCTTCGGGACCACACCGCTCGACGTCCCGGTGCCCGCCGAGCCACCCGCGCCGCTCGAGACCATGCCCACGAACCGCCCGTGGGCGCACAACCCGCTCCCGAGTGTGGGCGACCTCTACTACTCGCGCCCGTCGCTCAAGCAGGCCGCACCGCCCTTGCGTCGGGTCATTTTGGTCGAACGCCACGTCCTCTTGGACGCTGTCGATTTCAAAATCGGCCTGTAGAACTACCGGGTCGCGCGTGACGGTACCACGGTGCTGACCGGCAGCCCGAGTTACGTCCGGTACGCGAGCTTCCGCAACCCCGTGCAGTATTGGCCCGAGCAGGAGGGTGAGCACCCGCCGCCGCCCGTGAAGGTGAAGCCCGCCAAGCCCGCGCCCCCGACGGCGCTGGAGCGCCGGAACGCCGCCAACGAGAAGAAGGCGGCGGCCCGTGCCGAACGCGCTGCTGCCGCGGCGGCGGGTCCGGCGGAGCCTCTGACGACGGACGCCGCCGAGGTCCGGCTCGAGCGCGGGCCCGTTTGGGTCATCTTGAACACGCTGCGCATCGGGCCGGCGGGCGCTCGGGTCAACCTGGTGCACCGGATCGAGCGGCATCTTGAGAAGATCGAGCAGCACGGCGCTCGGACCGTGATGTTGCTCGAACAGTTGGTCGACTTCGGCAAGTGCGGCGAAGTGCGGGCGACGGGGATGACACGCGCTATTCGAGACGCCATCGGCAAGAGCAGCAACGAGCCGCCGCCTGTTGCGCCGGTCGCTTCCCCGGCGCGGGAGCGACCGCTGCCGGCGGAGACGAAGCTCGCCCCAGCACCTGCCCCGACGCGAGCAGCCTCTGCCGGCGTCGTCGACCGCTGTCGCTCGTTTGACGGTCCAACCTGACCCAAGAACCGCAAGCCCCCGCCTCGCTCCGCAGGCGGGGGTCCACCAGGTTCCGGTCGAGCACGGCGGCGCTACTCCGGTTTCTTCTGGTTCTCGACGTACCTCTTGAGGATCTCGATCGGCGCGCCTCCTGCGGAGAGGATGCAGTAGCTCGGGGACCAGAGGACGGCCTTCCCGCGGTACGCCGCGCGGAGCGCCGGGAATTCGGAGCGGAGGCGTCGCGAGAGGACGGTCTTGACGTTGTTGGTGAGGTCGCTCGGGCGGACCTTGGGCGGCATGTCGAGGAGCATGTGGACGTGGTCCGCCTCGCCGTTGCACTCGACGAGCTCGCCCTCCCACGAGACGCACAGGCTCCGCAGGATCTCGGCGCAGCGATCGAGCATCGGCCCGGTGAGGACGGCCCGCCGGTACTTGGAGACGAGAACCAAGTGGTAGACGATCCGGAAAACAGCGTTGTTGTTGCGGTGGAGTGCTTGCACGTGATGTCCGAACGAAGTACATTATGCGCGTGGTTCGTGTCTACCGCTACCGTCTCGCTCCGACGCGAGCGCAGGACGCTGCGCTGCGTGAGACGACCTACCGGCTGCGCGAGCTCTACAACGCGGCGCTCGAGGAGCGGATCAAGGCGTACCGCCAGCGAGGCGTCACGCTCTCGGCCTACGATCAGATGGCCGAGCTGCGCGAGGTCCGCGAGGTCCGCCCCGAGTACGCCGCGATCCACACGCACCTCTTGCAAGACGCGCTCACGCGGCTCGACCGCGCCATGCGCGCCTTCTTTCGCCGGTTCAAGGCCGGCGAGAAGCCCGGTTTCCCTCGCTTCAAGGGCCGCGACCGCTACTCGACGTTCACGTTCAAGGACGCCGCGAACCACAACGGCGTGCGGCTTCTCGCGGGCGGCAAGCGGGTCAAGCTCACGGGGATCGGCAACGTCAAGGTCAAGCTCCACCGACCCATGCAGGGCCGGATCAAGCAGGCCAGCGTTTCGCTCGACGGCGACGGTCACTGGTACATCGCGTTCGTCTGCCAGGACGTGCCGACCAAGCCTCTGCCGTCGACGGGCAAGAGCGTCGGCGTGGACGTGGGGATCACGACCTTCGCAGCGCTCTCGACCGGCGAGTGCATCGACAACCCGCGGCCCTACGAGACCGCTCACCGGAGGCTCGCTGCTGCCCAGCAACGCGTCTCTCGGCGGAAGAAGGGCTCGCGGCGACGCCGCAAGGCCGTCGTGCTGCTTCGCAAGCATCACGCTCGCGTGGGTCGCGTGCGGCTCGACTTCCACCACAAGGTGGCGCTCTACCTGGTGCATCACTTCGACTCGATCTCCGTGGAGAAGCTCAACGTCATCGGCCTCGCGCGCGGGCGTTTGGCGAAACAAGTTCTCGACGCTGCGTGGGCACAGTTCACGACGATCACCGACGGCAAGGCAGAGTGCGCCGGCCGCGAGTTTTCCGCCGTGGATCCACGCGGTACCTCCCAGGAATGCTCCGGCTGCGGCGCTGTGGTCCGGAAGGGCCTCGGCGTGCGCGTCCATCGCTGCCCGCATTGCGGGCTCGTGCTGGATCGCGATGTCAACGCCGGAATCAACATCGATCGGCGCGGACAGCGCCTTCGGAGGCAGGAGAGCGCTGGGGCTCTTTCTGTTCCGAGAAGCCCCTTCCTCGCGCTCTCCTGAGCGCAGGGAGGGGAGATGATCACGCTCAGCCCCCCACCCAGGAGACGCTGCCGTCCGGGTTGACCTGAACCGTCGGGACCTGGCTCGCGGCCGTCGGGCCCGTGCCGGTGTTGTCCGTGCCGTCGCTCGGGTCCGCGTTGGCCCCCAGGCCCGTCGACGACCCGACACCGCTCCGGTGGAGCTTCAGCGCCATCTTGTACCCCGGGCCCACGGTGTGCTTCGCGCCCGCGACGTAGTAGTTGCCGTCGAGGGTCTGGCCGAACCCCTTGAGCGTGACGGTCTGCTTGGCCTCGATCAGCGCATCGCCGACGCAGTGGAGCGTGACCTTGACGGCCTTCTGCTCGGCGGTGCTTTGGCTCGCGTTGACGCTCGTCTGGGCGTCGTCCGAGGTCGTCCGGGTCGTCCCGCGCCTCGTCGTCGCGCCCTGGTCGGCCGCGGCCGCTGGGTCCACCATGACGGCGCCCGCGGCGGACACGACCGCCGCGGCCTTGAAGATCGACTGGGCGGCGTTGGTCGGGCGTCCGGGTTGGTTCTGGTTGTCGCTGTAGACGGCGAAGTTGCTCTTGAGCAGCGGGTCCCGACCCGACGCGATCACGACCGCGGGCTTGGCCGTGATGTCGCCCTCGACGTTGAAGCTCTCGATGTCGCCGTTGCCTTGACCCACGAAATACTCGAACGTTCGCGTCGGGACGTTCAGCAGCTTCCGGGCGTGGAAGTGGAAGCCGTAGGAGTCGATGTAGAAGCCGTAGTTCTCGCGCTGGGCCATGTCGCGGAGGAACTGCGCGTTGGTCATCCGGACCTGGAGGACCTGGTCGAGCGTCGTCTTGGTCGGCTGGATGATCTGGTTCGCGCCGCTGTAGCCCTCCTCAGTCGCGATCTGGGCTGCGATGTCGGAGCGCTTCATGTTGTTGAAGATCCGGCACTGCTGCACCAGGTTGACCACGTGGGCCGCGCCCTTGCACTCGACCTTGAGCTTGAGCGACCCGGTGATCTTCGTGATCGTGCACTCGCGCACCCGGGACATCGCGCCGGGGTACCCCCACACGGCCTCGATGACGTTGCCCACGGCAAACAGCGGGGTGTCGAAGTTGGCGAGGTCGTGGTTGTCGACCATGATGCTCAGGACGTCCTGCTTGCGCTCCTCTTCGTCGAACGTGAGGCTCTCAAGCCGGATCGCGACCGGGATACGCTGGAAGCTCTGCGAGCCCGCGGGGCCGATCCGCACGAACATGACGGGGTTGGACCGGTCGAGCGCCATGGCTGGAATCTACCATGGCCGGGGTGGCCTCGAACTAGGCCCGGTTGGTCGCCTACTCGCCGAAGGACCGGATGAGCGCCGCGATGCCCCTGGCTTCGCGCTTGGTCGCTTCGCGCGGGATCTCACACGAGATCCGGACTTCGGCGCCCCAACTCTCAGACTACGCCGTGAAATCTTTGCGCCGCTGTTCCGAGCAGATATCCGACAGCAACGTCTGGAGGCTCGGCACGTAGACGGTCGTGCCCGGGACGATTGCGATCGTCGGGTCCACGACCGGCACGGGTTGGAAGTCCGCGATGACGTACCACAGCAGGTTCGCCGCGTTCGGGATCGCGCCGTAGTACATGAACGCGAGCGACCACCACGTGTCCCCCGCGACCGCGATGCGCTCGATCGTGTCGTCGAACGGCTGGTACCGGAAGGGGACGCGCTCACTCAGAAAAAAAAGCCCATCGGCGTCGAGCTGACCGGTGCAGAAGTAGTCCCGGGAGTACCGTGAGGTGGGGCCTGCCATGGGGCGATCCTAGCTCAGGTCCCGGACCAAACCGTGCCCGACGCGGCGATCTGGTCCGCGTAGATCGGCGTGTCGCGGATCGCCTCGAGCGTCACCGAGACCGTGAACCACGTCGCGACCAGGCTGCCGGTGTTCTGCTGCGCGCCCGTCTGGGTCGTGGGGTCGACGCCGCCCCAGGCGAAGCGCTTGTTCTTGAACGTGAGTTTCGTGATGACGCCCGTGAGCGAGACCATCAGGGGCCAGACGAACATGATCCGGCCGGGTCCGCCGGACGCGACGGAGCCCGAGCCCGCGCGGGTCGGGTAGACCCAGCTCAGGATGTTGTTGCGCGCCGTCATGATGTTGTCCGAGAGGCCGCGCGCGAGGCTGGTCGAGAACTGGTCGAACGTCAGGTCGAACTTGGCCGTGTAGTTCTCGGTGTGTTCGAACTGGAGCACCTGGTGGCTGAGCCCTTGGATCTTGATCTTCTGGTAGACGGCGCCGATGTCCTCCTCGAAGGTACTTGGGTTGTACTGAGCGTTCATCGTCACGCCGTTGGCGAGATTCTGGAACGTCACGCGAGGAGGTGTCGCCGTGGTGGGAAGCGCGTTGGCCATCAGTGCACCCCGGAGTCGTCTTTGCTGGCGACGTCGTACTGCTTCAGCTCCTCGTACAGGACCTTGCCATCCAGATGAAGCTGGCTCGTGATGTTGAGCTTGGACGTCACCGAGGGAACGCCCGGCGACGCGGCGGGACCGAAAGCCGACGGCGCTCCGGCGACAGCAGGCATGTCGGCAGCCGCCGGGGCCTTCGCGGGAGCGAAGAACTCCGACTCCAGCGGAGTCACGACTGACGCCGCGCCTCCGGTAGCGGCCTGGTTCCGGACGTCCGCGATCGGTACGCCCAACATCGCCGTTTTCAGCTCGGCGTCGATGTTCTTGATCATGCCCTTCACGTCCGGCATCTTGATCCCGATTGCGCCGAGGATTCCCTGGATGGCGCCCGTGAGGCCTCCGAGGATTGACAGGATCTGGGTCACGACCCCGTAGACGACCTGCTTCATGCCCTGCCACAGGCCCGTCCAGTCCCCGTTCGAGATAGCGGTGAGCGCCTTAATGACGCCGGCCCAGATGTTGACCACGCCGCGGAAGACACCCGCGATGGTCGCGATGCCGTTAGAGACGACCGCGATGGCGATCGTGATGACGTCGCCGAGGAGCCCGCCGAACAGTTCAAAGCTGTCGCCGCTCTCACCGAAAGCGGCCATCAGCTCAGTCAAGGCAAGCTTGACCGTCTCAAACGCCTCCGAGAGGGGGCTTGCGGCTTCGGACATGTCGTCTAGCCGGGTGAGGAAGCCAGAAAGGATGTCGAGCGCGGCGGTGAAAACTCTGGCGATGACGCTCGCGGCGTTCGCGAGCATGTCGCCGAACCACTTGCCTGCCTCGCCCGCGGACTTGAGTGATGCGGCGTTCTTGTCGACGTCGACCTCATCCGACATGAACCCGAAAGCTTGCGCGACACGCTTGAACGAGTCCGCCAGGGCGTCGAAGACTGGTTGAACCCGCGCGAGGCCCGCCTGGAACCCGTCGACGAAGCCCATGACGAACGCCTTGACCTTGTTGAAGGCCACGTAGACGTTCAGGACGAAGTTGAGCAACCCGGGGTCGTTCGACAGCTCGTCGAACAACCCCTTGCTCAGTCCACCGTCGTGCGTGAACAAGCTCGCGAGCGCGCGGAACACCAGCATCACGCGCTTCACGCTCGTGTCAACGAAGTCCGCGAAGCCACCCAGGTTCTGGTGGTACGCGGCGAACAGCGCGGCGCCGATCGCGATGAGCGCGCCGACCGCGAGCGCCGCGGGGCCGCCGAGGAAGATGAAGGCCGCGCCCAGCACGGTCACCAACACGCCCGCGAGCAGCGTCGCTTGGGCGATGAACGTCTTGGTCTCGGGGTCCATCTTGCTGAAGTATTCGAGGATCTTGGCCCCGGCGAGCGCCAGCTCCCGGACCGCGGGCTTGAGCGCGCTGGCGAGCGGTGCCGACAGCCCCTGCTTCAGCGACGTGATGACGCTGTTCAGGACTTTCTCCTGGCCCTTGAACGTGTCGAGCTGAGCGTCCAAGAGGGCGCGCGCCGCGCCCTCGTTGTCGTGCATCTTGTCGTAGTAGTATTGAACCGCGTCGGCGCCCTTGTGCAGCACGCCGTTCGAGTCCGTCACGCCTTTGGCCAGGTCCTTGATGGCCGCCGTCAAGCCGGGGAGCGCTTGGGGGCCGAACGCCTTGCGCATCGCGTCGCGCGTCTTGTCCGTGATCGTTCCGGTCTTTCCGACCTTATCGGCCAGCTCGCCCATGATGGTCGGCAGCGACTTCGCGTTCCCCGCGGCGTCCTTGGCGTCGATGCCGATGCCCTTCAGGGTCGAGCCGAACTTGGGGTTTGCCATCCCGCGGAGCGCCGCCATCGCGGCCATCGAGGTCTTGCTGAGGTTGCCCATGCCGGTCCTCATCAGGCCGATCGTGATCGCGGTATCGGTCATCGAGGCCCCGACGGCCTGGGCCGCGGGGCCCGCGCGCCCGAGCGCGTCGCTCATCTCGCTCGCCTTGAGGTGGAACAGCTCGCTCGAGACCGCCAGCCGGTCCACGACCTCGCCCGCGTCTTTGCCCTCCTGCGGGAACATCCGCATCGCGGCCGTCATGGCCTTGACCCCGGCCTCGCCGCTCTTGCCCGTGATGCCGGCGTACAACAGCGCGGGCGAGAGCTGGTCCAGGGCCTTCTGGGCGTCGCCGGTCTCGATCGCCAGTGCCTTGAGCGCCTTGGCGGAGTCCAGCGCGGTGAACCCCATGAGGGCGTTCTGGCTGGAGAAGATGGCCTCGTTGACGTCGAGCATCTGCTCCGACGTGGCCTTGCCGAAGTGCTCGATTTCGTGTGTCGCGGCCTCTAGCTCGCCCCCGGCGCCGCTCGCGAGCTTCCACGCGCCTTCGAGGAACCCGCGGCCCGCGTTGAAGATCGCCTTGCCGACGCTCGCGACGGATGTCGCGGTTTTCTGGCTTTGGCGGTCGAGGCGGTCGAGCCCCTTTTCCAAGCGCGCGACCGCCTCGGTGGCCTTGTCGAGCACGCCGGACGCGAGGTCGTCTACTTGGAGGGTGATGCCCAGGCCGATTCCGCCGTTGCCGTTGAGCGCCACGGCGCCAGCCTATCACGGGCCGGGACGAAGGCGCCCGCGACGAGGTAAGGAGCGGGGCGGAGGTCCAGATGAACAAGACCAGGGTTGAGCGGCGCGCGGTTCAGGTAGGCGACGTCTACCGGGAGCGGGACCCCCGCATGAAGGGCCGGCGCGTCACCGTCCTCTCGCTGGGGGATGGGTCGGTGGTCTGTACGGTCGAGAACAGCACGCGCCGAACGATCATCAGCGTTCGCGGACTCCAGACGCGCTTCGACCTGGTGGTGGCGAGCGGTCCGTGAGGCGTTCAGGCAAAGGCGTGGATGTCGCGGCGCCGAAGATCCACCGGACCGTTCCGATCACGGACCTGCGGGGGATCTGCCGTTATCCGGACCGCCTTCGGTGCAGCGTCTTCCTGTTCGAAGCCCAAGAGGACGGGGCAACCCGTGAGGTGCCCTGGCTCATCCTCGGTCAGGTGGGCTTGGTCACCCACGAGGGGCGCAAGGCTGGACATGCGACGCTGTCGGCCCGCATGGGCTTTGGTGCGACCGACTTCGAGGAAGACGCCGCATGGGTGCTGAAGTTGCCGCTGACCGGGCTGTTCTTCTCGGGCGTCGACTACCACGTCACGAAGTTCATCGCATGGGTGGACGCTGATGCCGAAGGCTCGTTTCACTCAGACTTCCAGCGCGGAAGCCCCCGCCTCGGCTCCTGCCAGGCGGGGGAGGAAGCGCTGCTCCGGTTCTAGGTTGCGTCTTACGTGACGACGTGTCAAACGGTAAGCGTGCTCCGGGCGTTCAAGTACCGCTTCTCCCCGCGCTCCGCGGAGGAGGAGACCTTGCTGCGCAAGACGCTCGGCTGCGTACGCCTGGTCTACAACAAGGCGCTCTACGCGCGCTCGGAGGCCTGGACCCAAGCGAAGAAGTCGATCGGCTACGCCGCGCAGGACCGCGCTCTCACGGCGTGGAAGAAGCTTCCGGAGCTGACCTTCCTCAACGAGGTCTCGAGCGTCCCGCTTCAGCAGTCGCTGCGACACCTCCAGGGCGCCTACTCCAACTTCTTCGCGAAGCGCGCGAAGTACCCGACCTTCAAGAAGAAGGGACGCGGCGGGGCGGCGACCTTCACCCGAAGCGCCTTCCGCTTCGAACCGGGCGCCCTGCACCTCGCCAAGATGGAAGCGCCGCTCGACATCCACTGGAGCCGTCCCTTGCCCGATGGCGCCGACCCGTCGAGCGTGACCGTGAGCCTCGACGCGGCGGGCCGCTGGCACGTCTCGATCCTCTGCGAGGACAAGGCGGTCAAGCCGCTGCCGAAGCTCAAGACCGCGGTCGGCATCGACCTCGGCGTCTCTGCCCTCGCCACGCTCTCGACCGGCGAGAAGATCCCGAACATCAGGGCCGATCAGAACGAGATGGCGAGGAAGCGCATGCTCTCCAAGTCGCTCGCCAGGAAGCAGAAAGGATCGAAGAACAGGGGCAAGGCCAAGCAGAAGCTCGCGAAGCACCACGCGAGGATCGCCGACCGGCGACGGGACTACCTGCACAAGATCACGACTCGACTCGTTCGCGAAAACCAAGTGATCGTCGTCGAGGATCTGAACGTCTCCGGGATGCTGAAAAACCACAGCCTGGCGCGCGTCATTTCGGATGCATCCTTCCGGATGCTGGTGTCGTTCCTCGAGTACAAGTCCGAGTGGTACGGCCGCGACTTTCTGAAGTGCGACCGCTTCTTTCCGAGCTCGAAGACGTGCAGCGCGTGCGGGCACGTCGTCGACCATCTTCCGCTCAGCGTACGCGCCTGGACGTGCCCGCGATGCAACGCGACGCACGACCGGGACGTGAATGCTGCGCACAACATTCTGGCCGCGGGACACGCGGTGTCGGCCTGTGGATCCGGTGTCAGTCATCGTTTGCTTCGGCAGGCGGTGCAGTCGGAGTTGAAGCAGGAACCTGGATCGTGAGATTCGGGAATCCCCTCCCTCGCCTCTTGGCAGGGAGGGGAGGATGTCAATCAGACTTCCGCGTGCCTGGCCCTGGCTACAACCCCATGAAGGATCCAAGGACGCAGACGTGCTGGTCGAAAACCTGTGAACCCAAGGGGCACCCGATCGTGCCCGAAGGCTTGTACGTCCCGCCGTTCGACCCGGGGCTCTACGCGAGCGTTCGAGGTCGCAAGGTGTCGATCCGAATCGGGCCCACGACGGACTTGCGCGACGGCCAAGAAAACGACGGAGAAGAGGCATGACGATCGCCCCCGTGATGTACCTGGCTGGGTTCCTAGCTGGCCCGGTCGCGACGGAACTGTTCGATGAATTGCGGGCGAACCTCGCGTGGGAGCGACGGGACGATGCTCCGCGGTATGAGTACCATTGCAACGACCGTGGGCTGCCCTACGCGTACGGGCGGGGCCGCGGACGCCGGACCTACGAGGCGCGCCCGTACACGCCGGAGATCCTCTTGATCCGCGCGGCGGTCGAGTACGCGACGGGGCACGAGTACGGGGTCTGCTTCCTCAACCGGTACGAGGGCCAGCACGACCACCTCGGGTGGCACGCGGACGACTCGCCCGAGATGGACGACACCCGGCCCATCGTGAGCGTTTCGCTCGGGGCCGCGCGCCCGATCCAGTTCCGCCGCAAGGTCCCGCGGGGGCCTCGGGGTGCTGTAGCGCGGCCGGAGGAAGAACACGCGGCGGCGTACCGCGCGGAGGTGTGGCTCGAGCACGGCAGCGCGCTCGTGATGGCGCCCGGCATGCAGGACACCTGGGAGCACCGGATCCCGAAACGCGACCGCGTCGTCGGGGAGCGCATCAGCCTTGTTTTCCGGGGTTGGGCCGAACCCGAGCACACCACGATCGGCCCCGGAGGTTCAGTTTGATCTGCCCCCTTTGCCGTGAATCGGGGCCCGACGTAGGCGCGGCCCTTTGTGGTGACTGCACCGACGCCGTTCTGTCCCTGGGGTGCGCGATGCCGCCGTGTACCGCGACCGCGGAGGAAGTGCGGGCCTGGGCCGCGGCGAACCAGGTGGGCGTTCACGTCTGTCGCCGCGAAGCGCCGGAGGCTAGGCTGCACCGGGCCATGCTCGACGTCGCGTTGGACGCGCTCGTGAAGTCGGAGGACGACTGGCCCGAGGCCAAGCAAGACTGGTTCGCGACATCGCTCCGGGCGTTCGAAGATGTGCGGGAGCGCGGTGTCTTCCCGCTGTCGGACAAGCAGCTCGCGTGGGTCGAGAAAGTCGCGGACGCGCTCGGCGTCGACCTGCCGCGAGCGGACCGGGGTCGCCCCATCCCGCGCGGGCGCCCGGTCGCGCTCGCGGTCGACGCGATGCCGAAACCTCTACGGCCCCCGGGACGCCTGTGAGCGTCCTGGACCGGTTCCAGAAGCTCCTCGCGCTCGCCGCCGAGAGCCCCGAGCGCGAGGAGGCCCGTACGGCTGCGTCGCTGGCCTGTAGGCTCGTCCGGGAGCACAGCTTGACGGTCTCGTTGCCGACCGCGCCCGGCACGGTCAGGACCCCCGCAGCGGCCCCGGCGAAGCCCAAGCCACCCGATCCGGACGTCGTTCGTGGGCGCGCGAAGCGTGATGGCGTCTGTCCCACCTGTGGGCAGGACTACGTCATCGGCGACAAGGTGCTGTACTGGCGCGGCGACGGGGCATCGAGCCGCCGAGGCCTCATGGTCCACCAGGAGTGCGGCTTCAACGTCGGCGTGTGGCCGCCGAGGAGAACGGGAACGTGACGGTGAAGCTCTTGGCGCTAGACCAGCAAGCAGTCGCGGACATGGACCGACTCGTCATTGAGGGAAGTCGGCTCGACCAGGAAGCCCACGCGCTACGAGCACGGTCCGGCGCCCTGTTCGAGGAGATGATGCGGCTGCGTCGCGTCGTCACGGTCGCGCTCCGACACCATCGTCGAACGGGTGCTCTTCGCGAGCGCTAGCCCGCGGCGTTAGCCCAGAACGGCCTTGATGACGTCGGCAGAGATGCGCTGGCGTGCTGCAGGGAGTTGCTGGTCTGCCGTGGGCTGGAGCCACGGACGCGGTGGGATGACGTGCGTGACCTCACCGTTGCCGCCCGTTGAACCCCTCGGAGCCGAGCGGTCGAGCAGGCCAAAACGCGACAGTTGCGAAAAAAACCAGCGACGTTGACGCTCCGTCCAGACCTGGGTCCAGGTGCGGCCCTCCTCGTGGATCGCGCCGATCCACGCGCCCTCGGGGTCGACCATGCCGATGAAGTAGTGGAACCGGTCGACTTTCTTGACCTGGATCCAGCGTTCCATCCCGGCCAGCGGGATAGAGTTGCCCTTGAGCGCGGCCGTTAGCGGGTGCAACGGGGCCAGCGTGGTCCCGCCGGGGTGGCCCGACGCGATCCCGGCGCGCATGTTCTCGCCCAGCAGGTCAGCCTCGCGCGCCAGCGAGACCTCGAGCGCCTTGCTGACGACGTCCTTGAGCGCTCGGGCCTTCGGCCAGTCTCCCGTGAGCTTGATCGACATTCGCCAAGCCTAGCGCGACCGCATTGCGTCGGCCTCGGCGGAGCGTCGCCGATCCTGTCGCTGTAGCTCGCGCTGGATCGTGTCGACCGGCATCACGAGCAAGTCCTGGTAGCTACGACCCAGGCCCGAGCCCCCGTGTTGGTGCCAGCACAGCTCGAAGCATGCAGCTTCCCACCACTCGGCCGACAAGTCCGAGAAGATGCCGCGCACCATCGCGCCGCACTCATCCCAGACACCGTCGTCCTCTTCGGGCGCTACGCCTCGGGGTCGGGCGACGGCTCCGGTGCCTTCTTTGCTGGCGCCAAGTCGGGGCGCCAGAACGTTTTGTCGAAAGGGAGCGTCACGTCTTGCTCCCAACCGCAGTCCGGGTTGGTGCACCGGGACTCGAAGTCCAAGTCGATGCCGCAGTCCGCGGTGTCGAAGAGGTCGCGCAGACGGTTCAGCTCACCCAGCGGGAGCTGGGCGAAGAAGCGCTGGCGGAAGACCGGCGCCATGGTCTTGCCGTTGACCGTGCGCGTCTGGGCCGCGAGGCTCTCGACGGTCGTGATGCGCTTGCGGTTGAGCGTCTTGAGCAGCACGCGCAAGACGTCGTCCTGCTCGGGCAGCATCAGGTCGAACGTCAGCTCGTGCGCGTGGCCGTCGTCGTCCGTGGCGGTGGCGGTGAACGGCCTGCCCGCGCGGAGCTGCTCGACGCTCTCCGGGGACAGCTCCCGACGGGGCAGGTCATGGACGATGTCGTTGACGGTCCAGCCGTACTTGGTCTGGCACCGCTCGCACTGGACGTAGAAGCTGTACTGCTTACCGGGCCAGGGTTCGCCGGGCGGGACATCTCGCACCGACGGGATCGAGGCCGCGCGGAGCGCGATGAGCCCCGCGAGCAGGTCCCCCTTGAGAACGCGATTCCAGTCGAGCGCCTGTTCGCCCGCGACCGTGTGGGCGTACGGGCCGGGGTCGATCGTTCGCTGCCAGCAGCCCCGCAGGATCGACCCCAGGGAGTTGCCCCCAGCCTGACCCGCGCGCTCCGCCAGCTCGATCGCTTCCGCGCCCCGGATCTTCCGCGCCTCGCCCTTCAGACCGCTGGGTAGCTCGATCAGCATGCGCTACTGTTGCGCGTTCTAGAACTTAAACGCAAGCGCTAGTGGGTGCGACGCGCCGACTCGGTCGTGGCAACGCCGCGTCACGTTCAGGCGCGCTTGCTTGTCGCCGCGGAGTGCACGGGGCAGCGGTCCCCGGAGAAGGGGCAGATGCCCTCCGCGGGGCAGGGGTGTGCCGTGTTGATCCGGGCAAGCAGCTCCGGCTCGACACCCCCCTCCTGCTCCTGGGCGAGGCGCAGCATGCACGCCGCCATCGCGGCGATCGGTCGCGTGCTGCGCGGGGCGGGTTCGGGCGTCGGCGAGGGCGGCCGGAGCGTTCCGGTGCGGTACGCCTCGACGGTCTCGCGCTCCTCCGGGGTCAGCTCGATGTTCGAGCTGGACTCCAGCAAGTCACGCATCGGGGGGGTGGTGCCCGACACCTCCCGTACCTTTTCGAGGAGCGCCCTCGAGACCACGCGCAGGTGGCGAGCTGGCGTCATGCTCCTGATTCCCGGGGGTGTCGGCATAGCGTTATCCCTTGCCTAGCAAGGTGAGGGCCCGGACGACGTCGCGCGACGTCGCCGACAGATCGCGCGACGCGCTGCCCGCCTCGGCCTCGACTCGGTCGAGGCGCTTGTCTGTGGCGACCTCGAGCTGGTCGACCCGCTTGACCAACGCCTCGTGCTCTCGGCGCGTCGTGATAAGCGAGAGGATCGCGCCGAGCGTGGCGGGCAACCCGAGGCAGACACCGACGACCCCAAAGATTTCAGCGCCCGTCAATGTTACTCCTTGGTACCTACCGACTTCAGCGGTGCGGGTCTCGTCCTAGTCCTAGATGTCTCGCGTCGTCACGGACCCGGGACGCGGTTCATGTCCGTGGCCTGCAACACCATCTTCTCGATGATGTTCTCGGTCTCGTTCTTGGCGTCGAAGTCGCCCGCCTCGAACTCCTTGAGGACGCAGTTCACATAGTTCCAGCGCGTCGTGACGTTGCCCTGGGCGTCTTGCCCGCACACGCTGACGTTGCGCTTGTCGATGATGCCCTGCTTCTGGTTGAGCCACCAGTTCCACAGCTCGACGTTGTTCGAACCACCGCGCTCGAGCGTGAGGGGCTCGGTCTTGAACTTCGTGGGCGTGATGTCGACGACGGTGATCTGGCCGCCCTCTTCCTGCTCAGCCAGGCCGAACGACTGCTTCAGCGGGCCGGCCTTGGTGAAGCCGCCGACGATGACGCTGTCGATCTCGACCTGGAAAGCCCATTTTTGTTGGTAGGAAAGCGGCTGACCAATGACAGGCATGGCGGGAAGGTTATCAGGCGAAACCTGCCCAGCGCAAGGTAAGAACCTGAACCATGACGAAGGCAACCGCTAAGACCGAGGAAGAGTTCTGGGCGGCAGTCGATCGCAGCGGCGGCCCGGGCGCTTGCTGGCCTTGGACGAGGGGGCGCCATGCCGCAGGGTACGGCGCCCTGTCGTGGCGAGGTAAGCAAGGCCAGCTCGCAAGCCGCGTAGCTCTTTCTATCAAACTAGGCCGCGAAATCCTCTCCGAACTACAGGCGAACCACCTCTGTAACAACCCTTGGTGCTGCAATCCCGCCCACCTCTACGAGGGGACGCCGAAGCAGAACGCGCAGGACATGGCAAAGGCCGAGACGACCAACACGACGAAGCTCACGGCTGCGCTGGTTCTTGAGATTCGCGAGGCCTACGCGGTCGGGGACGTAACGCAGGAAGCGCTTGCCGAGCGGTACGGCGTCGAGCAGGTCAACATCAGCTCCATCGTTCGGGGCGATAGCTGGCAGCACGTCGGCGGCCCTACGCGGCCGTCAAAAGGCGCCCCTAGGCTGCTCACGACGGCTGACGTACTCGCGATGCGCGTGGCTTACGCGGCCGGCGTGGTAACGCAGAGGCAGCTCGCGGAAAAGCACGGGGTCCGTCAGGCGACTATTTGTATGATTCTTCTTGGTGATACTTGGTCCGAAGCGGGCGGTCCGATCCAGCCGAAACGCCCGAGGTTCTACGCCACTGAAGCCGATGTAAGGTGTATGAAGGCCATGGACGCGGCGGGGGAGCTGCGAACCGATATCGCAAAGAAGATCGGACGCGGGTGTACTTCGAGCTACGTGTTGCGCGTACTTGGACCGAAGCCGACCCCGACGGGGTAAGAGCCCTCAATGAGAATCGCGGCCAAGATTCTGTGCAGCACGTCCATGTTGTTCTTCTTCCTCGGCGTCTACAACGCGTCGTGGAAACCGATCGTGCGGGCGGGTGAGACCGTCGGGCGCTACCGTCGCGTCAACTGGGCCTGGGCTTGTTGGGGCATCACGGTCACGTCGCTCGTCGCGACGCTCTGGTGCGCTCGATGAGCTGCGCGCTAAAGGGTGCCGCTGAGTACCTGGCGGGCGGCTCCGGCCCCGCGTCGCGGCCCGACGCGACCGAGCTGGTCGAGGCGTTGGCGCGCGAGCTTGCGTGGGCCCGGCTGCTGATTTGCGACCAGCTCCACGAAGTTCAGAAGGCGCTTGCGCACAAGAGCGAGAACGGCGGTCAGTCATGCGGTCCGCCTGCGTTTGCGTGCGCGAGCCCATCGGTGCTGCTCGCGCTCCAGCGCGACCTCGGCCGTGCGCTCGACCCCGCGAACTCGCGGCACCTTAAGCTCGACGTACTTCTGGACTGCGTCGCGACAGCAACGGAAACGGGCCGAGGACGGTAATCAACGCCGCCCTAAAGGGCGGAGCTTTCGGAGGCACGTCGAAACGTACGCAACCGTTTCCTGGGTCGCAGGCCGGGCAATCCCGAAGCCTCACCAGGCAGCACCGAGCGATTCGCACGGCGTTCAAATCGTTGGAGCAGCACCTTCGCTGCGTTGAGATCAGCATGCTCGCAGAGACCACACCCCACGCACTCGAAGACGGCTTGAGCCTTGCGGCTCTCAGCGTCGACGTGTCCGCACCCGTGGCAGGTCTGCGAACTGTAGGCGGCCGGCACCTCTACGACGGCGCCACCGAGCGCCGCGGTCTTGTACCTGAGCTGCTCGACAAGGCGCCCCCAGCCAGCGCCGAGGATGCTCCTCGCGAGGCCGCGGTTCGCCTTCACCATGTTGCCGATCTGGAGTTTCTCGACGACGACGATCGCGTGGCTCTTGCTCAGCCTCGCCGAGATGTTGTGGAGCACGTGGTCGCGTTGACGTCGCACCTTGCGGTGGAGGACGGCGACGCGGTGCTTGGCCTTCTCCCTGTTCTTCGATCCCTTCTTCTTGCGGCTGACGTTTTGTTGGGCGCGAGCGAGCCGCTTCGCGGTCGCGTCCAGGTGCTTCGGGTTCTCGGTGATGCTGCCGTCGCTGTCGGCGACGAGGTTGACCACGCCGCGGTCGAGCGCGACGACGGGCGACGTTCGGGCGATGGTCTCGGCGACCTCGGTCTCGTAGATCAGGCTCGTGAACCACTGCCCAGCTTCTTCGCGCAGGGTGCACGTCTTCGGCTTGCCGATGGGCTCGCGGTGGACGACGGCGCGGAGATTGCCGAGCTTTGGGAAGCGGATCATCTCGCCGTCGAGACGCCACACCTTCGGGTGAGGTTCGCAGAAGCCGAGCGCGTCGAGGCCCTTCCGCTTCCAGCGTGGCGCTCGTGCGAGCCTCGCGAAGCAGCGGGACCACGCCTTATCGAGCTCGACGAGGAGCTGGGCGCAGACGTTCCGCGGCACGTCCGCGAGCCACGGCAACTCGGCGCGGAGCGCGGTCAGTTCGTTGATCTGGTCGAACGCCGTCGGGTAGCGCTTGTCCTCGCCGCACCGCGCGAGACCGATGCGGCGTTGTTCGAGTCCGAGGTTCCAAAGGAAGCGAAGGGCCGACTGCCAGGCGTGGAGGCGCTCGACTTGCTCGGGCGTCGGGTAGACGCGGAACCGAAACGCCTTGCTGACGCGCACAACGCAGAGCATAGCTTGGTCTGTGCCTCACGCCAGCGACTTCCGCACGGGCCGTCACGTCGTTTACTCGCTTACCGCTCACTTGGTCTTCGTGCCAAAGTACAGGCGGCGAGTCCTCACGCCGCAGGTCTTCGAGATCCTGCGGGCCTCGTGGCAGGCGGTCTGCGAGGACTTCGAGTGCGAGCTTCGCGAGACGGGCTACGAGGTCGACCACGTGCACCTGCTCGTCGGCTTCCCGCCGAAGGTCTCGCTTTCGACGCTCGTGAACTCGCTCAAGGGCGTCTCTGCCCGCAGGCTTCGGGCGGCTCGACTGCCCGATGTGGAACGCAAACTGTGGGGACCGCACTTCTGGTCACCGTCGTACTGCGCGGTCTCGTGTGGCGGAGTCCCGCTCGAGATCGTCAAGCAGTATGTCGCGGCCCAGAGGGGCTCCTCCCCGTCCTGAAGGACGGGGTTTCCGCCCCGGATATCGTATGAAAACCCACACGGCGAAGCTCACGGCGGCGCAGGTCCTCGCGATCCGTAAGGCCTACACGTCGAGCGACACGACGCAGGCTGCGTTGGCACAGAAGTACGGCGTTCATCAGGTCAACATCGGGTGCATCGTTCGCGGCGAAAGCTGGTCCGAGGTCGGCGGGCCCATCGTCGTCTCAAGGGGGCGTCCCCGGATTCACGCCAAGGTCGTGCGGGCGATCCGCGAGGCCTACGCCAAAGGGAACATCACGCAGAAGCAACTCGCGCGACGCTACGGCGTGCAGCAGAGCTGCATCAGCGACATCGTCCTCGGTGATACTTGGCCCGAAGTCGGTGGACCCATCAAGGTCTCGAAGAAACACAAGTCTCGCCTCCGCCTCACGGCCATTATCGTGAGGGAGATCCGCGAGGCTTACGCGACCGGAACCAAGACGCAGGCGTGGCTCGCCCAACGTTATGGTGTGCAACAGAGCTGCATCAGCTACATCATCCGAGGCGAGACCTGGAAACGCGCGGGCGGCCCGGTCACTGGCGGCGGATGACGTGGATCCTGAAGCGCACGGACGCCATCAAGTCCGGGCGCCGTTACCTTCAACATTGGCCCGCCGAAGTACACGTCCAGGGGCAGGTCTACCTGTACCGAGACTCACCGGTGTATTGGACCGAGGACGCCTCCAAGGCCCTCACGTTCGAGACCGAGCGCCAGGCGTGGAGCCGCGTTGACACCGAGTACGCGCGGTTCCCGCCGGCCTTCCTGACCTTCTGGCCGGCATACTACGAGGTCGAGCTGGTCGACCTTGCGGGGGAGCTACTGGAGCGAGAGGCTAGGCGTTCGTCGGGGGTGCCGTGAACGGCGAGATGAAGCAGAGGATCTGCTCCGCGGGCGGCGACGTCGCCAGGCCCACGAGCGCGAGGATCTCGCGGTTCGCCATGACGGCGGGCGTGTTGACCGAGGGCCCGGCCTGGAAGAACCACGCCGTGGCGTCGTCGTTGGTCGCGAAGCACTCCGCCTTCGTCAGCGCCTTCAGGTAGTTCTCCACCAGCATGGTGATCTGGTTGTAGAGCTTCGGCCGGAGGTTCTGGTTGCGCTTGGGGTCGAGCGCGTCCGTGAGGGTGATCTGCACGCTCAGCACGCCGCGGGACTCGCCCACGGTCGGGAACGGTCCGGTGTCCTTGAGCGTGCGGGCGCCGTCGACGTAGACCGGCGTGCCGGTCTTGACCATGATGGGGTTGATGAGGGCGTCGAAGACGAGCCCGCGCTTGGAAATGTCCTGGACCTCCGCGACGCCCCCGATGGTCTCGAGGCCGCGCGCGCTCGACAGGTAGCCCAGCTCGATGCTCGCAGGGTGCGTGAAGGCGCCGCCGGGCTTTGCAGCGTCGAGCCGAGCACACAGTCCACAGATGGCCCCGCTGGGCCCCGTGACGACCGTCGCGGCCTGGCCGAAAATGGCGACGTTGGGGTTGTCGAACTGGAGGCGCGGCCAGTAGATCGACGCCATCTCGGACACTTCCGAGAGCAACGCCGTCGTCTGGACGTACGCGACCATCTCGGTTGCCGAGAGGCTCGCGGGCGTGTCGAGCACGGCGTAGCAGAGGCCGTTTCGCACGACCTCGCAGTAATTGACCAAGCCGTTGTGCACCGCCGCGGTCGCGCGCCCGGGCGCGAAGACGAGCGCGAGGTCGTTCGTGAGGTCCAGGACCCTCAGGCCCGTGCGGCCGTTGGCCGAGGTGCTGCCGGTCCAGTCGGCGTCCGCGATGCTGACCAGGCCGTCGTTGCCGCCCGTCATGGGGCCGAAGGTCGTGCCGGTCGACGGCGAGACCGAGCCCGCGGGGCGCGCGAGCGTCAGCGGGACGCCGCCGTCCTCGTACAGGAGCTGGTCCGTGACCTTGATGAGGTTCGAGGGCGACTGGCCCGAGAGGTTCGCCCCCGGGATGCCGTTGACCGTCGGGGGGCCCACGATGACGTAGGGCGCGTACCGCGGCGAGTTGGGGTCCATCGACAGGTTGACCCACGATTCGGCCGTGACGCCGCTCTGGATGACCGCCAGGTTGAACTCGGTAGAGATGCCACTCGTCGGAGGCGACACTTCGATCGACAGCCCGTTACCGTAAACGCCGTCCCACTTGCCCGCCACCGCGAGCGTCTCCTGGGTGCCCGAGGCGACGCCCGCGTGGGCGGTGTTGTCGAAGCTGAAGCCCACGGCGGTGCTGCCGGACTGAATCTGGATGCTGCTGCTGGTCCCAGTGGTTTCGCTGGTCAACACCAGGTGGCCCGAGCCGTCGGTCGACGCCGTGAGGCCCGCGATGCTGCCGGCAAGGCTCTCGGCTTCGGAGAGCGTGACGGCCGCGATGTTGGCGACGTTGCCCGTACCGGTTGCAGGCGTACCCATACCCAGGGCCGTCACGGGGGTCCCGGTGAGGTTCGCGAGCGCGACGCTGCTGCCGGAGCCGGCCTGATTCGCGGTCACGACAACGTGGTTGCCCGAACCCACGGTCGCGACCGCCGGGACTGCGTTGGCTGCGAAGTAGGCGTTGAACGCCCCGACGGTCTCGATTGCGGTCGCGGCCCCGATGGTCGCGAACATCGCGGTCGCGAGCGTGAACGTCGGGTAAGCGACGCCGTCGATCGTGAACGTGATCTGCCACCCGTTGGTGAACGCGAACGTTGCGGCGTTCGAGCCCGTCAGGGCCGCCTGGGTCGCCGTGAAGGTCTTGGTGACGTTGCCGCCGCCGTCGACCGAGACGACGAGCGTCTGGTTGGGCGCCAGAACCCAGGGGTACGCGTTGGCCGACGTCGCGGCCCCCGAGGTCGCGACGATCGCGGCGGTCAGGAGACTGAGCGTCGCGGGCGCGCTGGTCTTGGTCGTGGGGTCGCCCGGGGTCGTGCAGTGAACGACGCGCGAGACGTAAAGCTGTACGTTGCCTGAGTCCCCCGCTTCGTCGAACAGCGCCTTGACCTGGAGAGGTCCGTCGGTCGCGTTGGCGGAAAAGCCGCCGTAGTACGTGGCGAAGTCCTGCCAAGACAGGCAGAGCTGGGTGGTCCCGACGGGGCCCATGGGGGCGATCAGCACGCACCCCAAGGTCGTGTTGGGCTGCGTGTTGAGTGGCTTGACCTGGCTGTTGGTGCGCTGGACCGTGACGGCGGAGGCGGGCATGGGTCAGTCCTTCGCCGCGGGCGGGGCCGCGGGAACCTTGGGGGTGGGCGGCTTCGTGCTGGTGGGACCGGGCTCCGGGACAGACCCCATCGAGAACCCGTCGGAAACGCTGATGACCGGAGGCGCCGTGGCGGGCTGCGCCTCCGCGGCGTGCTCCACGACGGTGAGCCGGATGTCGCCGCGTCGCAGCGCCGCCACGACGTCGACCGCGCGAGCCGCGCCTTCGGGTAGTCGATCGACCCGGTCGCCCGGCGTGCCCTTGGCGGTGAGCGTGATGGTTTGCTGGAGCTGCCGGACCAGCTTACGCCGCCCGACCACGCCCGTGCGCTTGTCCCGCTCGTTGGTCCCGATCCGGTGCTCGAGCAGCCCCAGCTCCGGGATGTGCATCGGCGGCAGCATGGTGCGACGCAGGTTCGCGATCGAGATGGTCTTCACGCGGGAAGCCTACGGCCCAACGGGCCTCGGTGTCAACGAACGGGCCCCGCACGGGGTAAGGAGCCCGGCGGAGGTTCCCCGATGCCGACGAGTCGTACTTTTGCCCTTCTCAAGCCTGACGTGACCCAGGACCCCGAGGGCGTCGCGGAGCGCGCTATCATGACGGACATCTTGGCCGCGGGATTCCGCATCGTCGCGCTGAAGCGTGGGCGTGTTGATACCCGTCGCTGGGACGAGTTCTACCGGGAGCACCGAGATCGCTCGTTCTTCGCACCGCTCTGCGAATTCATGGCGTCGGGCCCGGTGGTCGCGATGGTGCTGGAACTGCGGGACGTCCCCGAGGGGATCGCGGTGTCGAAGTGGCGCACCTTGCTCGGCTCGACAGACCCGCGGGTCGCGTGGCCCGACACCATTCGTGGTCGCTGGGGCGACCGGACCGAAGGCGCGCCCATCTACCGCAACGCCGCCCACGGGAGCGACTCGCCGGAGTCGGTCGTGCACGAGTCTCGTTTTTTCTTCGCCACCAACGAGCTGGAGGACCGCGCCTGGATGGAAGCGCCGGAGAGACTGTGAGCGGCACCGCGAAGCGCGTCCGGGTCGAGCGTAACAAGATCATCGACCGTATGTGGAATTGCGTGCTCCGCGGAGACATCGCGGCGCGCAACCTCGTCGACGCCAACATCGCAAGCTACCTGCCGGGGTTGCTCGAAGAGCATGCCGCCTTGGAGCGCGAGCGCAACGAATTGAAGGCTGAGGTCGCGCGTCGTGCCGAGCAAGACCGCGTCAACATCACGCTCACCGAGGAACAACTGCGGCTTCGGGAGCGGAGCCTGGGGCTGCGCGACGACCCACCCACGGCGACAGAACGGCGGGCGCCTGTGCAGCGGGAGCAAGCGCGCGGTGGACGCGCCCGCGGAACAATCACGTGGTCAGAACACGAAGCGGCCTGGGTGGGTTACGCGCGGGCGTTCCCCGGCAGCGCTCGAGACCAGGACGCCGCGCGCATCGCGGAGCGCGGCGGCTTCGGCTACGAAGAACTCGCCGACTACCTTGGCCACGAGCCGGATACCTGGCGGCCCTGCTAGCGGGTGCTCTGGATCTGGACGCCGCTCGCGCCGCCGAAGCTCGCGCCGATCGCTTGAGCGTCCGGCGCGAGGCCTGGCATATCGGCGAAGGGAACGCCTACAACACGAATGGTGAACGTGAACGCCACCACGTTCGATACCCCGACGCGACCCGTGAAGACGTTGTCGGTTTCCCGGTAAAAGGGGAGCGTGACGGTTGGTCCCGTCGGGTTGCTTGTATCGGCCGGAACCGTGATGCCGCCGCTGCGGCGGAAGTACACCTCCATCGCCTCTGCGATCCCGAGCAGCTCGCTCTGGTTGTCGCTCACGCCCAGGACGGTGAACACGAGGTCGCGCAAGACCGACAGTCGCTGGAACGTGTAGCCGCTCGCGGTCGTGAACGTGACCTCCTCCTCCGTGCTCCTGGGGCGGCCCTCCGCTTGGGGCATCTTGAGGTTCATGATCGCCAGCCCCGGCAGGGCGCTTGGGAACGCGATGTTAAGGAAGTCCCCTGAGGTCGCGTCGTAGTCCGTGTGGGGGTTGAACTCCACGTTGGGCAGGATCTGCCGCTGTAGGTCCAGGATGAGCGCGCCGATGACGGTCGCGGCGACCCCCGGTACGGTGAAGTCGGGGCGCAGGAAGCTGTACGACTCGGGTAGTACCGCGGTCTCGCCGGGGATCGGCACCCCGTACGGGTCAAGGTTCACGACCGTGACGTCGCTGGCCGGGATCGCGATCTGGCCCGCGCGGTTCGGCGACGGGGCGATCCACGGGACGCCCGTGGGACCTGCGACGGGGGTCGTGCACGTCAGGATCCCTGTCGAGATGACCGCGACGTTGGTCGCCGGGACTTGCGGCCCGGCCTCCAGCAGCGGGGGGCCGCCACCGGGGTTCGGCACCAGCGTGTACGTGCTGAACAAGACCTGCATCGTCGGGGACGGCGGGGGCGCGACGCCAGGGTTCGGCGTCGACCAGGGACCGTGGACGCGGCGCGGCGGCACCGTGATGCCCCCCGGCGGGTTGAAGCCGGACCCGAAGACCTGGAGAAGTTGGCCGCCGCCAGAGTGGCCCGACGTAGGCGTAATCGAGTACAGGGACGGGACTGCCACGGCGCCGAGCTTAGCGCAGATCAGGTGTCTTCGGTGCGCGGTCGACCGCGGGGTCGTCCCGGCTTGCGCGGCGGCGTGGGTGCACTCTCGGGCGGCGGTGTCGAGACGACCGCCGCGTGCTTTGCCGTCGAGGCCGCGCGGCATCGGGGGCAGGTCACGAACGTAGGCGACCGAAGCCATGTGTACTGCGCGCCGCCCTCGCGGAAGAAGACCCGGGGGCTCAACGCCCAGCGCGTTGGGTGTCGGGCCTCGGCGGCGCTCTGGCAAGCCAGCACGATGCCGTCGTCGACGGTCTTGACGGCGAGGTGGGTGAGCGGCGCCGACACCGCTACCCCACGACCAAGTCGACGAGCCCGCAGAGAGCATCGACCGCCCGCAGCGCGGCGTCGTGGGACGCGACCGCCACGTCGAGGGCCGTGGTCGACCCCATGGCCTGCGCCAACATCTGAAAGTGCCTCGTCGCGGCCACGAGCTGCGGCAGGACCTCGAGCGCGCGGTCCATGACGTCGGGGTTCAGCAGGTCCGCTCGAAGGAGGATCTTGAGCCGGCGTAGCTCACACGCGACCGAGCCCGAGAGGTCCGCGGCGCTCGTGGTCTCGATAAGGCGGGCGAACGTCTCGTGGGTCCGTTGAATTGCAGCCGTGACGCCAGGTTTGATCATGACGGCTCCTTACCCGTCAGCCCATCGGTTTGCCTTGTGCGCGGTCCCCGAAGGTAACGGTCAAAAGGTTCGCGTAACCATCCTGGAAGCCCGTCACGAGGCACTCGGTCGCGAAGACGCCCGGGGGGTATGCGAAGTACAGCAGCCGTTCGCCCGTCTCGTAGCTGCTGATCTCGACCAGCCGGTCGGTCGGTCGGATGGGGGTGTTGCGGCGCTTCGGGTCCACCATCCCGCGCTCCTCGAAGTCCTCGTAGTGGAATAGCAGCTTGAGCGCGGTCTTGGGCGTGATGCCGGTCGCGGTCTGGGCGAGCTGCTGGTACGTCTGCGGCTGGATCTGGCAGGGGAGCCGCACGGTCGATTCCTTGCGCCCCAGCACACGCTCATTCGTGTTCGGGTCGACGCCGACACGGGGCTCGCGAAAGATCGGGTCCATCCCGGGCGTCGAGAGCTGGGAAAGTTGGGCATCGATCTGCGCGATCGTGGCCATGAACTTCGACCCAGGCATCAATCGTCCGCGCATCGTCGAAGCCTACCACGGTCGAAATCTTAAGACCCCCCCGCGGGGGGTAAGGAGCCCGCGAACGTGAAGATCCTTCGAGCATACAAGACCGAGCTGGATCCTACGGTGAAGCAAACCGAGTCGTTCCTCCAGCACGCCGGTTGCGCTCGCTGGGCTTGCTGAACCTACCTCGGAGGACGTAAGACCGGCGCATGGCAACTTTCGTACTATTCGCGCGGGCGCTCGCCGTCCTGCTGTACCTGTCCCCGATCGGCAAGCCGCACGAGCAGCTTCCAGGTTGGGCCGAGACGCCCGAGGCCCGGCTCCGTCGCTACTACTCGATCGCGCTGGACACTGTCGTCGTGGCCGACGAGGTCTGCCGGGGGAACCGCGCGTGCGCGGTCAACGTGATCCACATGGCGCTGGGCGTAGCTTGGCACGAGTCCGGCTTCGCCCCCGATGTGGATCTCGGCCCGTGTTACCGAGGAGCAGATGGCAAGGGTCCGCGGTGCGACGGTGGTGACGCCCACTCGATGTGGCAACTCCACCCGATGTCCTGCGTGACGGGCCCGAACGCCCCGCCGGGGCCGTGCGCGGAGTCGGTGCTGTACGACACGGACCGGCGTGCCGCGATGCGCGAGGCCTTGAGGCGGATGTGGCGGTCGATCCGCGAGTGCCAGCACGCGCTCGTGCCCAAGGAGGACTGGTACGCGGTCTACGCCGGGGGTGGTTGCAAGCTGTCGGCGGCCGTCCTCCGGTCGCACGAGTTGATGGGGTCCATCGCGCGTGCCGTGCGCGCCCCCGATCTGCCCGCGGCACCCGTGGCCCCGGTGACGGTCGCCGCGCCGGTCGTGGAAGTGGCGGGGCTGCCGTGAGCGAAGCCCGCACGTACGTCATCGCCGCGTTGAGCGCGTTGCTCGTCGCGAGCAACGTCTACGTCTACAAACTCCAGTCGCAGCTTGCTGAGTTGTCCGCCGACACCTCGTCCTTGGTGCTGGCCTGCGAGGACTGCCGTCGCACACTCTCGACCGTCTCCAACGAGCGCGAGGCGCAGATCAAGGCGCAGGACAAACGGTGCCCTCCGTCATCGTCGCGGCTCGACGCCATCGATCACAAGCTCGCGGACCTCGACGCGAAGATGACGGAGTTGGTCGGGGACGACGAACCCGAGAAGCTCTCGTGCGTCGACGGCCCCTGACGCGAACCCGCGGCCCCGGGGGTAAGGGATCCGGCGGAGGTGACGAGGATCAAATGGACAAGCGCACGGTGTTCTACGTCCTGGCGATGGCGTCGGCGGGCTTCCTGGCCGTGATGTCGCTGCGCGAATGCGTCGAGCAAGACATCACGGCCGCCCACGACTATGCGCCGCCGCGCCGCGAACCAGTCTACGGCGTGCCGGCGGACTTCGATCCCGTCGCGGGCCAACTCGCCCAGGAGACCCGGACACACGCGGACGCCGGCTCGTCGCGGGACGGGGGCGCGCCGTGACCATTAGGTCGCACCTAGACGCGCCCGTTGAGGCTTTTTGGACAGCGTCGGAGTGGCGAGTGGAAACCTGGCAGCAGCTCCCGCGCGGTTAGCGGGCCGGTTCGTACGATGCGCGGGCCGATCGTGTGAAGGAGGAGCGGTCAAATCGGGCGACCGAGACGGATCCCGCACGAGACAAGGAAGGCGACACGTGAGAACGTTCAGCGAGCTAGTCGGCCAAACCGTGGGATTCTGCGGCGTCGACGGGAACTGCCTGTGCATCCTGGTCGACGGATCGAGGAAGCGCTGGGCTTACGAGGCGCTTGAGGACGAGAACGACGGGTACCGGTCGAGCTTCAAGGAACTCGTAAGCGTCCCGGTCGCGGGCAAGACGTTCTTCCGCCAGCCGGTCGAGGACCTCCGTATCGAAAGCGTCGGTGCCGTGAACGGCGACGTAGGGGGTTTCGTTGGGTGGCAGCTCGTGGAAGCCTCGACGGGGCGCGTCTGGCTCCGCATCGGCACCGACTACGCTGTCGACTATTACCCGAGCTTCACGTTCGACTACACGCCGGCCTGGGTCCCGTCAGCCCAAGAAGTGGGCGCCGCAAAGGCGCCGGAAGACGCGCCCAACACGTACCAGGGAGGCCTCGTGCGTGGCGTGTGCCGGAGCGCCGCGAGTTTCATCGCTGAGATTGACGCGAGCAGCGAGGACGTCGCGGCGTACATTGAGCAGCGCTTTGGGCCGATCCTGTGCCACCCCCGCAACCGGTCCGACCTCGAGAAGGTCGCGACCGACGCGCGCAAGCTCCAGCGAGGCGCTTGATGGGCGGCCCGGGATCAGGAAAGCGCCGACAGGACCAAGACCCCGAGATCGTGGCGCTGTCGATCAAGGTGTCGCGGCCTATGTACCAGCGGCTCCTCGCGGTCGCGGCCGACGAGCAGACCAGCGTCGCGGGGGTCATCCGAAGCCTGCTGGCGCACAAGCTAGCGGAGCGCGAGATCGAGGCGCGCGCCCGAGCGAGGGCAAGCCTACCCGTTCAGGACGGCTCGCTCGACCTGTCGGCTTAGACGAGGCCGAACCCGAGAACACCAGCCTGCGGTTGACGTAGGCTTTATAGAAAGGGGCTTTATATGGCCAAGCTCAATATGACTGTAGCTGAGTACCACGAGCACAACAACGAAATGAACGGCGTGTGCCTGAGCTGCGGCGAGATTCGCTACGGCAGCACTGAGCCGGACGCCCAGAACTACAAATGCGATTCGTGCGGTAAGAAGGCTGTGCAAGGAATGGAAATCGCAATGATGGCGGACAACATCCGCATCATCGACTCTAGCGATTCGGCCGAACAGTAAAAGCCAGCGCTCGTGGGCCTGGAAACTGGCGGCGCGGTCTCTCAAGAGGAGCTTCGCGTGAAGCTGGGGCTCAGTGCAGAAGACGAGTCTTAGGTGCTGGCGAGCTGCGTCGGGGCCGTGAGGCGCGAGATCAATTGGTCGACCTCGGGGTCCCCAGTCCATTCGCCGGCTTGAGCGCCCCATCGCGCCGCAAGGCTGTAACTCTGCCCGCCCGTGCTCTCGGTCGTGATCCGGTGCCGCTCACGGGCGTCGAACCGGTCGTTCACCCGGACGAGCTTCGGCAGGTTTCGCATCACCAAGAGCTGGACCGCGCGCCGCGCCAACATCGGCGTGTCCCCCGCGGGCGAGCCGTCGAGGTCGGTGTAGCCGAAGACCCCGGTGACCCGGATGTTCTGGGTCCCACGAGACCACCGGCCCGAGCGGAACATCTGCTGGGGGTAGTAGGTGCTGGACATGCCGATCAGGATCGGCTGGAGCAGGACGAACTCGATCCGCGGCGCGTCCCGGTCGTCCGGTTGAACCATCCCTTGGGTCAGGTGGCGGTTGTAGAAGCGCAACGCCGTCAGGTCGATCGGCTCGGGGCCGCCCTCGTCGTTCATGGACGAGACGTCCGAGACCCCGATGATCGGGATGCGCAGCGCCAGCGTTGTGGAGTCGTTGCCGTCGAGCAGGAGCTGCTGCTGGCGGGGCTCGAAGAACCGCCGGCACCACACGTCCAGCATCCCGCTCCACTCCTCAATGAGCAGTTGGAGTCGCGTGTCCGACGCCCGCTCGACCGTGACGCCCTCGTGGCGGAAGTCCGAGACGAGCGCGTAACCCTTCTGGGCGAAACCCGCGACGCCCCGCAGGACGTCGAACTCTCGGCGGAAACGCTGTGGCGCGCTCGTCGGCGTCGCCGTCAGGGTCCAGATGACCTGGTGGAGTCCCAGGGGCTCGCTCGACGGGACCGTCCAGTCGACGGCGAACACCCCGGGCGAGACCATGTCGTTGACCAGGTCGACCGACGTCGGCGCGAGCGTCGTGACGGGCGTACCCCGTTGTTCATCCGTGGCGATTACCTGGATCTCATACGTGAGCGCGTACGGCGTCGCGAGCGTCCCGGCGGACCCGTACTCCGACACGATCGACCCCGTGATGGTGTTCACGAAGAACAGCGGCGTGCTCCCCGTCGACACCCCGATGCTCTGCCCCAACGCGACTGCGACCATGGGGGCCATTCTCGCACGAACCAAGGCCCCGCGGGGTAAGGGACCCGCGTGAGCCCGCGACGTCCACCACTTGAAGGCTCCGACGGTTCGGCGATGACGTGGGTTCTGGCGCGTATCTCGAAGGCCTCGGGAGGAGCGCGCGTCTTTTACCTGATCTCCAGCGCGGAAGCCCCCGCCTCGGCTCCTGCCAGGCGGGGGAGGACGCGATGCTGGAGGCTGAGGCAGGCGGTCTACCTGACCGTTGGCACTGACCGCGAACCGGCCTCGGAGAACGTAAGGTACACGTATGCGTTCACTCGATCGTATCGCGGCCTTCGCGAAGGCCAACGGGGTCCGGTTGCTCGTCTACGAAGATGGCGGACCGCAACCGCCCAGGACTGAAACGAACCCCGCCCCGGCGTGTTCCCGGGTGGGGTTTGATCGGAAAAGACGCGAGCTTTACGTGAATCCAGTATGCGGCGCCAGGAATACCCAACGATGGGTCGTCGGGAACCTCATCCACGAGCTAGGGCACCTGTTGGCGCTACACCCCCGAGCGCGTGACGAAGTAGACTTCGTCTATTGGGAGTGGCGTGTCTCGCTCGCGCTGGGCCCGACGATCGCGCGGTACTGGCTGCTCAATGGCATGACGGACTACGGCGTCGAGTGGGCAGAAGTTAGGAGTTTTGGGGACCTGACTGCGGCGCAGAAGCTCGCCTGGCTCCAGGACGAACGCCGCAACGGCATCAAGGCCGGCAACGTATGCCCGAAGACGGACCGACCGATCGCGGTCAACGGTCCGCTGGTGGGCAAGCCTTGGCGCAACCAGTACCTGAAGCCGGTGAAGGTCCTGCGCTACGGTGCCGCGGTGTGACGTTCTTGCCGGCTTCAGCGCGCCGTCGAGAACCGCGGAAGGGACACGCGGCCACCGGCGCCGTCGAGTAGTCCGAAGGCGTTCAACACGATCAGCACGCACAAGATGACCGCGACGACGTAGATGATCTTGGCGACCCCGGTCGGCATCGGGATCAGAGTGGTCAAGGCCCAGGCGGCGAGGCCGATCAGAGCGATGAAGACCAAGAGCGCGATGATGCTTCCCATGTCGGCGACTGCTGCACAAGCCGGGCCGCGCCGCTTGCTTTGGGTTTTGTTGATGCGCCGGACAAACCAAGAACACCCGTTCGGGCGACACGACACCATCTTCTACGCAGGTGCGTGCGGGCGCATAGATTTCACGTTCAGACTGTCGTGTGCGACTGTCTTCACCGACCAGGCTGAAGCGTACAAGGTCATCGCAGACGTCCTCCTGTCTACGGAGACAGGCGTAAGATGGGAACTCGTCGCTGTGGCCGATGCGTTGTTGGAAGCGGAGGCCGCAAAAGCAGAGGGCCCCTAGGGAAACCCGGGAGCCCTCGCGACGACCGTCAGGTCGCCCTCAGCGGGTCGATCAGCTCGACTTCGGCTGGTACTCGACCGCGCAGTAGCAGCACAGCGCGTTGTCCGTACTGAGCTTGCCGCTCTGCGGGCTCACCGACAGCGTCACGCGCGCGGGCGCGGCCGTGAACGTACCGCCCGGGATCGTGAGCGTGAGCCTCGAGACCGTCTTGGCCGCCGCCGTCGGGGTCGCGATGGCCGAGGTGACGCCCGAGAACGTGGGCCCGCCGATGTCGGTCGAGCCCGGGACCTGCTCGTACAGGTTGATGGTGAACGGTGCCGTGTCGGCCGCGGTCGCGCCGGTCTTGGTCACGTCGACCACCATCGTGCACGCCTGGGAGACGTCGAAGTCCGGCGGCAGCACCGCGTCCGAGTAGACCAACACCTGGGTCGCGTTGTTGTTCCACTTGACCCCGTGCGCCTTCGAGTTCTCCAGCGTGACGCCGGGGGACGAAGAGGCACCGGAGGTCGAGGCCCATGCGGCCATCGGCGTCGCGGCCCAGGGGGTCGACGCAGCCGAGGTCGACCCCGCCTTCAGGTCGAAGGGCAGGACCTTGATGCTCGCGGGCTTGGGCGTGTACTCGACCCAGAGCCGGTTGAGCTGGGCGAGGTCGGTGCCGAGCGTGCCGTTCGTAGGCTTGACCGAGATCGACATGCGACAGGGCGCCGCCGTGAGCGTGTTCGCCGCGATCGTGTACGAGACCTCCGAGACCGTCAGGGCCGTGAGGTTGCCGACGAGCGCGTTGGTGGTCCCGCCGAGCCCGAGCGTACCCGTGGTCGCGTCCTCGAGCGCCCCGGGTACCTGCAAGAAGATCGCGACGTCGAGCGTCGTGGCGTCGCCCGTGGTGGCGCCCGACTTGGAGAGCAGCCCGCGGACCACGACGGGCTTGGTGACGTCGAGGTCGGCCGGCATCTCGGCGTGCGTCCAGACCGCCGTCTGGGTCGCGTTGTTGTTCCACTTGACGCAGACCGCCTTGGCGTTGTCCAGCGTGATGCCGGGGGACGAAGAAGCGCCCGAAGTCGAGGCCCATGCGGCCATCGGGGTGCCGGCGGCGAGCGTGGCGGCGCGGAAGTCGACGTCGAGCCGCGGGCTCGCGGCCTTCTTGGTGTACGAGAGGAACGCGCCCTCCAGGATCACGTCATCGGTCGCGAGCGTGCCGCTCGGAACGAGCGACAGCGAGAGGGCCGTCGGGATTGACGCACCCGCGCCCGGCAGCGGGCCCACCGCGGCCGTGAGCTGCGTGACCGTGCCCGCGGCGAGCGCCGCCTGGGCGCTGGTGAGCGCGGTCGAGATGCTGCCCAGGTTCGGGCTCGCGTTCTCGAGTACGGCCGCCGGGAACGTGGCGACCTGGGCGTATGCGGCGACCGTCATCGACACGACGTCGGTCGCGGTCGCGCCCGTCTTGGACACGAGGAAGTTCATGACCAGCGGGTAGTTGGTATCGCAGTCCGCCGGGATCGTGACCTCGGTCCAGATCGCCGTGAGCGTGCCGCTGTGCCAGCGGAGCCCCAGGCTCTTCTGGCCGACCGCGACGTAGCCGACGTTGGGCGAGGAGTACGCCCCGACGACCGTACCGGCCGCGAGGTTCGCGCCCTTCAGGTCGACCGGGATCGCGCCGCCCGCGCTGCCGGTGGAACCGGCGACGACCGAGACCCAACGGCCCGCCGCGGGCGCGTCGCCCGCGAGGAACACGGTCGGGCTCGCTGCGAGCGTGCTGCTGGCGGCCCAGCGCCAGATCGAGTTGTCCTGCTCGACGAGAACGATCTGCCCGTCCTGCCGGTCCTGGCTGTTGCTCGGGCTCGGCCCCGCACCGAACGTCGCCAGCGCGGCGTAGGTCGCCGCGACCGGCGCGACACGGCCGAGGATGGACCACAGGATCGTCGCCAGATCAGGGCTCGGCTGGATCGCCGGGATCGCAGCCTGGCCGAACTGGGCCAAGGTCGAGGGCGGAACGCTGGACCCACCCGGGGTCAGCCCGATGCCCCCGTCGGCGAAGTTGGAGGGAACGTTCTGGCGCGTCGAGGTCGTCATGTGGCTTCTCCGGAGTCGTCGAGTTTGAGCTGGTCTTTGAGTTCCGCGAGCGACTCTACACCGCCCTCGGGTCCCGCGGGGGCGTAGGCGACGTCGTCGACCCGGAGGCTACCCTGGGTGACGAGCCCGCGGTCGGGGGCGTACAGCGCCCGACGCTCCGCGCGGCCCGCAACGGGCGACGGCATCCCGTTCAACCGCGCCAACAGGCAAGGGCGGAGCATCGACAGGGCCCGGTCGGTCGTCCACCTCAGGTCCCCCTGAAGCTCGCGGAACGTCGCGACGCAGAACGCGCGTCGCGACTTCCACTCGGGCGACATCGACTTGCTCCCGCCGTGCATCGGGTGGGAGAGGAACGAGTCGTCGACAACGTTGACGATCGCCTGTGCGACACGCGCCAACGCCCCCCCGCTGACCAACCCTTCGGCAAAACTGTCGGGGCGGTGGACAAGGCCCACCATGTCGGACGGGGGACTCTGGCTCACGGGGTCGCCTGAACCTTGTTCTTGGCGCGTGCGGCCGAGGCCTTCGCGACGGCCTGGTTACGGCGCTCGAGCGCCGTCGGGGGGCGCTCGCCCGGGAGAGGGTCGCTGAAGGACCCGACCGGCGAGGTGTCGATCGCGTCTTCCGCGAGCACCGGGGCCTCACTGGCCTCGCTGCTCTGGGCCGCCAAGAGGCGGTCCGGGTTCTGCTGGTGCATCGCCGCCCGGGCCTCGTTGTCGAGAACCTTGCGCGCCGTGTCCTTGGACTCCCAGACGTCGAACGCCCGCTGGGCGCCGTAGACCACCACGTTGGGGTCGATGCGGCTGCCGTCCTGCATGAACCAGGCGAGGTACTCGGCCTCCTCCTTGGTGACGGTGTAGAGCGAGTTCTCGACGTAGCGCTTGTCCGTGGCCTGGTCGATGAGGCTACGGAGCTTGTGCCCGGCGCGCGGGTTGAAGGGCTTGATGCGGATGACGTAGGACATGAGCGGTCTCTTTTCTGGGCGCGGCCCGCGAGAGCCCGCCCACGGGCGTTACTGGCTGAGGATGCGCAGCCGGAGCGTGATGGTCGAGAGGTTGGTCCCCGTGGCCACCTCAGCGAGCGCCGAGGTCGAGTTGGAGGCGAAGAGGCGAACCGTCTGGTTCACCGCGTCCCACGCGACGACGTAGCCGGACAGGTCGACCGGGGTCAGGATCTCGACGATCGCCCGCGCGCTCTGGCCCTGGCTGTACGCGCCCGCGAGCGCCTTCTGGAGCGCGAGCGGGAGCCCGGGGTAGCCCAGCGCGGGGTACGAGCTATCGAGGGCGAACGAGACGTCGTCCACGAACGTCGGGACGCTCGGCGCCTGGAAGTACGAGCCGCTGATGACAGGGGTGCCGATGGCCATGGGGAGAATCCTCGGGTGGGTGGTCGCGGTCCGCCGACGGCCCGCCTTCTAACGGCCCGAGCCCCGGCCGCCTCTCTCGAGGCAGTGCGGGGCTGGGCAGGGCGCGGACGCGCTCAGTTGAGAATCGCGATGGCGCTTGCCGTGGCGGGCTCGTGGGCGATCTTGGCGTCGAGGCGCAGCGTCACGACGAAGACGCTCTCGCCCGCGCTCACGTCGCGGTAGTACTCCAGGCGGATGTCCCTCTGGACGCCGACCGTGTAGTTCTTGGGGTTCGAGACCAACATGCTCGTCTGATTCGTCGAGCTGCCCTGCTGCTCCGGCCAGAGCGGCACGCCGAGGATCGGCACGCCGGTCCACTTCGGCGCGCTCGAGATGTCGGTCTTGAGCAGGGCGTCATCGCCACCGGGGGTCTGGCGACTCGCGATCGAGTCGGCGTAGTCCACCTGGGCGTCCATGGACGTGAAGAACATGAGCGTGTTCTTGAACCGACGGAACTGGCGCGGGACGCTCTTCCACGTGTCCCGGAGCGTGGTCTTGTTCAGACGCACGCCGTTCGCGTTCACGACGTTGCTGACCGTTTGGTACAGGAACCCGCCCGACGGGAGGAGCGCGAGGAAGGGGTCCGTCGACGTCGGGTTGCCGTTGATCGCCAGGTCCTCCATGTCGGCGCCGGTCTTCTCGCCGATGAGCGCCATCAGGGTCGTCTGGAGCTTCTGGCGCTCGATGTTGTCCTCGAACACCTCGTCCTCGACCCGCACCTCGCCCTTGGCCAACACGGTCGACAGGACCGTCTGGCTCAGGTCGGGGCGGCTCCGCTGCGCGAGGGGAACGGCCGCGCCGCTCGACCCCGGCCCGAGGATCCGGGTGGATCCGAAGACCATCTTGTTGATCTGCTTCTGCGGGGCGTTCATGGGCGTCACGGTGATCTCGCCGAGCATGACGCTCTGGAGAATCGCGAGCTGCATGAACTCTTTCGCCTGCTCTGCCACCAGTTGGCCGGCCGGCGCGAGCCAGGCGAGGGTCGCATTCGCCTTCTCGATCGCGGACATGTTCTCAAACTGGGTCTGGCTCACAGTGGACTCCTAAAGTATGGGGCGGTCGATCGGGTCGTTCTTGGTTTGGGCTGAGCCGCTACTTAGCGGCGGCCCGCTTCTGCTTGATGGCGGCGGACATGTCGCTCGGCCACGACTCCGTCTTCGGGCGGGCGGCGGGCGGAGCTTGTCCGTCATTGGGCTGGCTGCGCGGCGAAGACGTGATGTTGCGCAGGGCGTTGAGCGCCGCGGCGTCATCGAACGACTTCTTGGTCTCGTGGAGACCCGCCATCGCCTTGTTGAGGATGTCGAGCGGACCCTTGAGCTGCTCCTCGATCGCGGCCTTGGTGATGTCGGTGATCGACTTGGCCATGCCGGTCGTGTCGGGCGCGGCCGCACGCGGGCTCACCATGGGTTCGGCCGGCGCGGGCTTCTCGACCGCGGGAGGGGCGTCCGGCGCCGCGCCCGGGGGCTGCATGTAACCGGGGCCATCGTACACGTCCTTCAAGACGTTCTCGAGGCCCTGGTGACCGGACTTCATGCATGCCACGGCCTTGTCGAGGTGGGCGAAGCCCGCCTTGTGGTCGTGGAACGACTTCGTGAGCGTCTCGAGGCGCTCCTTGGCGATCTTGCGGCCCGACTTCATCATGACCACGGGGTTGTCAGTGTCGCCGGGGGCGTTCTGGGCCGGGCCCGCGCCGCCGCCCGGACCCTCGCCCGGGGGGTCGCGCGGGACATCCTTGCCCGCGCCCTCGCCCGGAGGCGAACCGATGGCGGAGCCCGCGCCGTCCTTCGCGACCGCTCCGGCGTCCTCGGGCGCCGGGTCCTTGTCCTTGCCGAACGGCGGCGCGGCGCCGGGGAACGGCTTGGCCTTCAGGACACCGTCGGCGTCGCGCTTGAACGCGCTCGTCGCGGCCTTGGCGGTGGCGTTGGCCTTGCGAGCCTTGGCCTTGTCGGCCATCTGGGTCGGCGCCGCCTTGGGCATGAACTCGTCCGCGAGGTCGTCGAGGTCGTCCGCCAGCTCGTCGATCTGGGTCGCCAGCTCCGGCGGGCACTCGGCGGTGTCGTCGACCGTGCAGGCCATGACCTGCTGGGCGAGCGCCGAGAGCTTCTCGAGCGCCTCGGTCAGGCCGTCCGTCAGGGACTGCTTGGCGTCCGCGGGGAGCTTGAGGCCCGGGGCGTCATCGCCGTCGGCCTTGGTGGTGGCGGTGGTCATCGGGCTCGCTGCTTTCACGACCAGGAAGGTCTCTTCGTTGGCGGCTCGGTCAACCAAACCCACGGCCGTCGTGAGCATGTCGCGGAGCCGGTGCTTGGCTCGGCGTCCGTTCGCGTCGACCGTAGGTTCGTTGTCTTGGGCCACTGAGGATGATCGGACGGTACGGGGCGTTGGATTGCGTGTCAAGCGTTCGACTTTTCGGGGGTTCTGGCCGAATCGGATGCCGAGCTAGGTAAGGGTCCCGGTACCGAACGCCCGAGAGAACGGAGAACGGCAGCAAATGACGCAGTACGACGACGGCAACGAGGCCCGAACGATCACGACGCAGGAGCTGGTCGCGGTGAACCACGCGGTCGCGTGGAAACGTGCACTGGACCGACAACTCGCGCGCGCCCACACCGACTTCGAACACGCCAAGCGGATCTGGCCCGCGGCGGACGTGGCGCTGTATCGTGCGGCCGCGGCCGTGATCGAATCCCGCGCGAAGGCGAAAGCAGTCCTGGCACCGACGAAGCCCAAGACCGCGGCCCAGAGGTCTCGCGCGAGTATCGTTCTGGAAGTGCTGCGCACCAGCGACAGGTCTCGCAGGGTGCAGGAGATCAGTCACATCGTGGGGTGCACTCGGGCGGAGGCGGCCAACACGGTCGCGAGCCTGCACCGCACGGGCAAGATCGTGCGAGACGGGCGCTACTCGGGACTCTGGAGGCTCGCGTGAACAACCCGAAGCCTACGCACAACCTCCGCGTCATGTCGAAGGTCGCGGGCTCGAAGGACCAGGGGACCGTGGGTGTCGCGTGGAAGCGCGAGGACGGTAGCTTCTACGTCAAGCTCAACCCTTGCGTCGTTCTCCGCTGGGACGACGAAGTACAGATCGGCTTGTTCCCGCGGGACGAACTTCCGCGTGAAGAGCCCCCCGTTCTAGGAGACCCCCGATGAGCAACTGCGCAACTTGCGACGCCGCCGGGCCGTTCGGTATCTACCACCCGGGCTGCCCACGGGTAAGGGATGCCCTTCGGGTCTCGGTTGTTTTCCTCTTCCCCTCTTTTGGGGACGGAAGGTAGGGTCGAAGTCTCCCGTGAAGATCCTCCGAGCATACAAGACCGAGCTGGATCCTACGGTCTCCCAGACCGAGCAGCTCCTACAGCATGCGGGTTGCGCTCGTTGGGCTTACAACTGGGGTCTCCGAAAGAAGATCGAGAGCTACGAGAAGACGGGGAAGAGTCCGTCCTGGGTGGGTCTCAACCGTGAACTGAACGCACTCAAGAAGCTCCCCAAGGAAGCCGGCGGGGTCCCGTGGATGTACGAGTCCTCGAAGTGTGCTCCCCAGGAAGCGCTCCGAAACCTTGATCGAGCCTTTGAGGGCTTCTTTCGTCGGTGTAAGAGCGGCTCGAAGCGGAAAGGCTTCCCTCGCTTCAAGTCTCGTAAGCGGGGCGTCGGTAGCTTCAAGTTCAGCGAGGGGATCAAGGTCTCGGAGCGTCTCGTTCAGCTCCCAAGGCTAGGGAAGATCAAGCTCAAGCAACGCGGGTACCTCCCGACC